ATACTTCTTGGCCCGTCGTGAAGTCGTACAGGGCGTAGTGGATCTCAGCTGCGTCCGTCGGGCGCCCAGAGCTATTCGCCAGGTAGATGTCCAGGTCGGTGGGACCCAACTGCTGACCTCGATACAGTGCGACGCTCATCGTTCAGCTCCATCCGTACTTCTTGACCCTTGGAGTATTGTCGCAGGGAAGAGCCGCAAGTACAGCATCAACGACCAAGAAGTCCATCCTTCTGGTCTGCACAGGGGACAATCCGTTCTGTTGAACAACCCACTCGATCTGCCAACAACCTGGCTGCCCACACTCGCCTGCGCTCCCGGTCACGTAGAACTCGCCGATCGAGCCCGGGACGGGGATTCGGTCCTTGGGGCCAACCCGAAAACGGGACCCATCCGATCGCACTTGATACAAGGTGAAGCTGATGTGGGCTGGGATGGTGGGCCCTGTCTGGTTGCACAGGAAGATGCTCAGGTCTCCTCGTGTCAGGCGCTGCCCATACCGAAACTGCTTGGGTGGGGGGAGGATAGCTTTGATGGGGGGTAGGGCCCGCTCGACGACGGGGTCACCGAACATCAGGCTCGACCCCCGAATTACATCGGGGATGCTCCAGAGAAGGGCACTCGTGCCCCGAGCAATTCCACCCGCCCCGCGGTAGATGAGGGGCTCGCCCGACATGAGGGATGTCCCCACAGCGGTCCCGCCCGCCTCTTGCTGGTTGTCCCAGATGAGAGTGCCCACACCATAAGCGGTCCCGCTGGACAGGTGGATGATGCCCACCTGTCCAAACATGGCACTCATACCCATGGCGACACCGCCAGCATCACGCCGTCGAACAGCATCTGTGGGCAGCAGCTCGCCAACCCCCATGGCCGTGCCCGACCCCCACCAAGCGGTGTCGCCGAACGCCGTCGCCTGTCCCAGAGAGGTCCCACCTACTACGACGAGGACCCCCGCTGCCCCGGTAACAGTAGCCGCACCGATCGCCGTACCCAAGGCGTCAACTACGGCCATTCACTCAAGCCCTTCCTGCCGACACTCCCGCGGAGAAGGACGTCACGAAACCCTGCCCGTCGCAAGTAGAAGTACCTTCGGCCAAACCTGTCCAGTAGGTCCCCTCAGCATGCCCGACTACTTCCGTGGCCCCGTGGACGGCTCCTGTCGCCAGGATGCCAAAGAAGCCAACTCCAGCCACGAGGGAGTCTCCTCCGGCTGACCCTGCTTCAGTCATGAAAGTTCCTGTGGGCAAGCTCACTCCGCTAGCCAGGTTTGAACCTTCTGCCAACCCATCTGCATAGGCTTCACAGAAGCCCGCGCCCTTGGTCAGGTCCGCGAGAATCCCGGCACCAAGAACCTCGGTGGAGCCCTCTGCCAACCCCATGCTGAACGAGGTGAGCAACGGTCCGCTGAAGGTGGCCGAGGGCGCCCCGATGGGAGTCAGGCCACGACCGTTCCCCGAGTAGTCGTCGAGGTTCCCCTCGATGAGCGGGTAGTAGGCGTAAATATTGGCAGTTTTCTGGACCCCCATGTGGTTGGACTCAGCCTCCACCTCGTACTGAGTGAGGTATGCCTCCGACCAGATTTTCCAGTACTGCTGCTCAATGGTGTAGGCCCCAAGCACACTGATCTGAACGCCGTTGGGATCCCAGGTATCGTTGAAGTTCTGGGAAACCTCCCGCACCTTCACGGTGGGCCCACCGTAGCGTTTCAAGTAGGCCCGCACTGTGGAGCCGTCGTAGGCGATGGCGATGAAGTTCCAGCCATCTTGCAGAGCTGTCGTCAGCTCAAGGGTCCCGGACTCAAGGGGACCAGACCAGCCGAGGGACAGTCGACGGTAACCCCAATGGTAGTAGAGGGATAGTTGCCCACTGCTACCCTTCAGTTGCATCAGGGCGGCTGACCCACTCCCGTTGGCGCGCTGGACGTAGAACCAGCCCCCGAACGCCCACGACCCTGAATGGTCAATCGTGGTACCCGTGTAGGTGGCACCTTCCCCCTGATCAAATGCCGTCGCGGGGTAGGAGTACTCGTCGGTGAGCAGACCCAGGCCCATGACGACCGACGTTCCTTCACTAAGGCCCGCCGAAAGGATCGTGCTGTATCCAGCACCACTCACGACGGTTGAACCGTCACTGGCACCAACAGCAAGGGCGTTAACGGTCCCCGCGCCACTGACCACCGTGGTGCCGTCACTGGCACCCGCGGTCAGAGTGTCCGCAGCACCGGCACCACCGACGGTGGTAGAACCGTCGGCGATACCAGGCGAAAGAGAGTTGGCGACACTGACGCCCCCGACCACAGAGGTACCGTCAGCAAGACCCGCACCTACCGTTGAAGTGCCGTAGCCTTCAACGAGAGTACTGCCGCTTGCAAGTCCATCAGCCATGTGTCACCTCTTCAAACCTGAAGGCTTAGTCTTCGGTGATGGTCGTCGAGGTCGAGAGCCCCGGGTTGTTGGGCGGCGTGACGTTGATGTTGGGGGTAACCGTCCCGAAGTAGAGCAGCACGCCTGCACCGCTCGCAGCCGTGCCGATACCGAAGTGGGTCACAGTCTCGGAACCTGCCGTGCACTCGCCGAACTGCACTGCGGAGGTCAGGGTTGCCTGGTTGCCGGAAACAGTGAACCCCGCCGCGCTACGGGCAACTGCCTGCCGCGAGTACCCCGTGTAGGCGCACTCGTTCGTGGTCTGGTCCCCAGCTTCTCCAGGGTCTGCCGTGTGTAGGCTGAGGTAAAGATCCGTGACCGGGGCCGTAGTATCGTTCTCGGCCAGATCCGTGATGGGGTCCCCATTCAGAATGAGGCCCAGGTAACCATTCTCTAGTGTGTTTGACTTGGACATGTCTACTCCCTTCTATGCTCACTGCTCTTGGATAATAATCTGCCCAGCGGGGAATCGGAGCTGGTCGTTGGTCAGAATGTCGCGAGGTGAATTGAGACTAGCGTAGTACAGCATGTTGCCAGCCGAGGGTGCGTCGAAGATGGCGTAGGCCACAATAGTGTTCCAGTCAGCAGTTGCCGTTGGGAACAGGACATCCGACGAGTTGGAAACCTGTCCGCCGGAGGGGGTGGCAAAGGTGATGGACTGCCGAGTGTAGCCGTTGCCTGTGACTTCAGTCCCTCCACCAGGGTCACTTGGAGCCACGGTAAACAGCGCCACGTATACGCCAGCGGGAGACGCGTACGCCACACCACGTAGGACGTGGTTCAGAATGTTGGTTTCGAGGAAGTCGCTCTTACTCATGGGAGCCCCCTGGCTGTCATCAGCAAGGATGGTTGATAAAAGAAGACTTCAACCCACCCGCGGGTGGGGTAGCCTCGGCCACAACATCGTAGTCCTGACCCATGATTTGCTGCCCAGCCGTATAGGTGACGATGAGCCGCCAGTACCCTTTGGCGTTGGGCCGGAAACGTACGCTGTAGATGCCTGGGCTTCCTGGAAGCTCGTGGAAGTAGACCCTTCCCGCGGCTACCCTAGCGTCGTCGGTCGTCGCCCCGTCCACCAGTGGCCAAGGCTGGAAGTCATTCTGAAAGAACAGCTGTGACGCCACATCCGAAATCGTTAGACCCGTGACTCGTGTGAATCCGTCCCCTTGAAAATAGTCAGCCTGGTCGATCACGACCTGGTTGGCCTGTACGAGCCTGCCGCGCGTGGTTGCCATGATTCATTTAGACAGGCGTACCAGTAGAAACGCGATGACCCCCAGCTCAGGTTTTGATCGCCCACTTGTGGCGGGCAGGAGCCTCCGAAGAGGCCCACTGCACCCTCATTTTCATCGAGCGCGCCGGAACCCAATACTGAATCCCCATCGAATGACGCCCCTGCAACCCAAGCCACTGTGGGAGCACTCTCCAGCACGGTGTCCCCCTCTAGAGTGGCTCCAGCACCGTAGACAACAAGAGCGTCCGTCGTCAGCTCCGCGCCCGTGACCTCCGTCCCGCCACCACTCTCTGTCGGGCTGACCGTACAGAGGCCGACCTCAATGCTCGTGGGCGAGGTGTAGGGAGTGTTACACAAGATGTGATTGATGAAACCCCTGACCACTCATCCCATATGGCACAACGATTTGAGGTTCTTGATTGCATTCGCGTAAGGGAGGGCCGCAACCTTCCCCGCCGACGTCGCCCAAGCTGTTTTCAACTCGGTGACGTTGGAAACCGTCTGATCGAAGACGAAGCTCATCTTCCCACCCCCGTTGCGGTCAGTGCGCTTCATGGGGACGCCAGCCACTTGGAGGTAGGCAGCAAAGTACAGATCGCTCGTCTTGAACTCGGTGTCGTTGCTCATCTTTCATCCCATCTGAGCCCCCAGCCAAAACTGGGGGCCCTGAGCCATGCCTTGCTAAATCTGGATTTGGATTTGGATTCGGATCTACATCTAGGGGTTGGTCAGGTCGCCATCAGGCGACGGCTTCGACACCGCTCAGCCGCTGACGGACCATGACCTGGACACTGGTGGTTGTGGTCGTGGCGCCCGGAATCAAGGACGCTGGAACCACGATCGCGGTGAGACTAACGGAGCCGCCCGCGTTCTCGATCTGCTTCTGACCCAGCTTGACACTGATGACGCCCGTGAACTTGACCTCGGTGTCGAGCCGTCCGGTGCCCCCGCCGCCGCCCAACTCCCCACCGAGGCCCGTCCCAGCGATGGTCACATCGCCTGCGTTCGGGCTGTCGAGAGTCGCACTCGTGATGGTCGGAACCGTGACATTGGTGCTGAAGGCCGACCCGTCATCGGCAACAACAGCTACCGCCGCGCCCGGGGTCAGAGCAGGAACCCGACGAGAGTCGGGGTTGAAGCTGGAATTCCGATAGCCAGCGATTTGCCCCACGAGATAAGACTCGATGGCCACGCTTGTCTCAGCAAAGGCCGGCGCCACCACATCACGCAAAGCGTCATGGGTGCCACGAGTCTTCGGGATGAGGGAAAGGGCATTGGCATTACTCCCAGACCCGATGCCGTCGATATCGGTGTCTTCGATCGCAAGCGGTCCACCGGGTGGGGACAGCACAGCCAAGGTGTCAGAGGCTCCTGGCATCGAACGCTCAACACCGCTCGTGCTAAACCCCAGATCAGCATTGGCCGATGAACCGTTACCGGTGGTGTCGATAGCCACCTGGCTAGCAGTCCCCCGAGGACCTTCCAACGCCACGCGGTCGCCTGACCCTACGCCAGCCCGTGCTGTGATCCCCGAACCCGCAATAGCTGCGTTGATGACGTCCAAGAGAGCGTCAAGATCAGCCACAGCACCCGCAGCAAGGGTATAGTTGGTGAAGGATCCCCCAATCGTCGTACTGAGACGTAGAACGTCGTTGGAAGATCCGGTGATCGTGAGAGGGAACCCTGCGTTGATATCGCCACCCTCCGCCACGGCACCGGCACCCACCGTGCTGTCGAGCAGGAGCGCCGTTACCGACGTGGACTCGGGAAACTTGAGGTATTGCTCCTGGCCAGAGGGCTCAATAGCGGGATTGTACCGGGACACCGGCTCTAGATCAGCCAGGAAGATAGCCTGAGCCAGATCGTTGCGAATGACTCCTACGCGCATGATTCAAACTCCTGTTTGCTCGGAAGGTGGTGGAAGAATCCCCCGAGCCTGATCAACCTTGAGCATCTGGAGGACGGTGCCAAAATCAACGTACATCTCGGCAATAGACTGGATGAAAACGAGGTCGTCCGCGCGCCACGCGAACTTCGCGCGCCGAAGCGTGAGGCGCATCCGGCGCAGAATACGGATGTAGTCCGCAGCTCGCTTGAGCGTCTGAAGCTCGTCCTCAGCAGCTTCAAGCTTCTGGTAACGGGCCTCAACATCATCGAGGAGACGACGACTGTAGAGTACCGGAACAAGGTCCCTCGGCTGCCAACGACGGAAAGTGCGGTAGAACTCCGCCCCTTCTGCGTCGAGAATAGCATTGAGGTAAGGGTACTCCACGTCATCGGGGGTGGGGGTCAGGTCAAGGTGAAGGTGTTGCTCGTTTGATCATCAGCGGTCACCGTGATGGTGTCACCTGACGCCAAGCTCGTGATGAGGGTCGAGTCGATGATGATCTCGATGTCCGAAACTGCACCCGGGGCCGTGCCTTCGATCTGCGCCTGAGTCAACGTCACATCGCCCACGCCCGCGCCTTGCAGCCGTACACTCGTGATGTTGGGGGCCAGGCTCAGAAAGCCCGTGCCGTCAATGGTCACGTCGCCCGCCGCGGGGTCGTCAAGAGTCGCGCCCGTGATGACGGGGGTCGCTAGGTCGGCCGCCGCAAAGGTCGTCACCGAGATCAAACCCGCCCGCACGAACCCAGCGATCTTGCCCTTTGCCGCGCTAAGCGCGACCCGAGGCGTCTCGTCGAGGTCAACATAACCAGGCAAGCTGGTGTCCGTCGGCTTCGAGTACGGGATGTAGCAGGGTTGCTTCGGCTCGTTCGCGTATCCGTCTCGGGGCATCACATGGGGATCCGCTGAGGAACCCAGTCGGTGAGCGGTCTTGTTCGGCAGGCCGTCATCGATGTCGTCGATCAAGATGGCGCCAAGGCCAGACTGTTGGTGGATGAGCCGCAGCATTCGTTTGCTCCTCTGACGTTCTAGGGATCGGGCAACGGAAGCAGAGCCATAAAAGGAAGTTCACAGCTGGGCCTTGGCGTCCTGGTACCCCTGCTCCCGTATCCGCCGAATGGCGTCTGGGTCGAAGTCCAGGGAGTCCTCAACAAGCTTCTTCTCCGGGCGAATAACCCGAACCTCGACCTTCCGATAGCTCTCCCCGTGGTCCGCCAACCGGTTTTTGAGGTGCGTCACCTGCAAATCCGTGCGGAGGACCTCGTTGGATATGATCTCGACGGACCGCAGCAAATGTCCGTAGGTCTTGCGCCCTTTAGCGTCCCAGGGATCCACCCCTTCAGGGTTGCTGCACGCGATGACGTCCACCTCGGTGGCCCCCAACTTGAGCGCCTGACCCAGTGGCAACACGTCCCGTAGCCCCCCGTCAGACCAACTGTGGCCGTCGATCTCGATGGGCTGGAAGAAAACTGGGAAGCTGGCCGACGCATAGACCCATGAGAGGAAATCCGGGTCAGAGGCCGAAGTGTACTGAATCTTACCCTGATCGAAGTCCACCGCGCCCACATGGATCGTGCGCCCCGACTCCCGAATGAGCTGAGGGTCGCATGCCTCGCGCACCCACTTCAACAACGGGCGGGCATCGTAAATGCTGGGCTTCCACAAGGCCGCGAGCTTGCCCAAGAACCAGTTCTTGCGGATCTTGCGGTTTTCGACCTCCTGCCAGATCTGATCGAGCTTGGACCATGCCTCAACAGGTTTGCCGTAGGGCGCTTGCCCAAGGATCGCAGAGTTGAGGGCACCAACGCTGATGCCGGTGACGATCTTGTAGTCAAGTCCCCCGTCGACCATCAAATGTCTGAGAGCGCCCACCTGGTAAGCGCCCTTGACCCCACCACCACTCAACACCAACGCTCGCACGGCTTCCATAGTGACTTCATTTATCAAAGAATATTCAGACCACGTGCTTCCGAAAGAGGGTCATTCTCCCAACGAGAACACCCGCTCCAGTGGAAGCCTTGTAGGCCCGAACCAAAACTAACCAGTTGGGGTGAATCGCCTCTACTCGGTAGGCATCAGGCAAAAAGCTCCGTAGAACACCCGCGCACAAGACTTTGGCCATGAACCAAGCATCGGGCGTCTGGAACAAATATAGGTCATGTGTCCCATCCCCATTCCGGTTAGGCGTAACGGACGGACCTCTCTCGAAATCCCACGTCCAATACCCCGTATTGGCCGAGCGATCTGAAACAGGAATGGGAACATGCTTGGTCACCTCATGCGTCCCTGTCCCTGCCTCGACAGGGACGATCTTGTAGGCGCCCGAACTTGGGGCAAGCTCCACAAGAGTGGCATTTGCTGCCCCCCCAGAAGTCACTTCACTGGCGGGGAACCGAACGCCAACGCTAACCCAATCGTTACTGGACCAATCACCCCCGTCGACCACAGCGGATTCCCAATGCAGTTCCCCATCATGGACCAGGACGACTTCCGCGTAGGAGTACGCACCGTCAACATAGTCCGTCGGTCCTGTGGCGCCCCCTGGATGGACGACACGCAAAGAAGGTCCGTCAAACCGGCCCGACGCCACTAGCCCCCCCGAAGCCACGTATGCCTCATATTGGGTAAGATCATCCGAATGACTAGTGTAGACGATGCTCCAGGCCAACGGAGCAGGTGTGGGTGTTGTCAAAAGGCGCCCGTCCGGCTCAACGGGCATATCGATCTTCACGACATTACGGTCCAAAGGCTGCCCGCTGTGCTGGGCCACAACGTTGGCGACAACCAACTTCTCCGTTTCGGTCGGAGTGCTCCAAAAATGAATGTGGACCTGTAACCCCGAAGTATCATCGTTCAGGTAGTTCAGTGAAGTGGTCTTGATCGTGCCCAGACCCAGCGAGTGACTATAGCGTATCTGGTGCTCAAGTGCGGCAGCATCCAGCTTGTTGTTCTTCGTATCAGTGTACGACGCAGTGTATGTCGACCCAGCCCAAGAACCCATCAGAAGCCTCCTCCAAACCACGTAGCATAGCGGTCAATTGCGGTAATAGGGGCCGCAGCAAATGCTACGACAGAGTGAGCTTGAATATTCAAATTGCCGGAAAAACTCCAAGACATAGAATAGGTGCCTGAAGAGACTGCTGTCTTGTAGCTGCTCATATGGTTAAGCGGAGAAGCATACAAGTCATTGACCAGAGTCTGCCCAGACCCCGCGACCCCTGTGATGTCGAACCCTCCCCCAGCGTCAACATCAACGATCAGCACGTTGTTGTTAGGGGCCGTCGAAATGTTCGTAGAGATCGTAGACGATGCCGACACCGTACCCGTACCAGCGTCTGCAAAGGGAGCCTCCTGTTTTGTTGCTCGCAGTAGAATGGCCGTAGCCACAACTTGTGCGCTCCCAGACGACGTGATCCGAAGGGTGTAGGACCCAAGGCTTGGTATGTCTGTATCTAGCAAGTACCAAATACTAGACCGAACACCAAACCCGAAAGCCCCGTCCCCACTATATTGAGTGAATGCCTCGGTCAAGTTGATAGCCAACCCGCCAGGGTCTAGGACTACTGAGTCAATCGCGGTAGCTGAGGCCGAGGAGCCTCGCGTTGATATGAGAGCCCCCAGAACCCTACTGGAATAATCTTGCAAAGTCACTGTGAAGTCAAGCGGAGATCCCGAGGCTGACCCGGAATACGTGCTAACAACTTGCGGAGTTGAAGGCTCGCCATTCTCCGACTCCTCATAAGAAGCCATGGCGATTGCCAGACGATTGCTGGCAGTGGCGTTCGTGAAACCATGAGTGTAGTCCCCAGCCGTAGTCGTGAACTCCGAGCTGATAGCGCCCTCGCACGACGACATGTCTGCCTGACCCTGCAACGTCTGCCCGCCTTGAGTGGGGGTGAGAGTGCGACCTCCATCTCCAGAGATGGCGACACTCAGTACCAGGGCATTGTCAGTGACCGTCGTGAGAGTGTCACTGACTGTGGTGTTGTTCGTGACGCTATTGCCCGTCGTCGCCTCAGCAGGCTGATCCTTCACACCCACCAGGTTGCAAATGAACAGAGCTATCTCATCGACCGTCGTAGAAAGGTTGACTGATAGTGTGTAGCTCCCCGCAACTGGAAGAGCTGCCTCGCCAATCGACCAAAACTCCGCGATGTTTGAGTACCCGGCGGAAATGATCTCTCGAACATCCTGTGCAAGGGGCTGCCCATTGATCGTGACACCTTGGACGACAGCCGCCGAACCGTCCTCGATGATAATCCCCACGACCATCCTGCGATCGGAACCGCTACCTACTGTTGTGCTGGAACGGTTCCAAGTCGATAGATTGGTGTTGGTGGCAACAACAACGCTGTCAATGGAAATAGCCACAAACTACCCCCAAAGATCGGCGTCGCCATAGTACCCAGCCGACGCGCCCCGATACTCAAAGGTGAAAATGTACTCATCCCCCGTAGCCCCCGAGCTCAAGTCCGGGGTCTGAGCTTGCCGCCACTTCACTGAAGACCAACCCGTCAGGCTATATCCACCAGAACCCCCTTGCAGGACTCGAAGAGAATAGCGACCGGGAGCCGCGTTGCTGAAGTTGATAGTGGCCACGTTGCCCGTCAGGGTCACAGTCTGAACGTTGCCGTTGGACCAATCAACGTTCAACGTTCCAGAAACACTACCAATGGTGTATTCGCTGTTAAAGCTGGCCCTCTTGATGGCATAGATGCTCTGGTTTTGTGCATCAAGGTCACCGCCGAGCTGCGGGGTGAGGTCGTCGACCAAATTCTCCATGACAATGATGGTCGTGACATCCAGGATATTGACATCGGCCGTGTGGTTGTCGATGTAGTTGACGCCAACCTTGTTCGCCGTGTTGCCATTGGCGATGTACAGCCCGTCCCCATCGTTGTCTGAGACACGGTTACCAAGAATAACGGAGTAGTTGCTGTCTCCAGACTGAGGGGCCTCGATCCCGTTCCCCCCGTTGCCAACAACCTCGTTGAGGGACACTACACACGAGTCCCCCTTGATGGAGATGCCCGCACCGCCGTTGTCTCTCACCTTCCCATTCACGAATGTGGAGTCGGGACCACAGTGCACACCGATCCCTCCGTTGCCGACTACAACAGCGGAGGCGCACGCCGTGCTCGTTCCAGCCAGGTAGACTCCCTCTTGCCCATTGTTGAGGGAGATCAGGTCCGTAATGGAGGTCTTGTCCGACGCTGAATCGAAGTATGCCCCGCGCGTATTGTTCCTTCGCACATTCGTTCCAGAGATGACCGTCCCAACACACCCAGTGCCGACATCTATCCCACACCCGTTGTTCAGTGCTGAAAAGATCTTGTTAAGCCCGGTGGTATTACAATTGGACAGGTAGATGCCGCCCGAAGCGCCGCCAATCAAAGCGCAGGTATCAAACACGATAGAGCTGCTTCTAGACAACTCCACATTGTACCCAGAGGTAGAGCCGTAAAATGCAGAACTGTTGACGATGATAGAAGCAGAATCCTCGATCTTCAGGTTCGTGGCGTTGCCCATGGCCAACGCCTTGTAGATGACCGCGCTGGACCCTGCCCGGATGGAGATGCCAGCCGTTGTGGACCCTGTGACCAGGAACCCACTGAGACGGAACCGATGAGTAGTCTCGGCGATATAGGACAAGCCAGATGCACTGGGCCCTAGCCATGGGCCCTGCACAGTAAGCTGCGTGTCAGACGCGATAGAAACTATCGGAAGGAGAATGATCCCATCAACCGTGATGACGTCTCCTGGGCTCAGGTTCGTGAACGTAGTGCTTGTGCCCGTAATGACCGCAGACCCGTAGGTGGCTGCCACCGTGCCCGCTGTCTCAACGGAACCACCCGACCCATCCACCTTGAGCGAGTATGCCCCACCGTTGAACGTGATGATCGTGCCTTCCTCGCAGTGCAGATCCCCGCCATTCGGCAGGACAATGTCAGCGGTCTCCACGTAGGTACCAACGTGAACAAATACCTTCTGGTTACCCGCTGCAAACGCCGCCGCGATAGAGGTGTAGTCCGCGGTACCATCATTGGCGCAAACAGCGTCGTATGCCGACTTACTCGGAACGAAGTCTACACCGCCACTCCCGTCTGGGGTCAACACGTGCTGAACATGACCATCTGTCATGTCTGCCGTATCCATCCCATCGACGAGGTTGAGGGTGAAGTCCTTATCCGGAACCGTCATGGTTCGCAGGATACTGGTCGTCAAACCACTGAGGTCAAACGCGGCCTTCTTCGTAGGGTCCCCCGAATTTATTACACGAAAGAGGCTGTCCAGCACCTCTGTCACGGCGTGCGTGTGGTCAGACCGCGACAGGGACGTCGCGGTTCCTTCCGCGTTAGCAGAACCAGTAGAAACAGCAGCCGCCGTAGAAACGTCGTGCTTGTGATCCTGCCGGGCAGCCTCCGAAGAGGAGCCGACAGATGCTGCGGCCCGGGTAACGTTGACGGGGGCAGTGCTGGTGACCACCGCGGCCCCGATCTGAGTGGGAGTGACCGAGTGAGGGTTCCCTGTGTCGTCCACGTGTGTGTCGAACGTCTCCTGAGTCACCCCAGCCTGTTGAGCCGCAACATTCGTGATGGGCTGAGCATTCTCGTCGACAACCGTAATGTACCCCGCACTGATCGCGTTCTGGACATCTGCCGACCGCCGAAGCTCCTCCATAGAGAACTCTAAGAGAAGGTCCAAATTGCTAACGGGATGCGGGATCGAACGGGCACCCAAATCGTCGAGGACAACCGGAGTCTGTGTACCCGAAGTCGTCACCAGAAATTGCTGAGCCATGCTGACTACCTCTTCTTGAAGACCGCGGTGATTGTCGGGTAGGAAATGTTGGTCCCGAGGCAGTAAAGCTGGATCCCATCCCCGGCATCGAAGTCAATGCTGAGGTCGTTTCGGAAGGCACTTGTCGCCGCCGTGATGTTGAGGATGGCCCCTGAAACCAACGTACCGCCCAACCGAACCTGGGCCTGCCACGTCTGAGAGGCGCTCCCAGATGCCCCCATACCGATCAACGTGCTGTCGATGGGAAGGATGATCGGAGACAGGTTCGTTGGGACGTTCTGATGGTACCGAAGATATAGATCGGTCGTGTTCAAACTGGCTCGGCTCGCTCCCACAGCGAAAAGGTCATCCAACGCCCCCGCCGCCACCAAAGGGTAGACGGTCCCATCCGAAAGACGGACATAGAACCCGTCGGTCTTCGGGTACAGTAACATCTCTCCCGCCGCAGGTGTCGGGGGATCCGTGGTCCTCTGTTGGAGCCGAAAGGTCATACCTCTACAATCTCCCCCCCGTCGATCACGGAGTACTCTTCGTTGACGCAATCAAAGCAAGTGAAATCGGCTACAGGGTAGCTTTGCGTCGCCTGCACCGAAAAGCTCGACCGGCAGGACCTATCGAGTACGAATTCTGGGACGGTGAAGGGTACCCAGTCTGCGGCTCCTGGAGTCCCGTCTCTCAGAATGAACGATTCACCACTAGTCGAATTCAGCCACAGCATGCCAGCCCCAAACCCCGCGGAACTATCATCCGTCGCCGTGGGGTTCAGAAAGGAGCTCACATAGACGGCTCGAACTGTGAAGAGCCCAAGGACGTCTCGAGATCGAAGCTGTCCCCCAACATATCGGACTCCGCCTGTCTCAGGAGGGTCACCCGCTGCGTTCTCTTCGAGAATCAGGCCTTCTTCGGTCCGCTCTCCGGGAAATCTATCAGGAGTCCGCGGCATCCTTCCCTTTCGCTTTCTTCGCAGGTGCCTTCTTCGCAGGTGCCTTCTTCGCAGGTGCCTTCTTCGCAGGTGCAGGTGCCGGGTCCCCTCGAGCCTCCAGCCTTCGAGCGGCCAAGTCGTTGGCAGGGCGCACGCCGTCAGGTCGGGTGTCGGGCGGTCCCCGATGAAGAGGGGCTACCTTCCCGTCGGACTCGTCCCCTTCAAGAACGATCTCCCCATTCTCCAATGCCTTCTGGTAGTTCACAACCTTCCGCTCGTTGTCCCACTGCCTCTTGGTGATCTCATAGGACCGCAACAGCCCTTCCAGTCTACCCTGGCCTTGGAGGTGTGCCGCGTTCGCCTGAGTGGCCAGGTTCTCCAAAGAGAGCGCCGCCTTGAGCAGGTACTCCTTGATCAGCTTCTTGACCAGGAGAGGGTCCCCAAACTCCGAGAACTTGCCGTTATCACAGTCAGTATCCACTGCCTTGAAGACACTCTGCATCTTCTCCAAGGCATTGACCAGAGCAGTGTGCCCACCCTTTTCTTCATAAAGGCGGGCCCTCGCCTCCGTCGCCTGCGCATCCAGCTCCTTCCCGATCCCTTGCAGGGTCAGGATTTTGACTTCAGCTTTGGCTAGATTCATCCGATCTCCATCTAAAAAGGGGGCCAAGGCGCGATTGGCCTGACCCCCCTTGGCTTACCCAGTCAGGTTATCAACCCCAAACGATCATCGTGATGACGTCGGGATTGCCGCCCCCCTTGACGTTGAACTCGAACATAAGGTCCCCATTCGCAGGAGTTGTGCCAGGGTAGACGTCGTGATTGGCCGCCGCGTCGGCGCCATTCCGCAGCAAGACGCCGTTGAGGTAGATATCCACGTCGGTGAGGAAGGTCGCGCTGCTGTAGTCCGGCAGCTGAGCGTCAAGATTGGGTGTTCCTCCTGCGCCTGTGACGTTGGTGTCGGGCGGGACGTTGGCCGTCAGCACGGCCACGCCCTTGGTGCGGCTGAGCCCAGCCGAAGCGTACAACTGGTTCATGGCGTCTAGGAGGCTGACCTCGCCGAAGTTCGCCTCGAAGCTGTCCCACTCCGTTGTGGTCTCGGAGAGCTTGATGCCATCCGTCTGCGCCCATGTGGAGCCCGTCTGGTTACCGTCGTCGAGGTATAGCTCGCCTGCACCCAAAACGCGAAGGTCGTTGGTGCTCGTGGATTCAATAACACCCGCATTGACGCCGAGCTGAAGATCCTGGCCAGCCGAATCGACCGTGACCCCCCCAGCGAAATCCACTGTCGTCGAGTTGACGTCGAGGGTATCGCCTTGGATGCGTACGGTGTCACCGCCGGCCGTGGGCACGACCTCGAAGAGGGCCGTCGTACCACTGGGTTCGTAGAAGCCCCAGGTCTGGGCGTCGGCGATGTTGACCTGGATCGAGCTGGTCTGGCCGACCGCGCCCGACTGATTGTCGATGGCGTTCTGAAGGGTGACGTCGACACTGCCTGCCTGATCGATAAAAGTGCCCGATAGAAAGGCTTCTTCAGGTACGTTGTCGAAGGCCACGCGCCGCACATAGGCGTAGTTGATCGAGGCGTTCTCGATGTCCGCAACGGGGACGGCTTCGAGGTCGTCACCCGTCGAGTTGATACGCACAAACGACAGCTGGACTCGGTTGGGGGTCGTCGTGGTGATGGTGTGCCCGTCGGTCGCGTTTTCCGACTGGATCAGCGCGTAAACCGTGCGGTTGTCGCTGAGAATGGGATCACCGGTCGACCCATCACGAACGATGCAAAGGTTCTTTGGACTGATTGCCGAACTGCCCGCCACCTCATCCAGGGCATGCGACCCGAAGGTCCCACCGTGGGCAGCCACGACGGTACCTTCCGTGGTCGAAGCCGCGCCGACCGCCGCGGTCGTGATGCTCGGGATTTCCCCTGATCCCAAGACCACATAGTTGTTGCTCGCCCCCACAGTGATGTCGGCCAGTGACTGCACTCGGAAGAGTAGTCGCTTCTCCTCGATGTCATCAAGGTCCGTGTTGAGCCCCAAAAGCGAACGCTTCTTGGCATTGACGGTGGGGATGTCGTCGTACCACGCGCCCGCTTGGTCATCAAGGATTCGACTGACCTGAGAACGTAGAGAATTGAGGTCATCCTCAATATTAGCCGCCGCCGTTTCGAGGGCGGCCTGCCCAGCAGCAATGGTGTCATCGTAGACATCAGACTGCCGAATCTGGGTGTCCTGGCGAACGAAGGTGCGCGACATGAGCTATCCTTAGGTCGGGTCCGTGGGTCTTCTCTGCTAAGGGTGGGCATAAATGAGCTATTGGGCTCACGGCCCGTCCGTCGCGATGTAGTCAATCAACAAATGGTCCCCCGGACGGGGAGCCACTTCAAGGACTACAGTGTCATACCCCATGCCGAAGCCTTCACTCTCGTAGATCGTGTAGTCGTCGATCAGCGTCAAGCGGATGCCGTTGAAGTAGACCTGGATGGTCAGAAACGGCAGGTTGTGTGTGAATTTGTCCGGTGCTGGGACGGTGTAAACAACATTGACCCCATCCACCGGCCCAGCCAGCTGTTGCCCCGTCCGAAATCTCGCCGCAGCGATGTACTGCTGGGCAAGACTTTGAGGGTTGAGGTAGTTGAGAAGGTACACACTGGCGACTCAGCGGAGGTCACTCGGGAAACAAATTGGTAAAGCTCAGCGAAAAGTCCACAGCAGCTCCGTCTCCACGTACCAAGACCAAGGACTGTCCACCGTTCACATGCTTCAAGCTGTTTTGAGCTACCACGAGGGTCTCCGGGCCACCCAACTGGTAAGCCACGTAGAGGCCCGCCGTCGCGTGATGGTTGACGAACGTCAAGTCGTCCATGCTACGAGGGAGCTGGAGGACCAAGGAGCCTGCAACCGTCCCCGTGTTGGGAGCCACTCCGGCAACATTGATCCGGCCGGTCCCATGATTCTCAGGGTCAGTCAGGACAAGGGCGCCCGCCGTCGTATCGACGTCGCTACCCGAGAAGTCTACCGTCACCATCCGCAGCCAAAAGTGCTGGTTGTCAGGGATGCTGAAGGTGGCGGGATTGAATGCCGCGCGGACCCGATTGGTCCCAGGGTACGAGTTGAGTGCGGCCAGGTTGATCCCAGTGGCCTTGTCCCGATCGAGAAATCCCGACTGCACCGTCGCCGTGAAGATGGCAGTGTAGCTCGCGTCAAAGTTGGTGGCCCACTCGAACCGGTAACCTTCGATACCGGCCTGCTTGGGGATCAGGATGTCCAGTAAGCCGGGTCGGCGTCGCACGATCGAAAAGTCGTTCATCCTGTCTTCTCCTTGGCCACAAGGGAATCATAGGTGCTCGCCGACAGGTCTCCCTTGTCGGACCGAGCTTGTTCTTGGGCGTCCTTCCAATCCTCAGCCTCTGTACCTTCGTAGTTGGGGACGAGCTTGGGCTTGAACACGTGGTCCTTCTCACGGCGCCGCATCTCATCGGCGCGAGCACGACGGTAGTTGTTCTCGCGACTACTCTTGCTGATCCAGCCGCCACTCACCCCATCCCTCATCACGAAGTTGGGGTTGCCCGGGTTGAAGACAAGCTCAAGGGGCCGTCCTTGGCCGTCCTCAATGGTCAGCTCGCCTGCCTTGACGGCATCGTAGTCGGAGAAGCTCAGCCGCTTCTGGCTGGTCTGCCCGTCCTGGTTTCTGAAAGTATACGTTGGCATCCGATCCTCATCTGTTGGGTTTCCTGCCCCGCGAAGGTGTTTTCTTGGGGAGCGGAATCGACCAGTCCTTCGTCGCATAGAGCACTGCGGCGACGTGCTTGCAAACGAAGTTCTCCCGGTCCGGGTCGCGAATATCGGGGGCACTGGCGGTCCCCTGAAGCTTACCTAGTTGGTACTTCTCGCTGGTCGAGTGGAACTCAGGCCCCTGCCATCGCCACGCAGGACAGGTGCAGCTCAGTTCCAAGTCCATCTTGGCGAGCTGTGTCACGTTCCCCTTGCGCACCGCCCGCAACTTTACCGTGTAGTCGTGATTACCCTTCACATTGAAGACCCAACGGAGATTGGCTCGGTCGATGCGCTTGACCGTGACTTCAGCACGACTGGCCCGGTCCAGTATCTTGGGGTTGAGCCCGTCCAGAATCTCGCCGAGCTTACGGGCGACCCGTACCCCCACCTCCGCCACGAAAGCGCGCACAGGGGTAAATTTGAGCCGGTACAGCTCAGCTACGAAGTGGGCCGAGGCATTGTGGGAGTTGGGCACGCCGTCGCGGTAGGGGTACTTGGTCTTCGGGCTGTTCGAGTGGTCGCCCAGACCGCCGTACCCCGTGTCCCCTGATTGCCCCCGTTCATCTTGCCGGGTCTGGTGCTTGGCGAGGTCGTAGGGCCCATCGACCCGATGCATGCTGGTGTCGCTCTTGGTGTGCTCACGGGTGTGATCACCCGGCTTGGCGAAAGTCTTGGTCCCCGGAACGCTCTCGTCCAAAGGCAAACCTCGGCCAGCCGGCTCACCCTCGGGAAGTTGGGATTCAGCCGTCGTCGTGTCGCCATAGGGCGGACGGGTGACGAGAGGCTGCATCATACTTTCCAGGGGTCTACCTCGGAGGCGGTCTTGGGCCGCGCTGCTTCCATCGCCGTGGGAAGCGCCTTGAGCTTCTGGATCATCTTGCCCTTGTCGGGGGTACCATACTTACGAATCCGCCTCGCAGCGGGCCCGCTGAAGGCTTCCAGGACCCAACGCCCACGCTCGAAGCCCAAGCTCACGTTGGCGTAGTAACTGTTCTGGAGAATGCCGTTGACCCACTCTTCTTGAGGGTCGAGTCCCAAGGTCATCATGAGTGATGCGTTGTGAGCCCCGCCGATGTTGCTGATGCGAACCTGCTTGTAGGGAACGGGAAGAGCCTCGGCGACGCGCCGGAAGTCCTCCAGGTGGCCCTTCAGCTGCTCAGCCCACTCCTTCTTGTCCTCGGGAACTTGGGTGATATCGGTCACCGCAACCCTGGTACCCCCTGTCTTCCGCTTAAAGAGCGTCCCCGCATTCTCTAAATGGAACCCCTCGGGCCGCTCGTGTTCCTTGAGAGTCTCCCGAATCTTCTTGGCATCAGGGACGACAGACTTGCCCCGCACCTTGACGTAGCCCTTGCGAACGAGACTCTTGATGACCTCGTTGTCGGGCCCGTACTCACCGAGCTTGTTCTCGTCGAAGTACTCCTTCCGGTAGCCGGCCTTGTAGTGTACCAAGTGGTGCATCGCGACCAGCTCTTTTGGGGAAAGGTCGCTCGACGCGGTCACCTTCCAACGGTCAACTTCGACAGTGGCTTCCTTGCCCGTGCCTGGCCAAGGGTCAGCGCCGCCCCAGCCGTTGTTGTCGCCCCGACCGTAGTCCTTGGACTCCACCATCCTGACCGGGCGAATCCGCTTACCGTCGATCATGGTCGGTCCGTAGAGCTTCCACATCCGCACCGAGTCAGCGCCCTCAACTACGGGCCCGCCCCGCTTGTCGAGGATGGCGGCCTGGAAACTGGGGCCTGCTGCCGAACGATGGGGTCCTAGGGAGTACTCATCCGTCAGAACGATGGTCTTGGGGGCGCTCATCAACTCCCGACTGACGAACTGAAGGACCCCCCGACGGTCCATCGTCTGGGGGTCATCATAGCCCCGCTCGACCGTCAAGTTGTTACCCTCCCCTCGAATGCGAATCGAGTCATCAGATGCCTTCTTGATGTTCGAGCCATCCTCGTCGACATGAGAATCCCACTTCTTCTTGTCCTCAGGACTCATGTTCTGCGTGGGATCGGCGGGCTTGCCCTTCTCGAACTTCCCTTCCTTCCCGTCCGCCGATACGGTGGTGGCCTCTCTACCGAGGTAGAGGCCCACGGGGTCGCTGACCTCAGATGCCTTGATGTTCGAGCCATCCTCGTCGACATGAGAATCCCACTTCTTCTTGTCCTCAGGACTCATGTTCTGCGTGGGATCGGCGGGCTTGCCCTTCTCGAACTTCCCTTCCTTCTCCTCGGCTGAGGCCGAGTGGTTGTAGAACGCCTCATCAGCGATGGTCGCTTCATAGTCGCGCCACTCCTGCTCTGCCTTGGCGCCTACCAAGAAGGTCTTGTCGTTGGGGAAGTACAGTACGCGGTCGCCCTTCTTAAAGGGTGTGCCGTCACGAGCCGTACCAGGGTAGCGCGCCTTGATCCACACAGGGTCATGTCCCCGTCGGGCACCCTGCTTGTCTTCGGACGCCATCCGCAAACCGAGAAGGGTCTTGACCTTCCGTGCCTGGTGCCGGAGTGCCTTGAGTCCTGACTCGATAAAAGCTGGCACCTCCTGCCCCATCATCGCTTCGGCATCAACCTCTAGCTCATCAAGCGCTCGTTGAACCGCGCGCTCGTTAGGAAGGTTTGCCGCCATGATGTAGTCCCCCACCACGGTGCGCAAGAAACTGGCAAGCTTCACACTGCTCATGGTGCCCGACGCCGCTTGCTCCAGGGTTTCAGCCGCGGACTCGAAAAGGTCAGCCGCGGACTCCCTCGAGCGTGCTGTCTTCCGGCCGTTCTCCAGCTCTCTGATCAGGGCTACCAGGTCACGAATGGGGACCTCGTCTTTCCGGGTCTTGGCGGCGAGTTCACGAAGGGTCTTAGCTGTGGTTCTGGGGGTCATTGGCACTCCTCGACGCCGCACATGGCGCAACCGATTCTCTTCCAACACACGCTCCAGTTCCAAAACCTCGTTCTGGGGGAGGTCTTGCTTCAGCTCCTCGTAGTCAATGCGGTCAGCGGCCAAAGCCACCGCACTCAATGATTGCTGAAGACTGGCGAGACACTCAGGAGCTTGGTCGATGAGATGCCCAGCGACCTCAAAGAAGTGGTCACGGTGGCTCGACTTCTCAATAAGCTGTAGACCATCTGTCACGCAACGGGTGAGCCGGGCAAGGTACAACCGTGCGTTGCCCAGTTCTTCCTGAAGGTAGACGGTAACTCCCGATGCTGTCTTCTGTCCCATGGTGGAGCGCCTTGCTCCAAAGGCGCCCCACCAAAGGATTAGGGAACCTCAGCTGAAGACTTCTGGGAACTCTTCAATCAGGCGCTGGCGAACCTCAGGGTCTGTATCGGCCGCCGCAACCGCTCGAATGACGTCGGGCCGGTCGTCATAGTCGGCTTGAAGGCGTGCGATCTTTTTCCGGGTCGAAGCGCTGAAGTCGTAGTTGTCAGGGAAATCGGGGCACACCGACTTCGCAATCTGCCGAGCTACACCATCACCGCCGTTCGAGCGAGCGGGGACAGGAGCCGGGGGTTGGACAAGCTGGACACCCTTCTGGGGCCCATTGGTGGTCCCGAATCGAATCCCCTCTGCCTCGATGACTTCCTGTCGTGCCGGACGCTGATCGCCGCCGCCAAGGTCCGCCACCTCGGTGCCACCGCCGGTCATGACCGCCGCCGTGATGCCCTCCGACGTGCTCGCCTGAGTCGGTTGCACTCGCCGCACCTCCACGGGCTCATCGTCCACGTACTGAGCCCGCCTGGAAGCAATCTTTGCTTCGTACTGAGCCCGGTCAGAGGGGCTCATGCGTTCGAGCATCTCCTCCCGACTCATGCCCTGACCGGGCTCGATGCTGACAGCGCTGGCCTCCGTAATGGCCTGGTGGGCGCTCGTCGACGTGAGTGTTGTACGCCTGTGCTTGGCTCCCTCCCCCGCCGCTGTCTTGAGCGTGCGAACCGGAACCCCGTCCTGCTCTTCGACCACGACCGAAGGGTGGCGGGGGTCTCGTCGGTAGTTGGTGGCGTTGCGCTGGGCCGTATGTGTTGAGTGCGCTCCCACACTGGCGACTTCACGCTCTTCAGCTTCGACCGCTTGGGTATCGATTGGCTGTCTTGGCTTCGGCTGCATGGGGTTGCCGCCATCAGCCGGACGAATCTGCATCCCCGCGACGGCAGGTAGCTCCTCGACGGTCGTACCTGAGAGAGCAACCCATCCTACATTGACGGTGCCCCGGAACTGGGGAAACGTGATGGCCTGTCCCTGGTAGATGACATCTGTACCGTTGAACTGGAGGCTCTCCCCCTTGACGATCTGAAGTCCACTCTTCCCGAGCGTGAAGGTGCGTTGCGCAACGTACGTTTGCGTGCTCATTCTCATCTCCTGGGGGCAGGGAAAAAGCCCCCACTCATACAAATAGATAAATAGATTAGCACCGGGCCGGCCCGGTGTATGATTGCTGCATGGCAGAACCAACCGACACCGAACTCGACGAACCCACTGAAGAGGTAGTCCTGGAAGAACTTCTTGCTTCAGGCCGGTTTCCCAAGGGAGCTACCCGGCCACCGCCACGGCCACCTCTCCCTGAGGTTGAGCCCTTGATCAAGTGCCTCAGTGACGCCATCCAAGTTTGGATCTTGGGAGTCGAAGAAGCAGCTCTGGCCGATGTCTCGGTCAACATCAAGACACCTACCTGGGGCAGCGATATCGATATCGTGAACGACGGTTGGATCGTCGAAGTCAGAGGGCAAGGTCACGGAAACATCGAAGACGGAGAATCAACCCTTGTCTTCCAACACACTTGGAACGGCATCGGAGATGGCCTTCAACCTGCCCTGGAAGCCGTGCACCAAGACTTCACCCGGTACATCAACGGCCATCACAACAAGATCGAACAACAACTTGAATCCTACGAACAGGTGCGCACGTTCCTCGACATAGGTACCGGACTCGAAGGCATCTGGGATGCCCCCGAAGATCGCCCGCCCGAGGACATCGAAGACATTTCACCTCTGGAAGATCGCCCGCCCGAGGACATCGAAGACATTCCACCTCTGGAAGATCGCCCAGTGACACAGTCCATTCAGGGCAACGGCAACGTCCAGGCAGGGGGCATCGAAGACGACCCTAGGACCTAAAGACGCCAATCAATAGGGGCCCGTCCGACGTCTTCCAGTGCGCGGTTGGCGTGCGAGAACGGGCGGGACCCAAAAAAGCCATTGTGGGCTGACAAGGGTGAGGGGTGGGCAGACTCGATGACGTAGTGCTTCTTCTGGTCGATCAACTGCTTCTTCCCACGGGCAAAGGCTCCCCAAAGAATGAAGACGATTCGCTCAGTGTTCTGATCCGAAAGGGTTGCAATGACTTGGTCCGTGAAAGTCTCCCACCCTAGGTCACAATGGGAGCCTGTCTCGCCCGCGCGCACGGTCAGGATGGAGTTGAGGAGCAAGACGCCACGCTCGGCCCAAGGCATGAGATAGCCCACCTTGGGCCGAGGACACTTCAAGTCCTCAGCCAGCTCCTTGAAGATGTTGCCCAGCGACTTGGGAAGGGGTTGCACGTCGGGAAGAACGCTGAAGCACAGGCCGTGGGCATGTCCAGGGGTGGGGTAGGGATCCTGCCCCAGGATGACCACACGTACGTCCTCGAAGGGAGTGGCGTCGAAAGCCGCAAATACCTGTCCGCGCGGAGGTAGTACACGGTGCTTGATGCGCTCGTCCTTCACCTGCTCGAGCAGGGTCTTGAAGTAGGGTTCCTCCAGCTCGGTCGCAAGGTGTTCAGTCCAAGACGGGTGCATATACCACTCTACACCAAAGGCTTCCGAAAGACGTCCAAAGGCTCGGTGCTCGAGGTCTTCCCCAAGTAGCCCAAACGCAAGGAGTGTCTTGCCAATGGTCTGAAGCCCAGAAGGTCAGCCAATCGACGAACCTCTGTCAAAATGGGGTACTCCTGGCGACCTTGATGCAAGTCTTTGGTGTTGATGGCAAAAACCCCACCAGACTCGAGAAGATCCCATGACCTTGTGACCAAAGGCTCGAGGAAGCCCTCCACCCATCGCTGCCAAGTCGGATATTGTACCCAGCTTTGGGCCGTATCGTCAGAATAGCGCTCGGTGGAGAAGTAGGGCGGGCTCGTGAACACCAGGTCAGGCTTAGCTTGGATGTTGGCTTGCTCAAAAGGGCTCGAGATGAGCTGCAAAGGCCCCGTGAAAGCCTGAAGTTGCTGATAGGCAGTAGGGGCAAGGGGGTGGGGCTCCACGCCCAGATAGCGTCTGCCAGCAGCTCGAACACCAGCAGCACGGCCCCCGTACCCAGCACAAGGGTCAACGACCAGACCGCCAGGAGGGCAGTAGGAAGAAGCCACCGCCTTGGCCACCAAAGGTCTGAAATTGGTGGGAGTGCGTAGAATGGCTCGCAAGGCGCGGTGAACGTTCATCGGGTAGACAGGGTCACCTACCCGGCGCTGAAAGTGGATTGCCTTACCCACCCAAATAGGGTCAAACCAAGCATCTCTCAACGAGGGGAGATCCCGATAACGGGCTTCATAGCGATAAGGGAAACAGTGCGCGCACAGACGTAGACCTGTGCCGCCTAACCGAATCTCCTCTGCCAACGACACCTCCCGTTGCAGAAGCCTACCCCAGTCTCGCTGGGCCTCTTCTACCGACGGAGGTGGGGGGTGTGGTAACCCGACGAGAAGGCCCACCAAGTCATCATCTGCAAGCGTCGCCCTTTGCAGCATCTCCCGCACTCCCTCGAAGGTAGGGGCCGGCGTGGTTACCAAACGAGGGCGCCCAGATCGCGGTCGATCAATGCCAAACCTATCCATCGCACGTTGGACAGCCCCCTCGGAGACCGTCATTGCCTTTGCGATACGAGTGGCCCCCCAACCCTGACTGGCAAATGACCGCAACAGTGGCTCCGTCAGTCGGTCCCTTGGCGCGGCACCACGCTTTCGAACTCGCAGGTCCACCTTGTAGGCCATGCACTCTGGAACATGAGGAGTCACTAGGTCCAAGAAGCGAGACAGTGTGGTACGGTCGTGAATCCAAATTGAGGGGTCCGATCCATCTCGATTCTCGTAGTACCTAGGGTTCAACCCAAGTCTCTCCAGAAGCTGCATACAGCGATCCTGATCCACCTTGCTAGGGCTCACCGAGAGGCGGATGTAACCGTTCCAAGTCTTGCTCCCATCATCTAAGTACCAAATCGCCAGAGCCAGCGCCGTAAGTCGCCGTGGGAACTGCTCGAACGTCTTGTTTCCCGAACCCTGAGGGTAAAACCTTTCCCAGTACGGGCGAAAGGTTTTGCACCCATGAAGCCTGAGCTTCTTTCCCGGGTAAGTCTTCCCCTCAACAACCTTGTCTGAAGGCCTGATCGACTTGACGTAGGGGCCCCATTCACCGGCCTTCCATCGCAAGTAGGGTTCCTGACTCAAGGAATGGTGCTCGCTGAACGCGGCGGTATTGGGGCCCGTCTGAAACAAGCGACCGTCCCCCAGCATCGACCCTACCAGCAAAGACCTCTGCCTCGGGGTCAAAGGTGGCAAATTCAAGCGAGCCGTCTTGGTGATGGTGGGAATCCCGTACTTTCGGCGAAGACGGTTGACCTGTACCTGATAGGTGTCAAACCGCCGGGCAATCTCAGCCTCAGGTAGCCGCTCCTCCAAATACAGGCGCCGCAGTACCGGCTCTGTCAAACCTTCCACTGGCATGTGCTGTTAGCGCAGTAGTATACACCAGAACCAGTCGAGGGGTTCCCAGAACTTCCCGATCCAGATCTTCTTCAAGCGCCGGGAAACGCACGAAACCCCTGCTGGACGAACCAACAGGGGTTTCGAGGACTTAGCGGAAAACCGCTATAGTTTTGGCAGCTTAGAAGCGCTGCACAACGAGGCGCGTCTCCCCCTTCGGGTTGAACGCGCCGATGCCGACGTTCTGGAAACACGAGAACCCAATGGTGCGGGCCTTCGGGTCGTCAGCCGACAGCACGGTGAGTTCCGTGCGAACTGGGAAACGTCCGAAATTCTCGGGCTCGGTGCAGAGGTACACAAAGCCGGCTGGAACCAGACGGCTGGTGATGATCTGCGCTCCCCAAAGCTGTGCCTGAAGACCAGTCTTGAGCAGCGTCGCTTGGGACTCGATGTCCAGGATGTCGCGACCGAACTTGCGAATGTCCGCGTAGTCCACGCTGTTCATGAAGATGCGAGCGACACGCAGGTCGTGACGCTCGATCTCCGCGAACGCATCCGCCAGTACCGAGGGGCTGATGGGCGCCACCACGTTGATGTCTGGGTTCGTCTGCCCGGGGATCGTGTCGAAGCCCGACACCGCGATGGAGTCGAGAACCGCGAAAACACGCTCGTCTTCCGCCGCCTGGATCTGTGCCTTCGCCAGGTCCTGAGCGCGTTCGATCAAGTCGAATCGACGCTCCTTGATCTGGGTGAGCGGGATCTCCGGATTCGAGGCGATCTCGAACAGCGGGAAGATGACGCGCCGAGGCTTCTGGATGGCGAGGATGTTCTCGCCTTCCTCACCCACGACAAATGCCGTGACCTCGGGATCCTTGTCGTAGATCGGAAGGGCGCCATCAGGAAGCTGCTCGACCAAGAAGGTCTTGCGGCCGACAGCTGTATAGTCCCTGCGGAGGCGCAAGGGTTGGATCATGGAAGCCGCGAGCTTGGCGCGACCGGCAGCCGTACGGATGTACTGGCTGATGACCTGTTGTTTCTGAGCGTTGCTGACCTGGTTCATGGTGTTCCTTTCAGTGCCCTCAGATGCGCAGGTCGAAGACCAACAGGGAGTTGTCAGCGTCGGGTGATACCTTGACCATACCCATGACAGTGACGCCGGTAGCGACGCCAGCCGAGCTACCGCCCGTCTGGTATTCGTAGGCGTCCTCGACGCGGTTGGTCAGCAGGCCATTGACGCTCGCGTAGAGTCTGTCGCCCGCTGTGTAGGTCAGAGCAGTGTTACCGCCGACCTGTCGCTGGGTCTCCCAGATGGTGACACCAAGGGTGCCCTGACCGGAGAGGTAAGGACCACGCCCCGACGCGACGCCGGGCGTGTTTTCGAACGGGTTGCCCAATGCATCGTTGATGAAGATGCCGAGCGGATTGATGTACGACACGTAGGCTGCACCCACCTGCACCGGACCACCAATGTAGCCGTTGCCAATGTCGGGGCGCGTGAACGCGACGGTAGCACCGAGGACACCCTTCTTAGTGATGCCACTCAGTGTGCTGCTGACATTTGCGGCCGTGGTGACGATCGGGGGTGTGTCCTGGGTAAATGCGTCCGCCGTCAAGATGCCAAGTGCATTCCGCACACCGACATGGAAGATCTGAACGCGACCTGAGGTCTCCCGAAAATCACCCGAGCCTTGACCGAGAGCTAGAGGCATTGTACTCCTAGATTCTTAAAATTGGACTGGGGTGGATCTACATCTACATCTAGGGGCGGTCCGGGGACCTTTTTGGCCGAAGCCGTGAGGGACGACCTTTTAGGAAAAGTGGTCGCTCACGTCAGGAGCCGAGTTCCAAAGTCCCGAAAGCTGGTCGACATCGTTGCCGCTGGCGGACTGACCCGCAGGGGTTCCGGAGCTTCCAATCTTCGAGACACCGCTCGTGGGGCGAGTGCCCACGGTACGGGTGGATGCAGTGTGCACGCCGGGGGCGGCGGGCTGGACAAGGGTACCGTTCTCAATGGCCGCCGCCTTGGTGGCAGCCTGGACTTCACCGTTGCTCGCAAACAGGCTGGTGAGCACAGCGTCTTCCGGCCCCAGGTCAACCTCACCCACGTCCATCGTCGGGGAGTCGATCATGATATCGTCGTCCATGGCTTCGAGGGCCATCTCGTCGTCCATGGCTTCAGGAGTCATTCCGTCACCACACGCCATGTCGTCCATCAACGCGGCTTCGAGGTCGTCGTCCATCGCCAGGGGGCTACCACCCTGGGAGAACGCTGTGCTGTCCTGGCTCGCCTGGGGCTGACCCTGAGCAGCTGCGATCTCGGCTCGAACCATCGACCGCAGCTCCTCGGCGAACTGTGTCATGTTGCCCGTCTTGGCAGCGTCGAACGCCTTCTTGAACTGCGGGGGTACTTCACCCTTCTTGGACTTGTCGCCATCATCCTTGGACTTGTCGCCATCATCCTTGGACTTGTCGCCATCATCCTTGGACTTGTCGCCATCATCCTTGGACTTGTCGCCATCATCCTTGTCACCCTCACCCTTCTTGGGCGCGGCGGCGGCGGTCTTGTCACCGTCATCATCGTCATCGTCACCACCCTCGTCTGCTCCGGTCTGATTCAGAGTCGCTAGACGGTTGTGAGTCTCAATGAGGTTGAGGTCGGGCATGTCCATGAATGCAAGCGCCTGCTCTTCGACCGCTGCTTCGGTAGCCCGTGTACCGAGCATCCAGCGCGCTGTGCGCGTGGCCACGCTAGCCTTCTTCTCGATGGTCTCGTCGTCGAGGCCAGCGGTCTTGAAGGTGTCGGCACGGAACTCAGGCTGCCCGATCTCGTTACGACGAGTCTGGCCACCTGCCTGCTCTGCCTTCCAGGTGCCTGCCGGCGGATGCACGTCTTCAGCAAACTCGCTTGGGCCACCAATGACGTAGTCACCTGCCCCCGGCTGCTTGGAGAGGTGGTCTTGGTTCATGGCGCGAGGATCTTCCGCCGTGCGGAGATTCGCCGCCTTGGTGCGGATGACATCTCGGTTCCAGGTGGTGCGCTCGCGCATTTTGATACCCTTTCCTTGCCCTTCAGTTGGCGTATAAACAGAATCGCGATTCAGGAGCTACCAAGGTCGTAGAGGCGCCCCTTGGCGATTAGAGCGTCCGCCTCGGACACGGTTGGGGTTCGACCCATTGCGCGTCGGCAAGCCGCCATGTACCCATTCTCATCTGCATATGCGGCTACCCCGCCCACTGCGAGAACCGTCCGATAGACGTCTTGCTCCGTGGGCAGCCGGGGTTGACCGGTGAACTCGTCGACATACCTCGACAGGGCCAGCATCGAACGCGGCGTGAAGGCACGCGCCATGCGGACCCGGTTCCACCCACCATGGTGGTAGAGAAACAGCCCCCACAGCAGGTGGGACAGCACCTTGCGGTCTGACACCTTGCGACCCAAGCGAAGAGCCACTTTCTGCCACCGAGGATCGACCGTTGCCGTACGGAGCGCTGCTTCCTTGGTCAAGGTCTCGTTCAAGTTGGAGTCGAGAATAGTGGACTCTGGACCCTTGATCTCATCACGAAGCTTGCGGACCGCACGATCTCGAAGCGCCTCGGCAATCTCGTTGACTGCCTTGTCGAATGGTGCGTCTTCAGCAGGCTTTTTGGCCTCTCCACCGCCCTCATCGCCATCGGGCCCGCCGAAATCGAAGGCCAATGAACGTGCCCGGTTGGCAGCACGTGACATGAGGTCAGGGTTGGTGACCCTTGGAATCTGACTAAAGGCCACCTGAATCCGCGATCCCATCATGGCCGCTTCTTGAGGGGTCAGGATGTTGCGGAGAACAGCTCCCGTGAAAGCAGGGTTGGCAACCCAGCTCGCCTCAATGAAACGCACACTGCCGGGCTCGTCTATCAAGTGACCGCACAGCTCGGCAATCTTGCGCTGCTTGCCTAGCCCATCGAGGAAAAGATTGCCCTTCTGGTACTTGATGTGGCCGCAGAGCTGTGTCTCGTCCTCGGCAACATTGCCACATTTGGTGCACGTCGTGTGAGTAACCTGGCACCCCATACTCAACGTCTTCAGCTGCTCCTTTTGGATGGCAGCGATCAACGGACGGTGCCTGAGATCAGTGGCAACGAGAATGTCGACGTAGATGGAGTCCCCAATGTCGCGGGCAGCGGCATCAATGATTTTGCCCTTTGACATCTCGGGCACCTGAAGGTGTTCGACGTAGTTCTCACCACCAACGAAGGTACGGAAGCAGGCCAGTAGAAGTCGGCGCTCCCAACAGTCGTTGTTGTTGTTGATGTACTTGCTCGTCTCGGGGGTGACGTAGTAGTCCGCAAACCGGCGGTTGACCTGGAATCCATTGTCCATCTGCCGACCGAGCTGCCCCGGACCATTCTCAGTATCGACTGAGGCCACGATGGTACAGTGGCTGAGCAGATACTGATCCGGGTGGAATCGCCGAAGCGCCCCCGAAGCGTTGCGCTCGTTGAAGTGCCCGCCTGCTACGGTCGCTGCATGGAGAACCTCATCCCAAGCCGCGCGGCTGATGGCGGGCTTGACGAGGGTTGCGTCGGCAGTCTTCAGAAAAGCCAAAGGATCACCAACTCCAGGGTTCGCCCGATGGGCCCATCACGTGGTCAGTCTTGAGCAAGTACCCGCACTCGGGACAGGACAACAGTCGAACGCGCTGACCCTCTTCATCCACCTTGTAGACGCTCTTGCGCATCAAGCCCTCACACCCACGCCGGGGACAACCAAGCTGCTTGCTCGCGAACTCCTTCTTGGTCGCCCGATGCCGACGTCCTGCACCCGCCCAATAGGCGCCCGTGCGAATCTGCTGGTTGCGAAACATCTTCGCAGCATTGGCAGCGAAAACGTAGAACTTCTGCACCTCATCACGAAGAATGCCGTCATCGGTGTACGACGCGAACCGGTGCCACAACTCATCGTAGGCGCGGACCTCACTGGCCCCCCGATGGAAGACCCTAGCCAGCTCCATATGGAACCCAGCTGGGACTTCCGTCGTACGCCAGGGAGCCTTACGGGCTGCCTGGCGTGCGTCCCAACCGGGGTAGTACGAAAAGTCCAGCGTCGGAGGAGTGTACGCCATGAACGAAGGATTCACGCGTACGACGTCTTCGGGAGACACGCGCTCGTTGCCAAATGGCCACTGGACGTCGAGGAACCCAATGCCAGGCAGGACCGAGGTGACCCTGCCCACATAGGGGCTCAAGTTGCCGGCCCGTGAAGGGATGTACTTCTGGACGGTGTCACCCACCTTGAAGTCACGGGTCAGCTTCCAGTAGTCAATCATGTGCCAGTCCCCAGTTAGGTCGAACTCAGCCGTAGTGAGGAGCCAGCGGGCGACCCGAAGAGTCGATGCCTTCACCCACGGCCGATGACTGGTCGTCGGAGAATTGCGTCATGTAGGGCTCGTCGGACTCCGTTTGAATGACCCCCACCGTGTTGTCGTACGCACTCATGTAGGGCTCATCGGGGTCCTGCTGCTCGACGGCGGCGGTCTTGTCGTCGCCCTTGTCGTCGTCGTCGTCCTCATCCTCCTCCTTGGCGGCCTTGAGGCCCATGACCTCGGCCTGCCGACGTACCATCGACGCTTCGCCGAACGCCACCTTCTCGACCCTATCGGCCACCTTGTCGAGGCCCTGAACGAGGGTCTTGGCGACCTCAAAGTCCAAACCCCAGTCCTGGTAGTTGCTCTGCACCCACGCAGCCATCTTGTCGAGGCGGGTGAGGCTTTCCTCGATTACGGGGATGTCGGCCGTCGCCAGCTTGGTGCCACTCATGTCTGATGCTCCTTGACTCGCTGTCGCTGTGAGGGTCTCCCCTCCGTACTCTTCTGGATTCTCGCCCGCGAGACGGGCTAGCAGCTTGTAGTAGAGGGTAGGGTCGACGACTCGACGTAGACCGTGCTCCTCGATGGCATAGTCGAGGGCTGCCCGTAGCTTGCCGTCCCGCGGCAGATCCTGGCTCACCCCCTCACCCAACCACTGACGCGCTTGGCGCAACACGGAGGTAAGTAGGACCTTCTCCTCGTCTTCGAGGTCCTGAGGATTTGCCTGAGCCCACTCAGGATAGGGATCGACCGATCCTGGCTCCTGTCCGTGGTAAACGCCCTGCTTGTCGTGGGGATTGCCCATCGACTGGAAAGGGGGATAAGTAGAAATGAAGCAGGCCGCGACCCGAAGGGCCGTCCGCTCCCTCACCTTCTCGCTCAACTCCCCACCCTTGCCTGCCCAGGAGTCATACCCCACAGGTTTGGGTGGTGGCTGAGGCTCGGGCTCGTCGAACTCTTCGAGTGGCTGGTCCCGGTACCCGCCTCCCCTACGCTTCTGTTCGTGCTTCTCCTTGCGAGCTTCCCAGTCCGTGTGCTCTTCTTCCCACGATTCCTGAGCGTTTTCATAGGCCTTGGCGTCAAGCTCGACAAGCGTCTTGCGTACCTCGTCGTACTTTTCACTATCCAGGTCACGAAGCTTGGCGAGCACCTGGGTCCGCAGCATCGTCGCGGCACCATAGTTCGGTGACGACGGGTAGGTTGACAAGCGACGATCCTCCATGTCTTCGGACAGCTTCGACAGACGCTTGGCAATGGCGCTGGCCGAATCCCGCTCGCTGATCGCATCAGGCCCTTCAAACAAGCCTTCCCGCGCCTCGTAGTAGTCGGCTGCCTGTACGAACCCCGCCAGCGCCGTCGCGCCGCCGGTCCCCTTCAGGGCATCCATCGTTTTGGCAATCTGACGTTTCACAGGTGGGACTCTCCCAGATTCCATAGCAGCTTCAAACAGTTGCCTGCCTAATGACTCGGCCTGCTCGGGACTCCTGCTGCTCAACGCCATGCGCGCCACGGCCTCTGACACTTCCTCAGGGATGCCAGCTCCCATGACCTTGACCGCGATGTTGCTCTGAGCCGCGAGACTCAACCCGACAACCTGCATCTGGTGCTGACGGTATGCCTCGGCTTTCTCACTGTCAGACAGCTCGTCAAAGGGGACCTCATGGCCACCCTTCTCCCACGTCTTGGGTGGCTTCACTCGGTCAGGATTGACCTCGAAGTAGTCGATTTTTTCTACGTACTGGCGCACGTTCTTGACCTTGATGCGCCCAGACTCAAACGTAGAAACTAGAGACTTGAGGTCTTGGGGATGATACCCCCGCTCAAGTAGCCGACGAGCGCCAGCCTCCCCAAAGGCATCCGTAGCCTGGTGGAGAGCTTCTTCAACCTCGGCGCGCTGAACTGGGGGGCGCGCCGGACTCTTGATCTTCAGCTGCTTGGCAACGGGCTTGTCTGAATCAGGCTTGTCAAGGTCACGTTGCAGCTCGTCGAGCTTCTTGCTCAACTCGGTTTCACCCTTCGCCAACTCCGCCTTAAGCTTCTTTTCAGCGTCTTTGGCTTCCCTCAGCTTTTCCTGGGCTTCTTCGACCTTCTTGACTTTACCGTCGCTATAATCCTTAACAACCCTCTCGATGACCCCTACCTGGGTGCCCACCGCTTCTGTGATGGGGTTGTTGGGAAGAAGACTCGCGAACTCTGAAACAATGCCCTTGAGGGAATCGTAGACAGCACCCAGGTTCTCGACGAACTTCTTGAAGTCATCGCTCGTTGTGTCAACCAAATCCCCTTCCATGTCGGGAAGATCCGGAACTTCAGGAGACTGCTTGATCTTCTCGACTAAGTCCGCGAGGGCTTTACGCTCATCGTCTTGACCCTTGTCTTCTTGACCCTTGTCTTCTTGACCCTTGTCTTCTTCCCCTAGCGTACCACCTTCATCTGGCTCATCTTCGTCTGACTCATCAGACTCACCCCCCTCATTGGGCTCATTGTCACTGACTTCATCGGGCTCGAGCTCACTCTTCTCAGTAGGCACGTTTCCGTCGGGATAGAAATCCTCAACCCACTCCTCGACGGTGTACCCAGTAGGGTCGTCTTCTGGTTCACTCCCCTCGGGCTTCTTGGAATCAAGAATCTCTCGCAACTCGTCAGGCGTGAAGTTGCCGACTCCTGGGATCGTGACCTTACCGACCGTGTCTTCTTCCCCACCCTCATCGGGCTCGTAGGAATCCGCACGGTCGATGGCCGCCTCGATGGCTGCCTCGATGTCGTTGGGGCCCATCTTGTCTTCGATGTCCTGACGAGTGTTCCAGTCGTCCCACGCCTGCCAGTTTTTCTCGGCTTCTTCGATCTCTTGCTCGACGTGGCGCCGCTGAGCATCGGACAATTCACCCTTGGGCTTCTCTTTCGAGCCGCCCTCTCCCTCCTTGGGCTCGTCCTGCGCGGGCTCGTTGGGAACTGAAGTTTCCTCTTCGTCCTCAATGGGCTCGTACTTACCCGATTCCTCTTCGAGGGTCTTGGGACTGATGGAAACCACCTTCCCAGTCTCCTTGCTCCGGGCTGGGATGCGCTCGCCACCGCGAGCCATGAGGTACCGGTAGGTCACCCGCGCCACCGTGCGAGCCTCGATGTAGCGTCGAGCCACCGCGCAGGCGCTGCCCCCGATTGTCTTGTAGTTCTTGGACAAGTCGGGGTCAGAATCCTTGTCCGGATCGGTATCCTTGTCGGGGTCCACCCGATTACGCCGCCGATCATGGCGCGGAGGCTTTTGCTTGGGCGCAGGACGCACCAGTCGCTCAGACTCCTCGTCCTCGCGTTCTGGCTTGGTCTTGGTGCTCCAAATGCGACGCATACGCTAGAGCGAACGCATAAGCTCAGTTTCAGAAGCGGCCGCCACCTTCGTCGTCCGAAGTGGGAGCCATCTTCAATTTGAGGTACTCCGCGATCCTCTCGACCAAATCGGTCTTCTCGGCCAGTGTCCTGCCCACCTCACTGTAGACAGAACGCATCACCTCGTTGAAAGTCGCGTCGTTGACTGTGAACATGTCGGCTTCGAGCTTCCTGCGCGTGTCCTCTGGATCGATGTTCAACAGCTCCAGGAGCAAATCGATGCTGATCGAGCCCTTCTGGTACAAATTGAACAGCTGGTCATAAGTGTCCTGGCTGTCCCGCAGCGGAAGGCGCGTGAAGCTCAGACGAGGGAATAGCACGACCTCCTGGCCCCACTCATCCAGCTCGACGAAACCCATGCGGCGGGCTACCGGCTTGAACAACTGATCCTCAACGAACTCCTGGATGATCTCGCGAAGGTGAAGGTACCGTTGGTTGATCACCTCCAGCTTGAGTCGATCACCACTGTAGAGGGCCTCACCGCTCATCAATGATTCGGTGACCCCCAGGCCCGAGATCAATCGACGCTCGGTTTGCTCATACTCACCCTGAAGGTCGAGTAGTCGGTCCCGGGCACCCATCTCTTCCCAACGAATCTCGTAGTTGGCGACGATCGAGTAGTCAGGGTCGACCAGGGCTAGGTCCACCTGTTCGCGCAAGTCCTCGACGTCAGCATCAGACAAGCCCTCGGCCCACACGATGCGTTTGGGTGTCATAGCGCGCGAGGCAATCGACGTCTGCGCCTGCCGTAGTTTGTCACGGTAGATGAGGGTCCTCAGACAACGTTGAAGAATGCTGTGCCCAAGCGGGGAATCTGCACTCTTCCGACCTGAAACGATAGCAACGAACGAGCCCTCGTCGGGGTCGGTCCCCAGCGGAATGAAGCGACCACTTCGGATATGCTCACGAACTTCCTGAGGGATGTCCTCAACCATATCTTGAGCGTCCAAATCACCCATCTCGGCCTTCTGCACGAGCGACCGATCCCGCTCACTCGGAATCAACTCGACCTTCACCCGATCACTGAAGTCGAAACTCGTGAGCTTGACGTGATCAATAGGCAAGACCACCAGACGAGACCACCCCTTGTAGTTCTTCTGGTAGTGCAGGAACTCCTGCTGTTCCTTGTCCGGCTGGGCCACGCGAACGCGGACGGGCCGCTCTACGGGGGTGCCGTCGTCAAGGATGACCGAAGCCGTCCGAACCTCGGTAGAATACCCCAGGTTCTCGGGGATCGGGACCTCACTATCCTCGGCGAACACCGCCACGGAGCCGTCCAACCAGTAGTGGTGGACGATCGTAATGAGCCGCTGGAACAGCTTGGTCTGCTTGCACATCCGCTCGAAGCGGTCGAGAATGTAGCGACCGTAGTCGTGGGGATCCTTGAACCCCTCCGGTGCCAGGCGCGGCTTGGGGGCGGCGAGGCGAGTTTTTGACAACGGCAACTCCGTGTGCAGGTCGATAGCCTGCCCCACCAGCTCGTCGTTGTTGTAGAAGTGCCGGAAGATCTCGCGCTGTTCACGCAAGCTCTGAGGCAGCTCCAGAAAGTCCTTCGAGAGCTGAACACTGAAGAAGTCCTGGGTTGCTGATCCAATGGTGTTGCTGCCGAAGGATCCCCCACCATAACCCATCCCGAGGCCAAGCCCCCCCTCGCCAAGGGTCGGGGAACACGCGGCCTCCCGCATCTGCTGGCGAGCAAGGCGCTCCTTGTATGTCAGATTCGAGTATGAGCCCTGCGAGACGTAGGGTCTCGTGGTCCGCACCATGACGTTACTTGGCGGAGTCCACTGAGGGGAAACGTTGCTGTGCCGGCGCCTAGGCATTCACCACCTCCCCGTACACTTCGTCAAAGTCATCACCCTCCGACCCTTGAAGGCTGAGTGTTGTCTGGGCCTTCCGCTCCATCTCACGCTGCTGAAGCTGTTGTCGAAGCTGCTCGTCCTGTTGCTCACGTTCGAGACGAGCTGCTTTGGAACTAATAAGCGCGCGGTCCGCAGCGGTCATGCGGCGGAAGCCGTTACCCAGAGCGCCCGCGAGACGTAGGTGTTGATTGGCAAATGCAACGAGAGCCTGCCCGTCCTCATCCCCGCGCAAGTTCCGCCGCACGTAGGCGCGAAGGGCATCACTCTTCTCGACCAGTTTGGCCAGGCCAGATTCCAACTCACCTCGAAGCTGCCTGATCTCTTCGATCATGGTGTTGGCAGCGGACGCACGTCGCCTGCGCAATTCGTCTTCGTGGCGCCGAACCGCCTCAATGTGTTGCAGCTCGTCCTGACCTGGCATGGATCACATCGCTGTCTGTATCCCGAGAAACAAGGAGTTTGTCGATTTCGGGACCTGGGCCACATAACCGGCCACCTGCGCAGGGGCCTCAGAATCGCCGCTGAGCGTCAGTTCGTCTTCAGGGGTCCACAGGCCCCGAAGACTCAAGAAAAGCTCCTGGTTGGGCGTGTAGACGAGCGGGACGAGAGGCCCAGCGAGACGTGAGGCATAGGTGTACTGCTCGTAGCTCGTGGTTCCCATAAGCGCGGCCCCAAACAACATCGTCGCGAACTGGTAATGGAGTTGATTCCGGGCCATCGCCGCGAAGTCGTCTCCTTCCTCATCGGAGCCCCACACCAGAAAACCAGCGTATCGACCCCGCGAGTAGCTGACGATGAACTCGTCGCTGCTCGATGCTACCCACTGGACTCCCTGACCACCGGGCCAACCCCCTGTCACCATCGCCTGGTCCACGACTACGGGGAACGAGTCGTCCTTGTACCAAACGACGCAATCTCGGCTACGGAAGATCTCGGGCATCAGAGCCTCGTTTGAACGGTCAAGAAGTTCTCAGTCAAGGCACTGGGAGCCTGCATAACGGTGCCAATAATCTGCGAAGGGGCACGCCCGTCACCGCTCGCGGTCCACTCGTCCTCGTTGGTCCACAGCCCGTTGAGGCTGAAATAGAGAAGATCCCGCACGTTATAGGTGATCGGCACAAGGGGCCCGCTCTGCCGGCTCGCGTAGGTGTAGGTCTCGAACGTACGCGTGGAGAAAATCCAGCCCCCAAACCCCACAACCCCAAACCGGTAATGAGGCTGGTTGCGAGTGAGTGCCGTGTACTCATCACTGTCCTCGTCGGAGCCCCAAAGCATGAACCCGTTAGGGGTCCCGTCGGAGAAATCCACGGACATCTCGTCGCGACCGTTGTCGAACCACCGCACACAACGACCCCCTACCCACCCTTGAGTTGCCATCCGCTCAGACACGGTAAAAGCGTTGGCATCCCCCTTCTTGAAGACCACCACGTCCCGAGTGCGGAAGATCTCAGACATCAATGGGCTCTCCTTCCCCAGGCTTCGTCATCCGCCGGCCCTTCATGCGCTTCCCCCATGCTTTGACCAATCGAGATAGCAAAGAGACATGTCGAGGGTCCCCTGAGACCACCTTTTCCCAATGCCCTCCCAACCGACGGAAGACTCGCCGGATCACGAGGTAGTCCCCCTTGAGCAGGGCACACTTCTCGCCGACGCTGTTGTCCACAAACTGTCGGATGGCACGGTTGGCGAACGCGAGGGGTTCGGGCCGACGATCCATCAACGCACTCTCCTAAGTCGGCTGGTCACGCGAGAAACGCTGCGGTGTTGGATGGATCGCCGCGTCTGATAGGTCCTAGTGGAGGCACCCGTTGAAGCATGGGGACGGTAGACTCCGCCGGTCGAAGTGACGGTCTTCTGATTCAGCATGGCTTCGGTACTCAGCCATACCGCGCGCACGAAAGCATCCGCCATGTCATCGTGGGCTCCGGCCTTCTGAGGGGCTTCGACCAAGACAATGTTCTTGCTCACTACCCGGCGCTGAAGACTCAAAAGTTCAGCAATGAAGGGGGAATGCTTCACGGCGCCGTGCTCCGGAATCGGCCAGTCGTAGAGCACAAGACGCTCGTCGTACATCATCATCTTTGCGTTCTGATAGATCTTCGAGGTCATGTCGCGGGTGAAGAACTCGCTACGGAACTGCCTCAGCCCTCGCTTAACGAGCGATTGCTCCAAAGGGATGCCGTTCCAACGGTCGAACATCCCCGCGGTGGTGTGGAACCGTCGGCACAAGGCCACCACCCAATCGCTGATGGCATCGAAGTCGAGACGAGCCTCATCCTCCAACGTCTTGGCGTAGACGATCGGGTACTCTTCCCCCAAGTGGGGGTTGGTCTTACGCCAATTCTGCCCTGCGTACCAAGCTTCATGGTAGTCGAGCACGATGCGATCATTGTCGACGTGCGTGATGAAAACCGACGTACCATCGCCCGCAAGACCGACGTCAATACCCATTTGGTGAGGCATCTTGGGGCGAGCCCGCATGACGGGGCGCCCCGCGGAGACAATGCACGCCTGGAGATCTTCAGCACGCTCCACCCACCCTTGAGCCTGATCGCTGAACTGGGCCCCATGTTCGGTGACAAACGTGGTCGGATCCGCGTGGTACTTCTGCTTGTAGTAGCTTGGGGGGACCGTCGGGTTGATTTCCCAAGTCGGCGCCTGAATGGCCAGGAGGTTCTCACTACCCTCACCCCCGTGCATCGCGAGGTCAAACAGCTCGAAAAACTTGCCACTGCGGCCCAGCGGGCTGGAGATGAGAATGATGCGTGATTCGACGGGGGCCCGCTCCCCTGTCACCTGGTCGACTATTGGAAGGCCGTTACGAGGGTCCTTGCGCGAGAACGCAGCCGTGGACGGAGTTACCGCGTCATAGATCTCCTTCGCCGAGCTAAGGCCCTTGTCCTTGAAGTGGGCCACTTCGTCGAGGATGACGACAACGTTACCCGAACCACGAAGGCCCTTGGCAATACATGACTTGAAGGTGACCCTCAACGTTGCCTTACCGTTGAGGGTCGTGAACTTGCCCGCGTCGGTCCGCAGCGTGGGCCCGAACTTGTCGATGTCGTAGGGCGTGCGGAAGTTGACGTGGCTCAAAGTATTGTTGCCAATGTAGGGTTGGAAGTAGTCACACTTGGCAACATGTGTCGTCACTTCATTGTAGAGCAAAGACGCCTGGTCCTTGTCGGTCGCGACGCTGATGATCTGGATGCGGTTGCCGTTCGGCAAACCGTAGTACTCCTGGGGGTTGTGCAAGTTGAGTAGGCGGTAGACTTCGTAGCTGGCGAAGATGCCAGAGAGTGTCGTGTTGTGGTTGGTGAGGCCGTTTGCCACGAACGATGCACCCTCAGGAACGGTCAAGTCATATACTTGGTGCTCTCCTACAGCCAACTCCGCGACGGGATCGTAGAAATAGTCAAGCTCCAGAAGATGTTCGAAATGTGCTCGTTCCTTCGCCGCGACACCAAGCTCTGAAGCTACCGCCAGAGCCTTCTTGAGGCGTGGGTAGGACAGTTTCTCCTCAGACCCTGGCTTACAGGAGTTTCCAAACGCCTGTCTCAGACGACTACGCCCCCACCCTTTCTCACCACGTGCCGGATTACGCTTGGGCACAGCTTCCAAGAGATTCCTGACGTGCCTATACTGATGAGGTAGGCTTTCTGTGTCGGACTTGCCCTCCTGAGCCGTCTCCAGAGCCGCCAACAAGGGGGCTTGCTTCTTCTCTGAATCAAAGCCTATGTGCTTGGCAAACAACTGCCGGGACCGAACACCCTTCAGACTGAGGTTGGCGTAGTGCCGTCGGGTCTTCTTGCTCCACTTCTTCGCGACGTTGGAGACGATGCCTAGGTTGAGCAGCAAAGTTTGAACGTCAGAGGCCAAGTCGAAGCTCGCCGTTGAGAGCGTAATGTAACACCCCCCACCCTCAGCAGAACCGTCTGTTTCGAAGAGGCCTCGAAGAAACGCGCAGACCACTCTCTTAGGGGACCTGAAGATTGCCCAAGGGACTCTCTTACCGTAGCGCCCCAGATCGTGGGACCAGCCGAGGTCATGAAGGAACTGACGTGCTCCCACACCGGGGAACTCTAGTCGCCCTGTGTTCTGAGTGCGCTTGTCCATCTGGACGCGCCAAGACCCAAAAAGGCGCTCAAATAGGGCCTTCAGATAGGACCAGATCTCGTCGTGCTCGACAGTGACAGCAACGCCTTGGGTGTGCCCCCAAGATCCATCACCCACGAGATACCCCAATAGATTCCCCCAGGACTCGTCGAGGGTATCCGGAAATTGAACGTCTTTGCACCCACGGTCGTTATGGAAGGGCCGCACATCGAGCGGTTCTGAAGCCCACAAGTCGGTGCCCCGATGCACTGCTAGGAAGTCACCGAGCTGAAGCTCGTCCAGATAACGCCAGGCTACGACCCCATCCGAAGTCATGACCTTCACTCGATGGTTGCCTGTACCCGTGATGGCGTACCCAGAAGCGGTCCGTGCCGTCACGGTTGGTTTCACGCCCCCATTATAAAAATGAGATGAGCGTGCCTTGACGGTTCCTTCCTGGGCGACACCAACATCAAGTTCGCTGAATTCTTCCTCAGGAGCCCCCCCAAGAGCTTCGATAGGGAAAAGACCCTTGTCCGTGAGGATCAGGGTGCCTCCTTCAACGCACTTTCCCGCACGCCTCCCAATGGGTAGAATCAGCTCGCGGCGCGGGTGGTCCTGCTCCCCAATATTGCACCGACCCTCATTGTACAAGTAGCGCAGGTACTCGACCTCGGTGAACTCGTAGAGGACCTTGGTGTTGAACATGTCCGTGACCCGGATGCGGCGATCCGGGTCTTCGGGCAGCTCGCCATCAAGCTCCAGGTAATAGTAGAGCTTGACGATGAACCGTTGCGCGGGGAATAGGCGCATCCCCAAGCCCCACGGGGACTCAATGTAGTCGAGAATGGTACAGGTCTGAGCGCGGCCATCTTCCTCGACTTGACCCGCTGCCTTCTGCTCTTCCTTGACCTGCTGACCAGCTTTTCTGACCAGCTCAGAGAGGTCGGGCCCCCTGGATGCTGCCAAGGGTCACCTCAATTCGTTGGCAGCCTTCTCCTCCCAACCATTGGTGAGAGTAACCAGCTTGTTGAAGAACACGTCTGCCACCTCAGCCGGCAAAACTATGGCGGCCTCTTGCACCATCGCAATCCAGAGCGCGAAGATCTTCTGCATCTGCTCACTCTTGAGGTCGATGACACTGGAGGAAAGACGCTTCAGCTCCAGCTCCATATTAGCCACTTCTTTGAGAGCCGTGATGCGGGCCTTGGACACCGCGGAGGTATCCTTGCCGTACTTGCTCTGCTCGACCCGTTCGAACTCCAGGGCGGCGGCCTCGCGGGCAATCTCCGCTTGGATTCGACGCAAAACCTCGGCGGCGTCTTTGCGCTGATCCGTAGCGCGAACGACCTCATCATCCTCGACGTGGACGGCCTTCCGCTTGATGGTCTCTGCGTGGTATTCCAAGTCGCTCTTCGAGGGTTTCGGGTGAACCTTCTTGGGACGTCCTGGCGCGCGCTTGATGTCCGACTTCTCGACCGCGGCCGAGCCAGTCGCAGCATGCAGCGGTACCACGTTCGCTTGGCGCTCGGCCTTTGCAACACGGTCAACGCGGTCGTTGGAGTCACTCATGGCTTTGATCCTTGTGGAGGGGTGTCACCACCCCCTTCGGTCCTGATCAAATACTGGGACAGGTTTCTCACCGTGGCAAATCCCCTGTCATCTTTGATCCTGACGTCTACCTTCCCTGATTGGTTGTCCCGACCCGTCTCAGCGAAGTTGCGCACCCCTGCGTTCTCAGGGGTCAATTTGAATACATCCTGTGGTCGGATGTCTCGACGGTCAGCCTTAGCCCCATCTTCTTTTGGCGGTTGCTCCTTCCCCTCTTGCTTCTGAATCTTGGTCGGCACGTTGAGCAGACGGTTGACGGGAGTCACGTTCTCCCGGACCTTCCGCCGACTCCCAGGTGCCTGGCCCGCTGCACGGGCAACAAATCGAGCCGCAATATCTGCCCGATAGCGGGCAGCAACTCGAAAAGCGATCGAGCGGTCCGTCACAGCTCGATACCTTCCTCCAGGGCTCCGGCGAACTCGACTGCCAAGGGCTCAACCTCGACCTCAGGGTCGAGCTCGATGTCGAAATCAGCTGTGTGCCGCTGTAGATCCATCTCGGCCATCATACTGACCCCATTGTTAACGAGATTCGCGAAGTTGATTTCTGTCGATCTGCCGGATGCCAGAACCGCACGCTGGGCCTCGGCCTTACCCTCCGGGTACTCCACCTGCTCCACAACGGGCCTGCCAATCGCTCGACATATGCCCTGGTCGTTGCGAAACACACACGATGTGCAGGCGCTCCCGAGCTTCACAAACGGGACCCCCCGGCTCCGATGTAGGCGTGACGCCTCCTTGCAGCCCCGACCGTAATCGTCGTAAACCGTTGGATCTACATAGTAAATCCCCTGAAGTCCCTGCTCGGCTATGAACGGTTTGAGCTGGGCGACGGAAGCCATGAGGTCTCGCTTCTCGAAACGACTCTTGAGCGCGGCCATCAGCTCGGCCCCGTAGAGCCCCTCATTGAGGAAGCGGCGAGCTGTCTTGACGACTTCCCGCACTGTCAACCCGCCGGTCGAATGGGCATGCTCGCCCGCGATGTGGGCGCGCTCCACAAGGGCTCGAGAAGGGAGGCTTTGGACGGCGCCTGGGTGTCCCGAGGCAGCCTTGTGGATGGCTTGCAATGCCGCCTTAGGGGTCTCGCCCCACTCAACCTGAGAAGCCGTCCTGGGCAGCGTTCCGACGAGCCTGTGCTCCTCGATCACGGCATTGACTGTGGCGGCAGTTAACACCTCGTCAGGGCTCGCCACCAAGCGCTTGCCGTACATCATGCACTGGCCCACCTGGGCGTAGATGCACGAGGCACATTTGGGCCCGGCCACGATTGCACGGGTTTTGCTCCCCCGCCGGGCCAAGAAATCAGCGCCCTCATGGCAAGAGTCGAACGACTCCTGAGTCGTGTAGACTGTGCCGTACACTCCCGCCTCGCGGAAGAGGGGCTCCCAGTGAGCTCGAGTCTCGTCGAGCAAATTGCCATCGAAGCTCAACTTCAGTGTCTTCAGGAGTCCCAGCTCGCTCCGGCCCTTGTGCATCTCACGGCGCAAAGTCGCCAAGATAGGGCGAGCCTTGAGCGCCACGGGGTCATGTACCTTCTTCTTGGTGAGACGGTCCGCGGGCACGACCGCAGCTGCCCGGTTGGGCTGGCCACTGAACTGCCGAGGCTCTGGGGAGGCATCGTCAAGGAAAGCCGCTCGAATGCGTGCCCGAGGGCCCCCTTCAGTCGCGGCCTTGCCTTGGGACCGCTCGATAGCCACCGCCAGCTCTGTCGTGTACGGCACCTCGACGACCAGCTCCTTGTTGAAGACGGCGCAGTGATTACCATTGGCGTGGCGGCACTCCTGGCAGGTATCCTTGGCCTTGAGGTACGGGGCTTTGCCCGCGAACCGACGGACGAACTCCGCTGCCTCGGGACGCCCAGTGTTACAGGTCGGGAAATCAGCGGCGTCGATGTAGTAGCGCCCCAGGAGCCCCCGCTCGGCCAAAACCCCCGCCAACGCGCTCTTGACGCTAGCAAGCCGAGATCCGAAACGGGTCCGCAGGGACTCGGCGATCCGCCCCGCGTGGGTCGTGCGCATCATGGCGAGTCGAGCCCCCCGCAAAATATCGGCGGGTTCGGACCGAAGCGGCCCATGCAGCTGGCTCATGTCACCCATGGTGTGGGGCGCACCCGCGTTGGGAATGAGGTAGTTCGTGCTCGGTTGCCCTTCGTGACTCCAAAGAGCCTTCAGGTCCGGCACGACGTCAAGGTTCTGCTTTGGTAGGGTGTCTTCCTTGCGGTAGACCGACTCGTCGACCATCATCCAGTCGAGGTTGGCAGGAGTCTCTCCGTCCGCAACGGTGGCGTCCTTCATAATGTAGCCGATATCGCCAATCTCGCTCATTGGTAAATGTCCTTCTGGGGATCATGGACGGGCCCTCGTCGATGCTGGGGCGTCGAGTAGTCGTAGCGCACGTAACCGGTTGCAGCGTCCTCACCAAGGGCGTGGGTGTCGTGCAGCTCCGTGACGTTGGTCTCCTGCCAAACTTGCTCTTCCCCTGGTAGCTCAGATGAAGCCAAGGGCGTATTGACGAGACTGCCCCGGTCTCCCTCGAAGTAGTCACTGCGAGCCACAGGCTCCTCAAAGTCTCCCGGAAGCTCACTGGCACTTTGGCGGTTGATGTTCAGCTCCACCGCGGGCGTCGTGTCTTCGATGAAGAGCGAGGCGTCCTCCTTGGGAAGGCTCTCCTGGGGATTCTCTACACCCTGACCCTTGGCGCCAAAGCCAAGACCGAAGTCATACCCTTCGGTGGGAGTACCATCGGTGGGGAGCGCGCTGGCTGCCAGGGCGTCGATGGCTTCCCCCCGCCCCATCGCCAGCAAGTCGGCCATGGTAGGGAGCCGTGCGAACCGTCGGAGGTCACCCCCATCCGAAACCTCTCGCTTCTTGACGAGCTGAGGGTCCTCATCGTTATAGGAACCGTAGGGACCCTCACCCGTCGCCGGACCACGTTCATCTACGCGAGGGCCGCCGCTATCGTCCACGGTCGTCGAGGGTACGCTCGCCACCTTTACCCCCAAGTCGTCTTGAGAAGGTGTGTCCTGGGGGTTTAGGCTGCCCCCATCAGGTAACTTGGACCCCCCACCCTCTCGAGGATCCCTCAACCCTCCAGGACCGTCGTTCTCTTCCTCGATGTCCTTGATGCGCTGCTCGGCCTCGGCCTCGGGCTGCTCCATCACCTCTGCTGACTCCTCGACGAAACGCTGGATGTCCTCGACGGTATTGGAGTCGAGCTGGGAAAGCTTGGGCTGCCAGTGAGGCGCCTGGATCTCGTCGTAGAGCGTGTCAGCGATGGCGCTCAAAGCCTCGCTCGCCTCCCAAAGCTTCTTGCGGGTGTCGGCGATGCTCATGACGTAGCCGCGTCCTCCAAGGAGACCATCAGGACTGATGGTTGTGCTCTTGATGCGACTCAAGTGTCGGTGTGCCGTGAGCGCGTGTCCAAGCGCCACACTACACGCGAACAATGCCTTGCTGAGCGGCTTGAGGGCCTTGGGGTCAAAACCGTGATCCTTGGGAATGTCGCGCTTCTGGCTGCCCGCGTTCTGGTCGAATTGAGGGGGCACCTGCCCCTTCATAGATGGGGGTGCGCCCGCAGCGGTCTTGGGGCGCTCGCCTCGTGCATACCGTGCTGCCACCTTTCGTGCCACATCGCCCATCGAATTTAACCCTTCAGGGGGTCTCCCCCATCCTCGAACAGACGCTCGATATAATAGTTACCGCCGTCCTGTCGAAGGGCCCACAGGTCACGGGTGCTCTTGTTGACCAAGGTCTCAGCGCTCTGACGCTCAAACTCTTTTAGGTCCGCCAAGGACGCAACCTTGACACGGGCAGAAGCCGTCCGCGGGGGGGTCTGTCCCACGGGAGTGACCACCTCAGGTTCACGAGCGAAGAAGCCGTCCAGACCTCCGCCAGTGCTGATTTCCATTCCTTTGAACTCGAAGTCGTGCATGGTTCTCTCACTGGGTGATAGTCAAGCGGATGGTGACCTCTTCATAGTTGGACTCACTGTAACCGCTGACCCTCAAGGTTTCCTCGTAGGTCCCCACAACCATGCCAGCATCAGGTGCAACGTTGACGGTGACCATATCGGACGCACCCGAATTCAAGGAACCCGCGACAGGACCGAAGGACTTGAGCCACTCAATCGAACACCCCACACGCTGAATCTGGTAGTTTAGAACGGAGCCCGCGGGCCCTGTGTTCTCGACCGAGAAGCTCTGGGTGGGGGTGAGGGGGAAATCCCCAGTGAGAGGCTTGGCGGCCGTAAAGTTGAGGATCAATGGGGTCAGCGTAATAGCCGACTTGGGTCGGATGACGATGGTAACCGGAACTGTCTGGGGAGAGTTGTCTGCGTTGGGATCACTGATGGTGATGACTTCCACCATAGGACTATCCACCGCCAGCAGGTTGGTGGAGTTGACTGTCGCCTCAAACGAGCCCGCCTGGTTGAAAGCGAGACCCACGAGCTGCACAGGGTCAGTCTTCACGTAGTCCGCGCTCGTCGCAAGAGCGGCGCTCAGCTGCGATCCGTAGACGCCGCCGTTGGTGACCACCACCGTCTGCGGATCGCTGAACCCACGGCCCTCGTCGACCTCGAACGTGAGGGATGTTGGCGGGCCCACCAGGATGCTCGCCGGGAAATTGGCGCGGATCTCGGAGATACTGGTCGCCATGGCCTCAATCACACCACCAGGGATCGGCACCGAGTCACGCAGGATGCCATAGGGACCGACGACGTCGAGGATACGAAAAACCGCCACCGCACCCGAGATGTCGTACTGAGTGGTCCACTTCCACCGCCCAGTCTGCGTGTCGAGCTGGAACTCGTAGTTTTGGGACTGGAGATTCGAGGCTAGAGTCATCCACCGGAGACGGGGCATAAAAGGAAACCCTAGTCTCATCGGGAACCTACGCCCAGTTCGACCCCAAACTCCTTGGCAACGGTCGCCCCTTCAAACCACGCCGACCGCAAAACCCCAAATTAAGAGGGGTAAAGGAGGGCCTATGACCCCCTTTGACCTAGCGACCTTCGTCGCGCCCATCGTCATCCGCCTCAGGCGGTGGCGGGGCCTAAAGCGACGATAAGGTCGGACGGAAGGGGTTTACCCTCCCGTCGCCATTACCCGCCAAAACGCTGGCGATTGATGTGGGCAGAAGATGCCCACACACAGTTCGCGGGCCACCCCTCGCGGCGGCACTCCTCGCACTTGCCGCAGGAATAGTGCCCCCTCAAGCCACGCCGGGTGAACTTGAACTTCGGGTCAGGCTTATGAAGTCGCCTACCCACTCGGGGTGGATCTTGACACCGTGCCCGCCCCAGTCAGGATAGTTGCTGCTCTTGAGGTTGAGGCAGCGGTCTTTCATAGCAAGCCAAACGTTGTGCTCGGGTGTGTGGCTCATACCGTGCTTGAAGTTGGTACGGTGCCCCCTGCGTACGGGGCGCAGATCGACACCCTGACCCCACTTGCTCTGGGCCCGTTGGTTGTTGTTCTGCTCGAGTACCGTTGCCCAGCGCACGTTTCCGGGCTCGTAGTTGCCGTTGACGTCCTTGCGGTCAAAAACACTCATCTCCCCCACGCCCGCTCCATTGGGGCAATTTCACCTCGCGAAGAATGTTAAAGCGCTTCATCCGTATAGTACTGAAAATCTGTTCATACGGCTTGAGGGTCTCGTCGTCGGAGGCCATTTCGGTCAGCCTGTCCACAGCCTTGAAGAACCTGTGCCTAACTCGGCCCTGGGTAAGGCACAAGCGCTTGGCGACCTCGCTCTGGCAAGTCGTCGCCCACATCCCGACAAGGATTTCAACGTCCACCTGTATGGTCCCAACACCCCGACAAATGGGACAGTCCTCACCCTTGCAGCCCTGGGGGCAGTGGACCTGGCTGGGGAACACCCTAGCCAGGTCCCGTCGCATCTCTTCCTCAGCCACCTGAGGGATGCTCAAGAGGAACTTGATGCGCTTGATCCCACGGTCGAGCCGATAACTAATGGCCGCCTGTGTCACCCCGAAAATGGTGGCAATATCAGCCTGGCGCTTCCCGTGGACGAAATAGAGGTAGATAAGGTCGGCTTCTCGTTCAGGAATGCGTTCGAGCAACGGGGCGACCCGGGCCTCGTAGTCTTCGGTCGCCGAAAATAACTCTGCGATGTCTTCAGGGTCGACAGGATTACCTTCGTCGTCAAAGACATACTCTGGGTCCTCGTCGTCATTGGCAGCCTCTTCATCCCATGGGTGAACTACATCTATCGGATTGCTGAATCGTTGGGCCAATTCATGGGGGTCCACTGGAATGATGTATGCTGCCATTCTCGATCCTCGGCCCCAACAGGGCATCCAGAATGGGGTCGGGGTTGACCCCAATCTCCCGCAGTCGGGAGGCAATACGATCTACATCTTCATCTGGGTTTGTGAGAAAGACAGTAACGTTTTGAAGGGTCATCAACTCGACGTTGAGAGTCACCTGCGGCTTAGCAGTTTGAAGCTGCTCGTACTGCCGCCCGGAGAGCCCGGCCAACCCCGACTTGAAAACCCCCTCCACGGTCCCGTGTGTCCGGACAAGATCCCTGAGGACTTTCTTTGGTACTCTGGCAACTCCTGGGATCTCATCGGACGTATCTCCGCAAAGAGCCCTAAGCTGTACCATTGAACTTGGAAGTACCCCAAACAGTTTCTCAACATCGGCCGGAGAGGTGAACTCCAACTCCTTCCGACCCCCAACTGCTGGCTGCAAAACATGGGTCGTCAGGGTCACCAACTGAAGCAGGTCGTTGTCGGTGGAGAAGACGACGTTGACCTGACCCTTCAGATGATCGCGCGTCAGGGTTGCAATAACATCATCGGCCTCGGCCTCCGGATTGATGCCCTGATAGACCCCCAGAGCCGGAAGGATCTCCATCAAATAGTCGATCTGGTTGAAGCCCCTGTCAGAACTGGAAAATTTTGACATCCTCGATTGACGCTTTGCCTTATACCCCGGAAAAGCGTCCTTCCGGCTCTGGGACGACCCCGGAGCGTCCCAGGCGACATACAGCCGCGCGTTGGGGTACCGCTTGCGTAGAGAACCTAACCCTCGCAAAAAACCGAAGATCACGCCCGTCGGGCGTCCCAACTCATCGGTCAAGTCCTTCAAATTGGGTGCGTGTAGGCACCTGTAGGCCAAGTTCATCCCATCCACGATGACGTTCTGAGTCACATCGCCTCCATCCAGTTGTGCAACCTGCTGAGCCAGCCGATCGCAAGCGTCCACAAGCCGTTGGAATCTTTCCAGGACCCCCTGCATCCACGCCAACTCCACGATGACGTTCTCGATACCTGCCACCTTCCGACCCAAGAAGTCTGTCTGATAGAAGGTTACAAACGACCACAATCTGCGACCCTTAACTACCCACTCTCCCAGCTGCTCGAACTCCGCCATGCTACTGTTGCAGTGCACAACGAGGGCGTCAGATGCGTTCGCGACTAGCGACCAAAGACGGCAACCCCGAAACTGCCAGTCAGCGAACCGCGAGTAATCCCCCCACGCCTCCTTCAACGGCAACAGGGGCTGGTCCTCCCAGGTCAGGTAGGGTCGCGCGTGCATCAGCCATTCGCGCAACCGCGAGACGTGGTGTGCCATGGGAGACCCAGGAGCACGCTCGATGACCTTCAGGAAGGTTCGCGGCAACGTAAGCAGACTTTGCTTACTCCGTAATTGAACGTAAACCTGAACCTTTCCCTGCTCAGGAATGTCGGCGACGACTTGTGCCGGAATCGACTGATAGGGGCCTTTGACGATCTCCACAGTGTCGCCAATACAAATCCCCTGGTCGGCCTCGATGCGTACCTGACGCTTCAGACGCTCGACATCTGCATCGGTCACGGTCGACAAGCGACGATCTTTCCCATTACCCTCCGCCAAAAGGCTCTGCACGTAACGGGAACCTTCGAGCTTGAGGTAGGCCGCGTCCTCGTGGTCGCGGCGCACGAAAGCGTACCCGTCCATCAAGTAGCGAACGACCCGGTCCTCCCCAATCTGGGTGATGCTCGCAGGAATGAATACCTCCCCCTCCCCCCCAATAACTCGTAGGATGGACTTCGAGATCTCGTCAGGATCCTCAGACTCCCCGCGCAGGCTAAGCTCCAGAACTACCCAATCAGTTGGCATCGCTCCTCGGGCTGGAAGTACGGACCAAGTACGCCTGGTGAGCGCGCCGCCACTCGGTGGGAGGGAGGAGTCGAAGCCCGCCGGGGACGCTCTGACGAGGAATCTCAACCTGGGGTGGCGGTTTCCGCTCATGACCCCGAGGTCGTTGGTGAGGCACTCCTTGCTCATCCAACGTCGTCAACGCCGCAAAGTCATTGCTCCCAAGTGAACCGATCCCATCTGGGCGACCGTGGGCCGGCATGGCAAGCGGCGGTGGAGGCTTGGGGGACTCCTGCTCTGGAGCCTCGCTCTCCACCTCCGCAGACGCCACAGGAGCAGAAATGGGGGCTGTGGCCTCCACTGGGGAAGGAGGTAATGCCAGAGGGGCTACAACTTGAAGGACCATGGGCTGTGAGGGCACGACCGCTGTTTGAGGTATGCCACCACCCCCGGAAAGTGCAACGACGTCACACACCAACCCTGCCTTGGTCACGTGACGCACACGCAAAAAGTACTCAGCCAGCTTCGTTACATTGTCCTTGAAAAGACTATACACCTGTTTGGCGAGACCCCGATCCATCAAACTGAAAGGCGCATGCATCTTGTAGGCGAGCCGATAGCTATTCATGGCCGCCTCGGCGAGGCCCGCGGCAACGTCGTCAGGGTCCAGAGTACCGCATAAATCGTCTACGATCCTGGCAGCCTCCCCAGGTTGACCCAGAGACAGGAGCACCTTGTAGTACTGAGTGACAGCATCGAGCCTGAGGTATGTTCGAGCCGACTCCAAGGATACAGGTCCAAGCTGGGCGATCATTTCGAGCTTGTTCAAGATGTCTCGAACATGGCCCTGCGAATGATCGATGACCACCAACAGGGCGTCATCCTCGTACTCAACCTTTTCAGCCTCCAAGATCTTCCTGAGCCTGACCTGGACATCATCGCGCGTGATGGGGCGCATAATGTGCTCCTCGCACCGTGACCGGATCGTGGAGCGGATCTTGTTGCCTTCGGTGGTGCAGAGGATGGCAACGAACCTCTTGTCTTCAATGGGCTTGAGCAGTACGTCCTGCGAGTCGCGGCTCATGCGGTGCATTTCGTCAAAAACAATGACGCGCTTGGCGGCCCCCGGGACGTTAAACGCCAACTCATCGACGATGCGTCGAACGTTATCGATGGTGCCCGAGCTAGCGGCGTCCAACTCCTTGTAGGCCACCGAGGCTTCAGTCAACTGGGCTTGGCAGTTGTCGCAGCTGTTACAGGGCTCGCTCCCCCCTTGAAGGTCTTGGCAGAGCAGTGCCCGGGCCAGGATGCGAGCCAGGGTCGTGTTGTGGTTCATGAACCCCCCAGCTGCAAACATCTCTTGTCCAGGGACCGAAAGGTCAAACACTTCTGCCCGGCCCGGAGATGTTTCGATTACCGGATCGAAGTAGTACCCTGTATCCAGCAAGTGCTTGAAGTGGGCATACCCAGGGCACCCTTTGAACTCGCTGACAATGCGCTGGACCTGGCGATCCGTACACGACACACGCCCCCTCCGTGCCTGGAAGAAGTGGCTGGTGTCATGAGTCCGCAACTCAGAAGAAAGGCTCTCATAGAAGAAACGTAGGTGGGCCGCTTGGTAGGGCACCACTTCGTAAGTATTGGATAGTTGACGGCGACCCTTAGCGTGTCCACGAACGAGAGACCGTTGTAGCTGGCCCCGCTTTCGAGCCGAAAGAAAACCTACCTTGGACGCGAACACGTCGAGGGATGAGCGCCGAATACCGACCCTCCAGTAGACCCCGTACTCCGGATGGGGCTTGGGGCGCCGATAGGCCACCACCCCTAAATTCAACAACATCGCCTGCACCTGACGAGCGAGCTTAGGGCTCTTGGTGAGGGCCTCTACTCGGTACCCCGAGACGCTACCGTCACACTCAAAGTAACCTCGCAGAAACTCGCAAACGAGATGCTCAGGGGAGACCCTGATGGACCATGGCATTTCCTTCCCGCCAGCCTTCGCATAGGAAACCCCGAGGAATGCCAGAAAATCCCTGAACTGAACACTGCTGCATCGAACCGCAACGAGACCTGGGCGCCGTTTGTCTGGTGAAATGAAACTCCCCCCGCCCAGGCGGTCTAAAAGACGCCTGGCATCATCCACGGTATCAGGCTCAGCTGTATGGACCGAGACACTTGTCCTACTCGTGCATGAACCGTCCCCTGCCAGATAGCCCAGCAACCGTGCCCACTCCAAGCTCAGGGTAGTCGGGGGGTTGAAGTCATGGCTGCTATGGTCATGGGGTCGTTTCGCGTAGGAGTAACCCTCAATCAAAGGCCCTGTGCCAAAAAGTCCTGTCCCTCGCGAAAGGCACGCATAATCACCTTTGCGCACTTGACCTATCTCCCTCCACTCAATCTCACCCGATTTAGCCAGGATCTTGATGCGATGGTGGGGGGTCCCTTCGATGAAGAAGCCCAAACTAGTCTTGATGCGAACTGTGTCCCGGACCCCACCTCGATACGAGAAAGCTGCCTCACCCACCCCCTGTTCTTGCCCAACGACAATATGCACAGGGTCGACGACATGGGGCCCACCCATAAGGTCTCCTATTTCGAGCAAACCACGGTTCGTAGGGACCAAGGTCTCCTTAGACACACACTTCCCACGCCCGTGCCCGCCCGAGAAGATGTAGCTCGTGTCCAGGGCAGTCCCATTCTTCAAGCGCTGCTTGAGCACCTGGACAGGGCCCTCCTGCCCTAGCACGTCACCAAAAACGCGAGGTCGATACTTGATATCCCACACAGGCCGACCTCTGGTTACTCGGTCAAGGTTAAGAGATCATTGATCTTGACATCTTCAGCTGAGGTCTCTTCCTCGATGATCTCTTCTATTTGGATGGCCTTGGCTACATTGACGAACCCTTCGAGGCCCGGATGCCACGCACCATACCGTTCCAGAATCGTGGCGAACTCGCTAACGTCGGGTTCGCGAGTGCTCCACTTCATTTCCCCGGATTTCTCGTCTTCCTGACCACAGCACCGTTCCAATAAATGATCGACTAGTGCCGTCCGTTGGTCGGCGTCCAATTCGTTCCAGCTGTCAAGGCCAACTTCGATGATGAAGGTCTTATTCGTGAGCCAGGTCAAGAAGGGGCTGCACTTCTTGACCGTGCCCAGAATGGTCTTACCATTCCTGACGCTGGACTTGTCGACGAACACCCACAGGATGGCCGCATCGGCCAACTCCGCGTGGTAGTTTGCAATCAGATTACTCGCGATCTGTCCCATCGCGTCACCGGGTTCATAGGTCTTCATCAATCACACCACTAGGTTGGGGTCCAATCCTTCCATGAATACACCAAATCGCTCATCTCCCCAAGCTTCCCAAAGATCTCCCCAGTCCTTGGACAGCTTACTCTCTCCCTCAGGCGCAGCCATGGGTACGGCAGGGGGTAGGGCCACTTCGATACGCTCGAACTCGTCTTGGTGATCCCGACGGAAGGCGTAGGCTACCTTGCGACCCGTCTCGTCGTTGTCGTAGCCGATCCACACCTGATCGACCATTCGGTGCAAAATCCTGAGTAAATCAGGGGAAATCCCTGCCTTAAGCGTAGCCACCACCTCAGGGTAGGTCCGTTGGACCGGGCACAGGTCGAACACCCCCTCGACCAACCAGATCCGGTTGCTCTGCCAGATGTGTGGCATGGCCTGATGTAGCCCGAAGAGGACCGCCTCGTCCCCTTCAAGTAAGTAGTCCATGTAGCCCTTGCGGACGATGGGGCGGAACTGAATGCCCTTGACTTGCCCTACCGAGTTCGTCAACGGGAAAACCCAGACCCGGTTCAGGCGGTGCTTCTCAGCCCACCTGGCAAACCCAGGCGGCAAGCCCTCAGGCATCTCGTCCAGGTAGCCAACGTGGTAAAAGTCAATCTGCTCATCGGTCATGCCCCGACGCCACAAGCGGAAACGAAGGTCCTCGTCGAGCTGTTGCTCGGCGTGCTGCACCAGGCCGTCAATCCAGGTCATTGACCACCATCACCGCGCGGCCAATGCGAGTCACCATCAACCCCACGCGGTCATCAACCCGCGAATAAATCCCCGCCAAACCTGGTGCCGCCAAGAGTAGAATCACGCCAGGAGGGCCCGGTAACACTTGAAGCCCACCCTCGATCTCCGCCACACACCCCATCGTCAACACCAACTCATCAATGGACTTGCCGTCCAAACCTGGACAAATGGGGGCCATCCTGTCACGCGCCAAGACCAGGTACCGAGGCTGGTAACCTTGACTCGTCATTGCAGCCACCGCAGCCTTTAGAGTCATCTGATACGCCCCGGGAAATGGCGACCTGGAAGGGCGCGAGGCTCCCTCTATGATCCGAGCTTGTAAACCAACCAGCAGCTTCGACTCATCCTCCAAGCTGCACTCGCTGAACGCGAACCGAACGCGGCCGTTCCGTATGCCAGGTTGGACAGCCATCCCCCTCATATTGGTGACCAGAATCGGAAGGTCTTCGGAAGTAACCCTTCGTTCCGATATCACAGGGGTGGCAAACCCGCCCCCGTGAGCAATGCTGGCAGCCTGTCGTCGGTTTCGCTCGACATGAAAAATGCGTTCAAGAGTCATGGGACCTCTCCGCGAGCTGTTTCAATTGATCAGCTCCGTACCCCTCCAGCAGCTTGATGGGGTCCTCCTGCACTTTCATCGGGGGGTGGATGTCAACCTTGGCGAAGAACAAAAACCAAACTCTCTTCCACCAGGGCATCTGATCAACATAAGGAGCCACGATTTGACCCAAGACCCATAGCAACTCATGGACCTCGGGCAGATGCTTCTTCAGCCAATCAGCGTCGTTGACGTTCCGACGGAACTCAGCAAAAACCTCCTCCTTTTTGAGAGACTGGACCGGCTCGAACTTACCACATCTCTGAGCGTCGACCGGTTCATCACAGAGGTCCCCTGGCCACGTCTCGCTGTCCTCGGACCCGTACATGCAAAGCCCTATCTCTTGAACGACTGGCAACCCCCCGGCCGCCGTGATGCGGTTATAGCTGGGGTTGGGGCCCCCCTCGACGGTCTTGCGGTAGTCGAGGGAATGACGCTGATTGAAGCGACAGTGCTGGGGTAGGCGTGGAATGGACAGCCGCCGCATCAGCTCGCTGAACAACAGCGCTCGAACTCGGTCCTCGATCTCCTTTAAATTTCGCATTATCAGGCACCCCTCAGGGTCAGGTGCCGACGGCCACCCTCGACGACCTCGACACAGCGGTAAGCTCGGTTGGCGTGCGTGACGTAACCTTGCTTGTGAGTGACCAGCAGCACGTCGATGCCGGTCTCCTTGGCGAGCTGGCGAAGAAAGTGCCCAGTACGCTCAACGTACTCTTCACTGACGGCGCCCAAGCTTTCGTCAAGAACCAGTATGGGGATTCGCTTGAGCTTGACCATCGTCATCAAGCGAATGATAAGCGAAGCCACACTACAAGGCCCGCCCCCGAACGAATCCAGGGGCTTGCCTCGAATGCTCAAGGGGTTCTCGGGCTTACCCTCCCTGATGTAGAACTCGATCCAGACCTTGCCATGCTTAGGCACCAGCTCGGCCTCGAAGCTCAGGTCAAGATCATGGAAAATAGCTTCCAAACCTTCTCCCACGATCTTGCGCAGTGCCTCAACCTGATCGTTGATGAGCAAGTCCATGAGCTTGCGGAGGCCCTGCCCCGTTTGATCGAGCATCAAGCTTTGGTGGTCGAGGTGATCAATCTGCTTCCGGATCTGGGATCCTTGTGTACGAAGGCGGTCCCGTAACGTCACCAGACGCTCGGCCTTCAACTCCAACTGACGGAGTCGAGCGATCAATCCCGAGAGGGCATGAAGCGTGTCACTTGACACAAGTGCGCCTTATTCTCATCGTCCTGTCCTATAAGGACCTGACCGTTGTCATCGAGCCAGAATTCGTCGATGGTGCGGAAGGTCGCAACCTTCTTCTTACCCTTGGGCGCCAAGATTGCAACTCGAAGCTCGATCTCATGAGCCTTGACGGGGTTCACCAGGTCGAGAAGGTGGTTGACGTTGGCATTGATGGCAAAGCCATCCTCCCCTTCGACAGGGTCAACCCCCACGGGCACGACCCCCACGGGCACGCTGTTAGCCACATTGGTACCCCCATCGCTCGCCACAAAACGGAGACTGGATTCGGAACTCGTATAGATCACCCGAATCTTGTCGAGCTTGGGGTCCAACTCGGCACGAGCATACTTCAACGCCTTTACCAGGAAGGTGCGGGGGGCCCGCAAGATGTACTTGTCGGCCTTGAGTGGGTAATAGCTGAATTTCCCATGCTCCCTCTCATGCTTGGCGCACCCCAATATAGCCCCTTCAGAGTTGACGAAGTAGACCATATTCGGAGCCGTCAAAACCTTGACCATTCCCGACGAGTGGGACAAAAACGACAGGATCTGGGGCAGATGTTGCACCCCGAGTCCAAGACCCTTGTCTTTGAACGCCTCGCAATAAAAGTAGAACGCGCAGACGCCCGTGGCAGCGAATAGGAAGCCATTACCCTTAGCCCACTCCTCCTTCGAGGAATCAAAGATCTGGAACGTCTGAAAGTGCTCGTTCTCGTCACGAGCGGCACTGCTCTTGGCCAGGTATGGTTTAGCCAAGGTAAGAGCCTCCCTAAGGACGGCGATAGGGTACTCCCGCTCACCCTCAGCGTCGGACAAGTCACAGGGACTCATAAAGCGGGCCTCAAATGATGTCTTCTTGCTGGAGGCTCCGCCCTCGGTCTCGTAGGAGACCGAGCATTCCTCGGGATTCGACGAGAACTCAATCCACCCGTCAAGGCACTGGAGCGCGCCAACCTGATTGGCAGGGTAGATGAAGCTCCCCTCCCCTCGCACGTCCTCGACTTCAAGGGCCGCTCGTGACGTGTGGAATTGATCACGAGAATGCACCTCACACTTACCGTCCTTGATGACAAACAAGTACCCCGCCCCTCCCTGGGGAGTCACCGAGGAGGGGGTTACAATCCCAACCAACCTCAACACGGCATGGAGGTGTGTCGCCTGTGTGCGAAACGTGATGTTGCTCATACTCATCCCTGTCCTTCGTCGTAGGTGCTCAGTGCATCTTCAACATTTGTCAGATCCTTCTCGAACTGGTCCAGCAGCTCGACCAACCGCTTCTCTGCCTTGTCCCGTTCAGACTTGATGGTCTTGGGGTCGTAGCCCGCGGCCTTGATTTCCTGGCTGAGGTCAGCCAGCTCCCTCTTCTTGGCGCCCAACTCGCCCTTGAAACGCTCCTTCTTCCCTTTGGCGGCTTCATACCGACGTGACAAGTCATCAAAACGCTTCCTGAGTTGCTCGAAGTCGGCCATTGATCTCCTTCTCCCTTTACACCGCGCCATGCGGCGCTGCACGGCGCCGCGCCTCCAATTTTTTGACAACGGCCGCTCCTCGAGGGCACAGGTCCTGAGTGGCGAACGTGCAAAAACGACAATTCTGCTGACTAGGCTTCGGTTTGAAGGTCTTTTTCACCTGCTCGATGCCCTGCCCATCAGTCTCTTCGAGCCAAGCTGCTGTCTGAGCGATGATGCCCATCACCTTGGCCTTGAAAGCGTCCAACTTACCCTCGTCGAAGTCCAACCACATGAGGGCGTCCTGAGGCGAAAACCTCCACAGGAAGTATCCCAACTTGTCAGGGGCTTTGCCGAAACGCTCTCGGTGCAGTACGCCGTACCACAACAGCTGGTCCCAATCGAGGTAGCGGACTGCACGCTTCTTGGAGCCCTTACCGTCCAAGATCACCTTATCGCACAGGGGCTTGGCCCGCCGAATCATGAAGTCGACGCGACCCCCCAACTTGTGCCCGTCTACCTCGGAATCGAGCTTGATCTCGGCCCGCGCCATGGGGCCCAGCAGTCGGTGAAACCGGATGGCACCGAGCGCCCGAGGGACCGTATCTCGAACGTCAGCCTCCAGCTCCTCTCGTGAAGCGTAGTTACTGCCCTCCCCATCGAACTCGATGTAACGACCCTTCTTGTTTGACTCTTCGTCGATCACCCGCTGCACGGTCTCATCGACCAAGTCCATGACGAGCTTACGGGGCTTGGGATCTCGCGAGCGCCACAGCTCTCTCTCGTAGAAATCCTCGATGAGCGACGACACAATGGACCCATAGAGCGTGTTGACGGCGTTCTCCTCCTTCCCCAGATCTGGCTGGCCCACATAGGCAAACCAGTAGCGAAGGGCACAGTCCCGGAGGTACTTGTAACCGGAGTAAGAGAGGTACATCTACTTCTTCCTCGCGCGGGCACGCTCTAGATACTCCAGAATCAAGCTGGAGACTTCCTGACTCACGTCCAGCGACCCGATGTTGTCCTCCAGGGACGCCGATGTGTCCAAATCCTGCTGCTGTCGCAGCGACCGCGCAAACTCCTCGATGACCTCCTGACGCTGCTCCTGCCGATCTTTCTTCTCCAGGTCGAACACCTCACTGGCAGGGGGTACCCGCAGGGGGACCTCTTGGGCGCTGATCCCGCTGAAGTTCGTCTGGAGGATCGCAACCTTAGGGACCCGAGTCAGATTCTCCTTAACCAGAGCGCCACGACTGAGAGCGCCCAGGTTGACGAAGGTCTTCCCGCCAACCTTCACGATCCCCTGGTCGATGTGCCAATGCCCAAAGCAGTTGTGTACCAGCAAACCCCCAGCAACGTACTGCTCTGAACTGGTTCGGAAGTTGTGGACGGGCCCCTTGTAGGCGACGTCGCATATTTCAGTGATCCTTGCATAATACAAGCCCTCATGGAAGAAGCCGGACACACGGGTTTTCTGACGCTCTGGGGGCCTAATCCCCATGCGAGAGGCTAACTCGCAACCAGAGTCCCCATAGAAGGCCACAATGTGGCAGGGGTGGTTCTGGTGCTGTTTAGGAGGACACACTTGGAAGCAGGGGCGCCAGCCCACAGACAGAGCCAGGAAGAACAATTGGAAAGCCAGTTTCCGAGAAGCTGTAGCCCCCGCAACCTCTACCTTGGTCGACCTGGCATGCCCATCCCCCAACAGCCAGCCAAGCAGAAGCTCCTTACGATCAATAGTCGGACGTTCCCATACCCAAGCAGAGACCTCTTTTTGGTCTGAATAGCGGCCGCCGTGCTCTTTGAAAAAGGCGGTGATGTTGAGACCGTAGGCGCACAGTTGGATGCAGTTGGGGTTATCTGGGTGCGCGTGCTCATGAACGGTCAAACCGAAGTGACGCTTCACAAGAGTCTTGACGTCGAGGTGTAAGGCATGTTCGAGAATATGAAAACTCCAGCCAACACCGGCTACAGGGGCGCCCTTGCGATTGTTGATCAAGTGCCCCTCAGCAAGATAATAACCTAGTAGTCGAGACAGTCCTGCATACGAACGAGCCTCCGTGGGAACTGAAGGAACGGGCACCCCCAAGTAGTCACCCTTAACAAGGCTTCCTGCGGCGCACCAAGTGGGCTCCACGAAAGGCTTGTCAGTGCAACTACTACAGGGCGCTGATGAGGCCGTCTTATCTGGGTAACAACGGCGATTAACCTTGGCGGCCCAGAAGGGGTGTTCTGACGTAACACCTTCAACGAGCGGAGGTAGCCCCTCGACCTCGAAATGGATCAGAGGCTCATTCACTTGCCTTGGGGGGTGGACAGCCTCCACCACGGTCGACTTTGAGCCCGCCATGTGCTGGCCGACCTGCACGTCCTCAATGGGGATAGGTCGGTATAAGGCGTCCAGTACAGGTGTCTGTGGGGGAAAGCACCAGGCATCAGGGCCCCCTTCATAGACGAGATCCCTGTATCGGAAAACTGGCTCCCCAAAAAACTCCTCAACGCGGGTAGGCGGATTCTCAGCAGCAAGCTGGTGGACGATGGCTACCAAGTGCTCCCCGTCCTTCTTGTGTGCCTGCCGCAGCTCGTCGAGGGTACGGTTGGGGGCGTAGGGAAACCCCACCACGCGTACGCATTCGGGCCCCTCCCCAAACGTCACGTCCCGCAACTTCTTGAACACCCCCGCCTCGTAGAGGACGCCGATGGGTTGCCTATCCACAGTGTCGAGGTTGTTATGGGCCATGTCGTGGTTGCCCTCGACATGGTACACCGGACAAGGATAACCAGCGTGTAGAGACGCCGTACGCGCTACCAAGGCGTGTGAATTGCGAGTGGCCGCCTTGACGTGGAAGTAGTCACCCCCATCGAGCACCGCCTCGACCGCTTGCTCTTCCGCGATGTGACCCACCTGAGTCAGCAGGTCCCACACCTCTGCCTGGTAGTCGCCCTTCCAACTCAAGGGGGAGCGATCTGATACATGGCAATCGGTGCGGAACAGCAGCTTCATCAGTGAATACGATGTCCCGGTTCGAGCCGTTGCTCACAAGTTGGGCACGCGCCAAGTGCCTCGAACTCGCTGATCAACTGGGTGACTTCATTCTCACACCGAACACAGCGAGCTTCTGCTTCTTCGACTTCAGCCGCCAGCTTGTCGTACCGAGTCGCAGTCTGGCAAAGCCAGACGAACTGCTGGTAACTTGCCTTCAAGGTTTTAGGGTCCAGCAGCTTGGGCTTGACCGCCTCGGTGAGCGTCAAAAACTTGACCTTGAGCCGCTTCAGGTAGTTGAGCCACTTGACCAAACGCTTCAGCTCTTCCCTCGCCTGATGGATGGGCTCGAGTTTCGGCAGCTCGACCAGGCAGGTTTGCTCCAGCGTCACAATCTGCGGCTCCAGAGGCGTCAGCCGATCGCTCCAACCGGTCAGCAAGGTAAACTCTTCCCGCTGCTCGGCAGGGGGTTTCATGAGAGCCGGCTTCGTAGCAGTCTCCAGGGCGTCCACATGGGCCACCAAAGCTTCGTAGTCATGCTCGAAGCGCCTCAGGTCCAGGATTCTGTGAAAGCTCTCCTGAAGGCTCTGAGGGACCGGTAACTCGGGCTTAACCGCCGTGCGCAAAGCTCGAATGGCCACCGCGTACTCTTCCAGCTTCGACAGAAACCCCAAGAGCCGATCTAGCTCGTCCCCCACAGCCTCGACCCGCTTTCGGTCGGCCTCAACTTCCCGGACCCGAGTGGTGGCCTCATCGAGGCCGTCGTAGGTCTTCAACTCGTCTTCCAGCTTGATGAGGTCCCCCACCCGAACCTTGCGTTCGGACACCGCCGCACGCCGGTCTTTCTCAACCAAGCGTAGGGCCTCGTTCAGGTCATCGAGCTTGGCCACGTCCCCAAGGACGTCCGCCGCTACTGAGCCCGACTCCCCGAGCAAGAAGATCGGCTTGAACTGGTCCCCCACCTGGACAACAACCTTGTCGTCCCCAACTTTGAGTGGCTCGAACCCTTCCAAGAAGTGGAGGTTGCCACGTTCGACCTTAGTGTAGACCTGCTTCTTTCCCGCAGTATTCCACACGGTGTACTGATTGACAGCATCACCCTTCTCCCACTTAAAGGTCATCTTGCCAACGATCTCGATACGCACCGTGCAATGACACTTGCACTTCTTGGCGTTGCGCCGAATACGGGCGCACGTTGCAGGGCTATGGCGCACAAAGTCTGACCCCTTGGCTCCGGTAAGAGCATACTTGACGGCTCGGATCAGGGCGCTCTTCCCAATGTTCGACCTCCCGACCAAGGCGGTGAACCCGTCAACCTCGACCTCGACGTGCTCCAGGCTCTGAAAGTTGTCGACTGTGATCTTCAGCATCAGTCAGCCAGAGCTTCCTCCGCCTCCGCAACATCATCAGGCTCGTCCACGTCCCCCATGCCTTCCCCACTATCTTCCTCTTCGATATCTGAAGCCTCGAAGGCGTCTTCGTCGAAGTCCGAGGGGACGTCGTCGAGAACTGTATCTCCGGCGTCTCCCATGATGACGTTGAGGCCGTCGAGGCCCTCTTCAATCAAATCTTCCTGAGAGGGGTCCTCACCCAGGGCCGCCAAATCTTCCGAGCGAATGGCCTCCCCCACCAATCCCTTGACCTCTGTGAAAATGGATGGGTGCTCGCGGAAGAAGGTTCGCATTCCCTCTCTACCCTTGATCTTGTGCGGACCGTAGGTGTACACCGCACCATTGCGCTTGACGATACCGTGAGCACTTGCAGTATCGATGATACTGAACAGCTCGTCGATGCCCTGTCCATAGCGGATGAAGATCTCAGTCTCGTGACCTTGCTTACCATCAAGCTTGTTCTTGATGACACGGACGTTGGTCTTGTTGCCGTAGGGGAAGGACCGGGACTTGCGCGTGGCAGGGTCCTTGCGCTTGACATACTCATGTCCCTTGCTGGTCGTACGCAATCGAACGGCACAGTAGAACTTGAGGGCCTTACCGCCTGATGTGTTTTTGTTGGCGCCCTTGGCCTGCTGACCGTCGATGGCCGAGCGCTCCTGGTTGACCCAGATAAGGGAGGTACCCCTCCCAGGCGCGTCGTGGAGCCACTTCTGAATCAGGGGCAGGAAGCGACTCATCTGGCGAGCCTGAGCACCGATGGTCTCTGCCTGGTCGACCTTCTTGCCCAAGCTCGATGCAGGGATCATGGCAGACACACTGTCCACCACGATCAGGTCGGCCCCCGCCATGATCGAGATGTAGATGTCCTTGACCCCATCCTCCAACGTGTTGGGTTGGTAGATGAGGAGATTACTCTGATCGAAGTTGACCCCTAGATTCTGGGCATACCCATGTTGGAGGGCATGCTCAAAGTCGAGAAACACCGCCACGCCGCCTTCCTGTTGGGCACTAGCGACGGCCTCCAACGACATGGTGGTCTTCCCGCTCGACTCTGGACCGTACAGCTCGACCATGTAGCGGCGGGGGTACCCCGGACAGACGAGAGTCTTCCCATCAGTTGCCAGAGTGCCACCGATCAAGGTATCCACCAAGAGACTACCTGACGGTACCACATCGAGCCCACTCAAGTTCTTTGAGACAGGATCAGCGCCCATGTTCTTCTTGATGTTGGCGCGGATAAGGCCAGCTACGTCCTTCTTGGACCCTGCCTTCTTCGTGACTGCCGCCTTCTTGACGGGAGCCTTCTTCGCCGCCTTCTTGACGGGAGCCTTCTTCGCCGGGGTAGTGATGGTTTTCTTCGTAGCAGCCATGTTCAGGTCTCCACATCCACATCCTCCGGAGCCAACTGACTGAACCGGAAGTATCGACTGTTCTCTTTGAAAGCGAGCCCCGCCCTCGTAGTCTTGCCCGCGTTGCGCCCGCGTGTGTAGGTGTGAATGCGCGCGTAAGAGTTGCGCTCCGAAGGGGTCAGCTCATCCTCACTAATCTTGCCGTTCACGAAATTCCAGAAGCGCGCGGCCTGGCGAGCAACGATGAAGGCGTCAGCCTCGTTGTGATTCCAGCGCTGGATACCAGTATCCCCCCTGGCAGCGTCCACCATGTCAGCTTTCTCCATTCGACCACGCCGAACCTTGGGATCCATCCGCGCCAACGACTTGAGGCTCGTTGGGTCGAAGTAGACAACATCCTTACGGGACAAGTATGCTGCTTCGTTGACCTGGACAAACAGGCCATACATCCCTTCGGAAAACTCTTCTCCATACAATGGGGACTCGACCCCCATGGCCTCGACAGGATACCGTTCCAGCAACTCACACGTCCTCTCACGCAAGTAGATGTAGCGCTTCACAAACACCCACTTGGAGGGGGTCGAGAAAACGCCCTTGGCCCGGACCCTAGCCTCACCGCCGACTGAGTTGTCATGGACACACCAGCCGAACCCCGTAAGACTAGGGTCGAGGCCGAGCGTGATCACACGTTGTCGATGACGTCGTTGTAATCGCCCGTATCGTCGTCCATGTCGCTGCCGCCAGCACCATCGTCGATCCCCAGCTTGATCTTGAGATCAGCCGTGGAAAGCGAACGGAACGGATCCAGCTTCTCGTAAAGCTTGACAGCCCTCTCCAAAACCATGGCCCTGAACTTGTCATTCCGGCGCCACGTGGCGGGGCCGTTGGCGTTGACATCGAAGTTCTGGAACCCCGAGTTGGTGCAGTCGAGCTTCACGTCCTGATGCGCGATGTCGGTACTGTTCTTCTTCAAACTCGCGTTGAGCTTGTGAACCGCCTCGTAGCTCTTTGACGACAGACGCCATGGCTTGAGTCGCCAGTGCTTAGCCAATCGATCTTTGTCGATAGTCAGCTCCCCGTCCTCTTCCACCGTCGGGTAGATGAGCAACAAGGTGCCGAAGTAATTGCGTATGTCGCCGAGCTGCTTCCACACAGCATCGGCATCCTCGCCATCTTTGCCCATTCTGGTATACACATAGCCAATACCTTCTTTGTAGTGGGCTTCCCACTTTTTGAACTTGGCGACGTTGATGTCGAGCTTCTCCGCTTCCGTTAAAGCGTCAACATCCTTGCCCAGCTTCTCAGCAACCTTGGCCAAGGCTCGGTTTCCGACTTCGACCATCTGCTCTCGAGTAGCCGTCTGCCCTTCCTTGGCCAACTTCCTCTTGAGGGCCAAGGCCGCCGCGATGGCGATGGGGTGGAAGTAGACAAAAGCCACGAGATGACTGCGGCCCTTCTCAGACTTGAACCAGTCCTGCCGGTTGCCGGTTGCGTGCTTCTTGTCCTCGGGTTCTACGCCAATGTCTTCCTCATAAGCGTCGAGGTCATCAAACGGATCACTCATGATTCAATCTCCTAACGGTCGCCTAGTGCCCACGGTGCGTTTTCTCTGGCTTGCTTGCGGGTGGACCCAGAACGAACAACTGACTCTACACCACGGAATGGTCAGAGGTCCTCAAAAAGATCGGAATAGTCCTCTCCTTCTCCATCAAGGAATGCATCCACATCGTCATCCTCGGTGTCGCCCGTATTGTGGCCCTCACCCCCGCCCTCCCCATCATCCTGGGCTTCCTCTTCCTCGACAGGGCCTTCGCCTTCGCCCTCACCCCCGCCCTCCCCATCATCCTGGGCTTCCTCTTCCTCGACAGGGCCTTCGCCTTCGCCCTCTCTCCCATCCTCTTCCTCAACAGGCTCTTCACCGGGGCCTTCACCCTCTCCCTCGTCGCCGGTCTCGTCGGACAACAGGCTATCAACATCGATACCATCATCCCTGGAAGACCCTTCAGCGAGCTCAGGCTCAGCGAGCTCGACCTTCTTGGCTGGCGGCGGTTTCTCCGGCTCTTCCGACTTGCCTTCACCCTCGACTCCTTTGAGGATATTCTCGTCGAAAATGACGGATAGCTCGTCCTCGTCGGGGACCCCGACCTTCCCTCGACCCTCGCCCGTTTCGTCGCCGTACTGCCCCCCTGCCTCGACCTCGACTTGGAGGAGCGATCGTTGAAGACGAATGGCACTCATTGTCTCTTGAAGTTCCTGGTGCCGCATCTTGACGGCCTTTTCAACGAAGTCCACGTCAGCAATGGTATGCTTGATCTTCTCGATCTTCTGGTACTCATCCCTTTGGAGCATAGCGATCATGGCGCGGCGATCTTCGATCGCTGGAAGACGACTGACTCGGTTGTCACTAACCAGCAGGTTCTGGGCGCCAATGTCGTAAGCCGTTTGAAGCTCGCTCAACTGCATCGTCAACATGTGCTTTTGACGACTGAGCTTGGACCGCAGGACCCCCGCAGCGTTGAGAAAACCACGAGTCTTGCTGATTATCCCCATCAGGTACTCAGTACCTCTGGCAGCGGGATTAGGATCAAGCTCAATGACGTAGGTGTCAATCTGGTCGTAGATCTTTTGGGCTTGCTCGGGGGTCATGAGTCTGGATTCTCCTGCTTTTCCAACAGCTTCTTGATGCGAACGTCGTATCGCTCGCAGGCAGCCTTCAGCTCACCACTCGCCGTTTGCTTTGAGACCATCCGCCGGACTACTGCATCCAAGTAGACCTGGGTCACGATCCTCTTGCTGACGAGGCACGCTACGACCTCAGCTTCCTCGGGAGCCCACCCCTCTCGGTTTTCCCGCTGAGCCGTAGCCGACACCATGCTCCACCGCTTCTGACCGTTGGCGTCTCGGTCCTCGATGGAGAAACCAATTGTCACTCGACCGAAGCGGATCTCACTCTCCAGCTGATTGAGCCGCTCCTGTGGTGTCTGTGGTGTCTTTGGCATCACCCCTCTTTACACCAATGAGGGCATCCGTGACCGCTTTCCCGAGCACGGAATTGCGAGATCGGACCTTGTTGTTCTCAATGGCCCGCTGGATGGCACGTTCTTCACCCAGAAGCCAAACCTGGCGTCGGGCGCGCGTCACACCCGTGTAAAGCAGGTTGCGCTGGAGCATCCAGCCCTGGCTGTTCACAATCGGCATGATCACCACATCGAACTCCGACCCTTGACTTTTGTGCACGGTGATCGCGTAGGCCAGCTGGAGCTTGTCAGGGGCTTCGCTGAAGGGGAAGGAAACGACGGCATCCCCACCGTGCTCCCCTGCCCCGTGTACGCGCAGGATCAACTGCTCCTTCACATAGTCGATGCCGTGCAGTTTGGCCATGTCACCGTTGTAGACCTCCCGCTGATAGTCGTTGCGGATGACCATCACACGGTCGCCTACCCGAAAAAGCATCTCCTCCTTAGTACCGGGTTTGCGGTACCGCCACTCCAAAGGTCCCGGGGGGTTGAGCCGTTCACGAAGAGCTTCATTGAGACTGTTTACCCCCACAGCACCTTGGTACTTCGGACTCAGCACCTGGAAGTTGGCATCGCGCTCCTTGAGACGAGCAGCCATGTTCACAATGACGGCACGGACCTTCTCTTCGTCGGGGATCCTTACGAATTTCAGCTCGCTCTCACCCTTAGGTTCACCCAATTCCGGCATCTCACCTCGATTGATGGCGTGACTGCCTCGAACAATAGCGCTCCGATGACTCTGCCGGAAGATCTGAGTCAGCCGCACTCGGGGAATGGCCTCACAGCTCACCAACTCCTTGAGTACGTTGCCCGCCCCCACACTCGGCAGCTGGGCATCGTCCCCCACCAAAACGACCATGGTGTCGGGTTGAAGCGCCGACAGCAGACGGTAGAGCAGTTCCTGGTCCACCATGCTGACCTCGTCAACGATCACGGCATCACACTCAGTCAAGCGGTTATCAGCATTGTGCCCCCACTCCGAACTGTTGTACCGAAGCTTGCGATGGATCGTGAAGGCATCGTGCCCCACCACAGCGCCTAAGCGCTTAGCTGCGATGCCTGTGGGAGCCAGCAGCTCGAACCTCAGGTGAAAGGACTCCAGGAGGCGGACCAGGGCGCGCACGACCGTGGTCTTCCCCGTTCCAGGAAGCCCTGTCAGAACGAGAACTCGCTTGTCGGCAAGTTGCGAAACAGCTTCTCGTTGACTCTCAGACAGCTCGATGCGGTTGGATCGCTCGTAGTCCTCGATGAAGGGTTCGAGGTCAACCGTGATCTCAGAGGGGAGGATCATGCGAGCCAAGATCTTCGCAGAATCACGCTCGTACCGGTACAAGGCCGGAGCGTAGATGCCCGTCCCGCGCTCCAAAATCACAGCCCTTCGGTCCACCAGATCCTGGACCACATCACTGAAGTCGTGGTTCTCGAACGACCGGGTACGCTCACGGGTCGTTATGTCTACGATGTGCCCCGTCAGCTCCCCCCGCCTCAGGAACAAGTGACCTTGGGTCGTAGCCTGCCACAGCGCCCACAGCACTGCGCCCTCTCGACGACGAGGGTCGTCGGTTCCGATGTTGAGTTTCTGCCCCAGCTTGTCGACGGCCTCGAAGGTGAAGCCCTGGACTTCCAGAAGTCGATAGGGGTTCTGCTGAATGACAACGGGCGCGTCAGACCCAAAGTGCCCGATCACGGCGTCCACCATGTCGGCTCGAAGCCCAGCTTGCTGCATCAACAGAGCCGTACCCTTGGCCGCCAACATCTGAAGCCAGCCGATGACCGCGGCTTCCACCTGCTCAGGGGAAAACCCTGGGACGGGAACCTGTCGAACTAAGTCAGGGTCGTTCAGGGCCTCGAACACGTCGCCGTCATGTACCTCGACCCACTTGCGGCAAAACACTGAATCATGGCAGCCCTGCACACAGACATGAAGAAAGTGGGCTTGGTCTGATGGTCCGGATGCCCAGGGAGCCCAGCTGGTCACCGCGAGCTGGGACCCGTACTTGGGGTGCTTCTTCCACTCCCCCACCAGCTCCAAAGAGAGATCGGGCTCCAACCGAGAGACACCGTGAAGATTCCCTCGAAAGGTGACGCGCCTGGGCACCGTCCCGGCATCATCGGTGCCCCTTGCATCAACATCGATCTGCCCAATCACGAATGCGCCCTCCTGGTACCGAACATCGACGATCCGCCCTCTCAACTTCATTGCAAAGTCTCCAACAAAGGGTAGTGCTTGACTGTGATGGCCCGGACTGAACGCACGCGGGACCCGAGAACCGCAAACCACCCGTGTGGCCTCATCAACCAAAACTGCTCCCCCCATCGAGGATACTGAGAAGCCATGACATTCCAAAAGCCGAACCGAGGGTCATCCTCGAACAGGACCAGGGGCACAAGCGTCAAGTAGTCCTCCCCCCAGGCTGCAAACAAAGCGGACCCTTCGATCCGTCGCATGGGTGGGCTACCCATCTGCATGGCGGATTGGGCATTCCTGTACACTGGAACGTCGTAGTAGGGCCCGACGTTGACCAAGGGGCACCGCGCCCGCAGGTCATCCCGCAAGTCACGTAGCTGATGAGTCACCTGGCTTTCAACCACCAACCAACTCCAGGAACTCGCGCTCACCAATGCACTTGGTACCGTAGGAACGGGCCTTCTTGGCCTTGCTTGTCATAGAGTTGGGGTTCGCCATCACGAGGTACGTCAGCCCCCTGGTCACCCCACTCTTGACAGAGGCACCCGCCTCGGATGCCAAATTCTCCAAGAGATCGCGCTTGTTCTCCATTGTGCCCGTGAAGCATACTGATTGCCCCGTCAGCGCGCCTTTGGGCCGGGGACGGATCCCAACCCCTGCCGCCAAAAGCCGCTCGATGAAACCACTGTGGCGCCGTAGCCAGCCGTACAGCGACTGAGCCCGAACGGGCCCTATTCCCGGAATGGCACTAAATTGGTCCAAGCCAGCCGCCTGCACCTTCTCCAGAGTGTCGTAGCCCGCGTTCACGACCAGCTCGATGGTGCTGACCGAGCACAGGGGGATGGCGAGGCATCCCAGCCACTTCTCCAGGGGAAGGGGCACGACAGCTCGCAAATTACCGTAGACCGTCTGGGCACTCTTTTCACCCATCCGGTCAAGGGCCGCCAAATCCGCCACGGAAAGGCCGTAAAGGGCGGGGACATCCCTAGCCAGGCCCTGCTGTACCAGCTTGTGAATGAGGGCCTCTCCGACCTCCAGGATGTTGAGCTTCCCGATCCAGTTCCTCAAACGTCCCTCAGCTTGAGCAGGACATTCCCCGAGGTTCGGGCAGATCAGATGCTCCCCCTTGAACTCCAAAAGACCTCCGCACTCAGGGCACTTCTCGGGCACGGGGGCTGTGGTTCCGGTCCCACGCACCACAGCCGCGATGCGAGGAATCACATCGTTGGCGCGCACCACGGCGACAACAGCCCCAACGTCAATACCCAGCCGTTGAATGTACTTCCAGTTGTAGAGGCTGGCTCGCTCAACACGGGTCCCTAGCAAACGCACCGGCTCCAGGATGGCAACGGGGGTAGCCAGCCCCTGTCCCCCGATTTGAACAATGATCTGCTTGAGCGAGGTATCTCGCCGCACGGGCGGGAACTTGAACGCCACCGCGCCCACGGGGTTGAGCCCATCAAATCCCAACTCTTCCTGATAGCCCAAGTCATCGAACTCGACCACCAACCCGTCAATGTCGTAGGGAAGCCCTTCCCGAATTGTCTGCTGGTAGTCGACCCAGATGTCATGAGGGCTCTTGATGCCCGGACGGAAAGCCGTGAGGTAGGCGCTGGGGGTCTCCATGCCTAGGACCTCCCGGATGTACAAGACCTGTCGGTACCGAGAAGAGTAGTCCCAGTCGGGGGTCTCCAGACCGTCGATCTGGTAAAATAGGACGGTCAGGTGCTTACACCCCTTCCCATCGTACCGACGGGCGATGCCAGACGCGCCATTGCGGGTGTTAGCGTAGTCGTCCTGGAAGTGCTCCCGGAAGTCGGCCTTCAAGATCACGATCTCGCCGCGTAAGGTGATCGTCATGGGGGTGTCCAACTCTTGCCGGACCCCCTTCATACGAGCCACGTTGGGCGTGATGTCCTCCCCTTCAAGTCCATCCCCTCGGGCCACCGCGCGCACCAGCTTCCCGTCCTCGTAGTCCACCGAGACGCTGATCCCGTCCAGCTTGTCGGTGACACAGAGCTTGTTGAGAGGCTCCTGGGGGTCCTGGGCAGGGTCCTGGGGGTCGGGGCGGGAGTGCTTGCGGATCCAAGCCGTCATCATCTCCTGCGACGACACCTTGCTCAAGGACCCCATGGGGATGTGGTGCCGAACCTTAGGCCACTCGCTCATGGCGGGAGCCCCCACCGCGGCTAGCTGAGGGCTGTCGGAACGAATCTCAGACAGCTCGTCGACCATCCCGTCGTACTCCTCGTCCGACATGATGGCCACGCCATTGTAGTAAGCTTCCCGGGCTTCCTGGATGCGCTCTTCTAACTCGTCGGCACGAGCAGCCTGTACCTCGTCCAGGATGTCCATCGCCGGACTATACACCGACTAGGAGGCTGGGTCCCTTCCAGGATCACCTGATGGGGCAAGCGCCGCCCTGGCACTCTTCGATCTCGATATCACCGCCTTTGACGAGAGGATGCCAATGCTCGATTCCATCGTACCGCTGCCAGTACTCTTCCTCAGAAATCGCTTCGTAAGGCGGCTGCTCATAGCCATGCGTTGAAGGCAAACAGGAAGTGCTCTTGAGTTGAGGAACATATTCCTTCAAGCAGGACGCCAGCTCTTCACGATCAGTCTTGGGGTTAAAATTTAGCGTGGCTGAGACCGCATTGTCGGCCCACCACCTCTGAATGGTGGCCTGGCGCTCGAACTGCCCACGGATAGTCTCGTTTTCCTTGGTAGTCTGCCCGTTGGGTGCGCGCATGGGGAACGAGAAGACCCAGGTGTGTCCGGTTTGGTCGTAGACATCCTCTTCATACGGAACGCCAGCTTCCATCATAGCACCCGCCATGGGGTCGTTCTTGGCGATTCGCGTGCGACGAACATAGAACGGCGAATGGGGGGCGTGGATACCGGGGCTGGACCCATTCAAAAGGCTAATGGTTCCGCTAGGTTTGACTGTCGTCACCGTGATGGGCTTGTTCACTTGTAGCTCAGCGGCATACTCATCGGCTTCACGCCGACACGTGCCGTACCATTCAGCAAGCTGCTCGGGAGTCCACGAGAAGTCGCAGATGCCACCCAAACCAACGCCGACCCGCATATTGGTGCGACCCACAGCGTTGCTCTTGGGGTCGAGCAGGGGAGTCACTCGTTGGCGCATCGTGTAGCGAGTCACCAGACGGAAGACCACAACGGGGTCGACTCCCTTTTCGAACTTCGCAGGGAAGACCTCCGCGAGGTTACAGCTCTCCCGGTCATGAAGGGCTTGCTCCCCACACGGGTTGACCCCCATTGCACTGGGGTCCGTCTGACGCACGAGTGGCAGATTGAGGAGCCCCGGCTCCCCGTACTCAATGTTGTCGTTGACCAAGGACATCCAATCGAAGTCCTTGATCTCATCCCAGTCCTGGAATGAGATCGAGTTGTTGCTCGTGTGTCGATGGGAAGCGACGGCCGCGTAGTCCTTCTTCGCATCGCGGAACTCCTGGTCATCCGAACGCCCCAGCGTGATGAGTGCCGACCGTCGGACGTTGCCACTCTTGATGCACAGTCCGATGTGGTTGGTGATGTCCAAGCATTCGACGCTGTTGAGCTGCCGACCCTGGGCACCCCTGACGATAGACCAGACGGCGCGCAAAAGGTTCGTAAGAGGGCCGGGGCCGCACGCAATGCCGCCGAACGTCTTGATCAGGGCCCCGCGGGGGCGGATGTTGCTGACATCGACCACGACGTCTTCCCCGTTGAAAGCGGCATTGAGGACTCGGCGCAGAGACTCTACCCAACCCGACCGTGAATCGGCAGCATGGTAGACGGGAGTCGAGCCGTTGAGGAACTCCGGACCCTCAGGCTTCACCTCACCAACGTTCTCGTGCTGATCGCTGCACCACACGGCCATGCGAGCCCCAGAAACCTTGGCCGTTGGCAAGCTTTCGATGCTGGTCAAACCCACCCCCACTCCCCCTCCGAGCATGAGCTGGTTCGCGGTCCAGCACCAGTCCTCTAGCTCGTAGAGCGTCGAATACCAGCAGTTGAATCGAGCGTCGGCCGGGATACCCTCAACCCCTCCGACCCACAAGCTTCGTCCTGGTGGCAACGCCTGCATTGTCCAGAACAAGTGGAACAGCAGCTCAGCCTCGCTACGAGTCACCCCCAGCACGAGATTAACGTTACCCTCTACCACCCGCCGAATTGTGTCGGTCCAGGTCTCCCCTTCCCGACTGTACTTCGTCAGGTAGGTGGACCTCGCCAGCAAAGAGTCGAATGGGTCACGACGCTTGCGGTAAGGAGCAAGGAAATCCTCGCTGAAACGGAACTCGGTGGTGGTGGTAGTAGGCTGCTGTGTAATCAACATCGACTGGGGTCCTTCAGGTGGCGATGGCGAGCACGGCAAGCTCAACCTGAGTTCGCTTGGAAGGGGCCGTGCTTTTGACCAGGGCGTCCAATCTACATAGATGCTGCATCTGCCCCAGCATCGCTTGAAGCGAGTGCTTTTGGGCTTGGGGGATCAGAGTTTTCTCGCATCGGAAACGATGCATCTCAAGCCGGTCGGCGATAGCTTGTGACCCGTCCCCACGGTCCAGCATCTGCCTGACGATGACCAACTTGGAAAGTGTGCGCATGAGCGCTGTGGTGATAATCACGGAAGCGCCATCACCCTTGTCCCCATAGAGCATAGCAACCTTGTTCATCGCCCTTACAGGCTGCTTCGAGTAGGCGTCTTCGACGATCTCGTAGCCCTCGGCAGAGGGCTGGGAAGCCACCACCAACTTCAACTGCTTCTCGGTGGCCATGCCTCCCTCCGCCAAGAGGGCCAGCTTGGACAGCTCGTTGTGGATGCACCCAAGGTCATAGCCAACGTGGCGGATCAACATGGCAGCCAACATCTTGTCGATCTTAACCCCCACATACTTGGCCTCACGCATGATCACTTCGACCTGCTTCTCGTCCTCCCATGGCTTCGGCTGCTGGTGCTCGTACACCCGCCCCTTGGCAGTGGCTTCCTGCCACACCTTCGGCACCGAATCGCGCCGAAGTATTGCCACCAATACGACCGAATCGTCCGAAGGGTCACGCTCCTTGAGGTATTGCTTCAGGTATGGACCATCGACCTTATGGGCGTTGTCGAGGATGATGACCCGCTCCGTCATGTCAAACGACATTGTCTCGCACTCGTCGACCAGCTCAGCATCAGACACCTTCGTCCCATCGAGCTGACTGACTTGACGGTCTTTCCAACTACGTGCCGTCCGAATGACGCGATCGAGCAAGAACTCTTCAGTCCCGAAAGCAACGACGAAGGGCACCTTCTTCGCCATGCATCACCCCATCAAGGCGCTCGCAAGCGCCGCCTTGAAGTGAAAGGAAAGAAGCGCTGTCTTGGGCAACGTGCCCAAGGCGCGAAGATGGGCTCGAACCTTGACCAGCTTCTCCAAGCCAAGCTTGTGCCGAAGCTCCCGGATGTCGCTCATCAGATCGAGGTTGGTCAACGACGCAGGCTCATAATCAACCAGGAAGAGGTCCTTGATGATGTGGTCGAGGAAGGCCAACCCTTCAGGTAGGTCGTCTGACTTCTTCTTCGAGTCAGCTTGAAGGGCGTCCGTCGTGTGAAAAGCGGTGACCAGATCACGATTTGCCGCCGCCCGCAGGATGGTCACCATGCGGTCGCGCACCTGAATTCGAGAAGAAGCCCACAATCTGAAGGCTCGCCCCAGAGACCCGTCGGACAAGCGCGCACAGACCAGAGCCGCGTCAGCATCACTCCCTCGCTCACACAGCTTGCTGACGATGAATGCCTCACTGAGCCGGTTGTAGCGCACCAGCCCACAACGAGAGCGAATGGGCGGGAGAACATCAGCAAGGCGTTCCGCAAGCAAGAAGAACCGTGTTGCGGGCGGGGGCTCCTCCAGAGTCTTGAGTAGGGCGTTGTCAGCCCCAGCCGACATCTGATCAGCTCCGTCGATGATGATGTAACGGTCCCGGGAAAGAGTGGGGTACATCTTGGCCTGGGCCAGGACCTCCCGAACCTCCTTGACCTTGAGGTCCTTGCCAGGCTCGTCGGGTTCGAGCAGTGCCAGGTCAGGATGGGTGCCAAGGCCCCCACCAGCGCCGATCATCACGGCGCTGGGCCCGAACGATTGTTTAGCGGCTTGCAGAACAGAGAAGCGGCGGCCGACCCCCGAAGTGCCCACGAGTAGCAAGGGGTCCTTCACCTTCCCCTCGATCACGCATTGGAGGGTGCGTAGACCCTCTTCCTGCTCATGTACTTCGCTCAGCACTGCTCACCCAAAATAGGGGTCCTAGTGTCGGCTTCCACCGGCACCAACTGCATCACCACCAAGTAGTGTTGACCACACCCCTGGCACACGACCCGGTGTGGCTCGCGCCCACTGCTCTGACAGACACTCTTACACCGAAGGCAGCGCATCAGGGAGGCTGAGTTGTCAGATTTCGTGGCGTCCATGTCAAAGCTGTCCGACGTACCGGGCAATCAGGATCGGGCTGCAAGAAGGACGTGCCGATAAAGGAACTCGTGGACCTGGGCGTACGGCTTTTCGTCTTGTAGCCCGTTGTCCGAAACGCGAACTACGACACCTTTCAAGGCGTTACGGATCGGGGCCGCGCGCCACGCCATGAGGAAGTAATTGGAGCCAGTGAACTGGCGCTCAAAATAGGCCAACGAGTCAGGAGAGGGCGGCCGACCTGACAGCCACATTCTCACCGCGATCGACATCGCATATCCGCGCTTTTCCCAGTGCACTCGTCCGGGAGCGGGCCAGGGCGCAACGAGCGCGAGCCCCCCGACGAGCACGAGAGTTTCCCAGCCCGTGAGCAAGAAGCTGGTGACGATTGTTGCAGCCAGAGCGCTGGTGATGATGGCGATGAACGCAGCCATTGACCTCTGTACAACCGCGCACCCCAACACGTAGCCCAGAATTGGCACGAGCATCAGCCACGAATGCCACCCCGCTAGCCATGCATACACCAGCAACGGTAAGGCCACGAGGATCTGAGGGAACATATAGGACACCTGAAACCACCCGGGGAACCGCCGACTGTCGTACAGATGGACATACTCGTGCGCCAATACCGTGAAGCTCGCTTCAGGATCCTTCGAATAGTACCCAAAGTTCGGAAACCAAATGGTCTTCCCCAGCGTCGTGACATATTGGTCCATGAAGCCGGGGTTGAAGGGCCACACCAGAAACCCAAGGGTCAGCATGAACCAAGATTCGTTTTTGAAACAGACCTTGAAGCCTGGCACCCATCTGTTGATGTCTGCCTCGAACTTCCGCAGTATATTGATGTCCACGTTTCACCCTACAAATTAACCGAGCCGCCTGTGTTGACTCCCCAAGAGTGGCCGCACTTGGTGCAGCGGTACAGTCGCTGACCCCCTGCATTTTGGAGATGTACCTCCTGCGCCGTGATCGAGTCACACTTGGGATTGCGACACTTGAGCTGAACTGGTACGGGCTCTTCTTTTGCGCGCTTGGATAGGCCGGGAGTTGTCCCCGCCGGATCTACTTCTGTCATGATGTCCCTTCTGACATGGCTGGACCTCGACAAGTCGGGGCCACTTACAATGACGACGTTGGGTAGTCGTCAGTGAACAGACTCTGCAAGATGCCAAGCACCCGAGCATAGAAGGTGCGGTCCCGGGCGTCGAGAGTCCCAGGGGCGAAATGCACCTCGGGGTCTCGAACGGTCGGGGTGGCGGCAGGGACAATTTGGGGATGGAACGTGTCTGTCTCCACGTAGGGTAGAATCTTCTCCCAATCCTCGTGGCGAATAACTACGTTCACCGTCAAACCATGTAGGCGCACGTAGCTGATCCCCCGACCTTGGTTCGCATCCACACGCACTTTTCCACGCGCATAGGCTACGATGGCCACGGCTACTTCGGGGAGGTCACTCTTTAGCAGTCGAACGGGTCGCCGCCCGGAGATGCGTAACAAAGTGCCGTCCACATCAGGGGCAAGGCCACAAGTGAATCCATCACATCACGGTGGCATCCCCGGCGCGGCCGGGGTCTTCTCGGGCTTGCGAACGAGTGTCTCCGTTGTGAGCATGGTTGAAGCAATCGACACCGCATTGGTCAGCGCGTTACGTACGACCTTCAAGGGGTCGACGATGCCAGCTTCGACAAGGTTGACCAGTTCCATCGAGCGTGCATCAACACCAACGAATCGATCCTTCGACGCGAGTACACGCTCGACCCACACCGCACCGTTCCGGTGGGCGTTCGAGACGATTGTCTCCAGGGGCTTGCGGCAAGCCAACATCACCAGCTCGTAGCCCGTCTCCCAGTCGTCATCCACACCCACGAGCTTGTCCTGCCCTACCTCCTGCGAGGCGCGCAAGAGCGCGAGGCCGCCACCCGGGACAATACCTTCATCAATGCTCGCCTGGGTGGCGTATAAGGCATCCTCCATTCGGGCCTTACACTCCTTCATCGCGACCTCCGTCGCGGCCCCAACCTTGATCACACAGACGCCGCCCTGGAGCTTGCCTAGGCGCTCTCGAATCTTGTCGGCGTCGTAGGTACTGGCCGTGCGATCAGCCTGGTGCTTGAGTTGCGCGATGCGAGCTTCCAGGGCTTCTTCGGTCCCCGCACCATCCATAATAACGGTTCCTCGCGCTGTCACCTTGACTCGGCTCGCCGATCCCAAAGGTGCCAGAGGGTCAACATTGTCCCCATGGAAGGTGCTGTTGAAGGTCATCCCCTTCGAGTCACTGATGCACTCAGCGCCGGTCAAAGTGGCGATGTCCTCCAGCATGTCCTTCTGACGGTCACCGAACCCTGGAGCCTTGACCAGCATCGACCGCAGCTGCTGAAGGTTCTGAGCCATGAGCGGAATGCATGCACCCCCAAAATCAGGAGCGATGATGACCAACGGACGCTGCTCTCGAAGCACGGCTTCCAGCATCGGCACGAGATGCTCGGGGGCATTTACGTTGTGGTCGGTCACCATGATGTAGGGAGAGTCGATGATGGCCTCAACTTCCCCCAAAGCAAACACCGGGCTGACCCACCCTTGGTCGAATTGCATCCCCTCGACGGTCACGACCTCATGTTCGATACCGCGGCCTTCCTCGATATTGACCACACCGTCGCGGCCGACCTTGGCGACGGCCTCAGCCACCATCTTCCCAAGCCTCTCGTCGCCGTTGGCGCTGATGGTGGCGACGGCTTCGACATCAGCCTGGACTTTGATGGGCAAGCTCATCCCCACCAAGGCTTCCACGATATCTGCACAAGCCGCATCCATACCTCGCTTAAGAGCAATGGGGACAGCACCTGCCTCAACCTGCTTCAACCCCTCCGTGAACAAGTGCTGAGCCAGCACCGTCGCTGTTGTGGTCCCATCGCCAGCATCGTCGCTGGTCTTGCTGGCGACTTCCCGCACGAGCAACACCCCCATGTTCTCCCACGGGTCCTCGACCTCGATCTCCTTGGCGACGGACACTCCGTCCTTCGTCACCAAGGGGTCACCGAATGCCTTCTCCAGGCACACGTTACGCCCCCGGGGGCCAAGGGTAACCTTCACGGTGTCGGCTAGCTTGTTGACACCGTCCAACAACTTCCTACGGGCCTCAGTTCCAAACTCGACTGGCATCACTTCTCCTGAGTACGGGATTGAGCACCATACACCGCACGCACTTCATTCGGATCCAAATCTTCCGGATCCGGAACGGTCACGCCACATAGCGACACCTGACCCCTCACAACGCGAGGGTCCAGCTCCTGGCGACGACGCCAGAGAGGGTCCTTCGGCTGCTGACGATGTGTGTACAGCCAGCCGTACGCGTTGAGCAGAAGCAGGCGAACATCGGCTTGCGAGTCCGCCCACTCCTGGCCTCCCTCAGCGTCGGCTACAATGCCGTACCACCAGCCATCCTCCGGCCTGACATTGAAGGTCCAGCCGGGTTCTAGCAGACTGTGGATCTGAGCGTCCAACTCATCGTTGGACCAAGCGGACACCTCTTCGAGTGTGGTCACGACCTGGCAGCATACACCAAGTCAGCCCGTGGTGTTACCAGCCCTGACGGCTCTTTGAAAGCGAAGGCTTCTCGGCGACGAGCTGTGGCGATGGGCTCTCCGCAGGCGCGGCCCACTGAACCCCGTCCCCGAAGCTCGGTGTCTCTGCCGAAGCATTGAGAGGAGACTGCTCAGGAACGTAGAGGATGCCGCTGCCGCTGCCGCTGCCGCTGCCGCTGCCGCTGCCATTCCCCACGAACGAAGAAACCGTTGCATCACGCGCCGCATTGCTGAGCTGCACGCTTCCCAAGTTCTGAAAGTCGGCCAGGGCCTGGAAATCAGCACAGACCAAACCCATGCCCCGAGAAGCAAAGTGCCGTGCTGAGTTCCGATAGCCCGCGCCCACACTGTAGGCCGCCCCCGACACATAGTTCTGCCTCAGGTTGGTTGCCATAGCAGCCAGACCATCGTGACCTGCTACCTGATCAGAGACTTCGCGCAGAAGCTCTGATGCCGTGTCGAAGTTACCTCGGGAGGCTTCCTCTTCAGCCTTGCCTTGCGCCCGCACGATCTTGGCAAGCCCCACGATCTCTTGCAGGTCCGCGGGGATCTCCTTGGCCACCTCGTCAGGCTTAACGAACCGCACCTGGCACGTGGCCTCAACGTTGTGAGTGCTGGTTGTGCCGTGCTGATCCAGCATCGCGTAGGTTGTGACCACCTTAAAGGCGTTGACGTCACGAGGGAATGCCTGCTTCTGCTCTTTCAGCTCGATCTCCAGCACGAGATGACGGTTCTCCTCCGCCAACATCTCGGGGATCTTGAGAGTGACCTGTCCGATCTCATCCTCGACGTCGACATCGCTCAGCACGTCCCGAATGCGATGCCCATTCAAGGGCTCGATCGAGACCTCGATGCTCGTCGCGTAAGTCGAGAGGAGTCCACCCAACTCGGCGCCGAACGCTGCCAGCGCGGCGTCAGGCTCCTGAACGTAGGCATAGTTCCCTTTTCCCGTGCGTGCAAACTCGGTCAGGAAGTCTTGGTCACATCCGGTCCAGGCATCGTTGCCCGCACCATAGCCAAACGCGCTCACCGTCACGTTGCCACGTTGCTCGGACAACATCCGGAGGATAGCAAGGCTATCCTTGACACCCACCGTCGGCTGCCCGTCAGTGAACATGATGACGCGAGACCGGTAGCTTGGTGGCAAGTCGAGCTGAGTCACCAACGCCAAGCTCCGAACCATACCTTCACAGAAGTTGGTGCCACCCATTGGTGCCAACTGGTTGATGGCCTTGACCAGCTGATCCCGAATCTGGCTCAAAGGCCCGGGTTCGACCCGAACATGGACATTGTTCTCGAAGACAATGAGCCCGGACACATCGTCGTCTTTCAGGTGCTCGACGAGCTTGAGGGCACTCTTCTTGGCGTACTCCAGCTTAGCTCCCCGCATCGAACCAGACACGTCGATGACGGGCAGAACTGCGAGAAGGGGGCGGGTCTCGACCCAATCGACCTCGGGAGCGCTGAGGGTAAGGACGAGGTGGTCTACATTGGACTGGGTATGATCAAAATTGGGGGATGCGCAACGCGCCTGAATCTGCATGATAAATCTCCGTGCAAACAATCGAGTGGTCGCCTTCGACGCGGGCTTGGACAGAGCCCCAGAATCTCTGGCAAAACAGTTCGAGTGTCCTTACGGCCACCCCAAAACCTTGCGGCGCGGGCAACCGCGACAGAGAGCCAATCCTTCAGGGACGCAATGCCCTCCGCGTTCCGTACTACACCAACTATCCGGCCAAAGCCACGAAATTCGTTCGATGCCCTGTCTCAAGTCATGGGCACGCAACGTCGCCATTCATCGCAACGCCTGCGCATCCGCAGTTCAACACCACCGCCGAAACGCGACACGCTGATCCCCTGCCCAGCGTGCGGCTCCAAGGGGGAGCAAATCTACGAGGACCACCGCGGAAGGTACCGCCATCGCGAATGCCCCTGGTGCGACGGCAAAGGTTTCACCGACTTTCAGACCATCTCGATGTTCTGCCGTTGGCAGCGCATCCTCCAGCACAACTGGGCAACGGGAAGGTGTGGCATCAAGAAGAGGACGCCTCTACCACGACCCCCACCGCCGAAGAAATGACCGTGCATCGCGCGTGGACAACCCCACCGCCCCGGGTCAGGTTGAACTTGAACCCTGGTGTGAGTAAGTATGCTGGGCGTTGACTGAGCCATTCCACATAGCCCTCCACTTCCCCATTCGGATCTGGGTCACCCAGAAGCTCCCCCAGCATCGTCCAGTACTGGAACTCCTCAGGCAACAGGTCCCCCGTCGCCGGCATAGCTAACCGACGATTGGGGAAGTTGCAGGGGTTGAGGCGAGAGTGCTCGGTGACGAATCGGAAGCGGGCACGGGCGCGAGAGTCCATGCCCTTAACTTACACCACCACCAGCACTTAGCTACCCGGCTTGGAGGAAGGGTCTCCACTCGTCGGGTGCCTTTTCGAGATCGATGTGAGGCGAATGCATCGGCAAGATCGCAGGTCGGACCGGCACCCTCAGAAGCTCCATTCCCGCCTGTTCTGGCGTGCGATTGTCCTTGCGAGAGTTGCAGGGATAGCATGCCATCACGATGTTCTCCCACACGGTCTTCCCGCCTTGCGACCGAGGGAGTACGTGGTCGTAGTTAAGCTGACTCAAGGGTAACTTCTCACCGCAGTAGCAGCACCTGAAGCCATCCCGAAGAGCCACGTTAATCTTCGAGAACTTGACCCCTGATTTGGTCATGCTCACCGGGCGTCGCAGAACAGCAACGGCGGGTGCCTTGATGGTCAAACTCTCGGTGTCCGTTCCAACAACTTGACGAAGGGCGCGTCGCAGCTCTGGAAAGCTCGATAGCGTCTGGCGCCCGATGACAGCCAACACCTCATCATACTGAGCCAGCACTTCGATGGACCCCTTGAACATGGCGGCAACAGCGTCCTGCCACGTGATGATGTCATGGGGCTTCCAGGCTTGGTTCAAAACGAGTGTACGGTACATGATGCTATTCTCCTATCTCTAACAGCTTGACAGGGCAAATTCTTCTTGTGGTCCCGGGGGTTATGCTTGAGGACTGGATTGCCGAAAACCTCGGAAAGGCCCTGCTGATAGGTATGGGAGCCACGATCCTGATAGCCATCCTGGCCTTCTACCTAGCACCATCATCACCATCGTAGGCGGGGGCCTGGCGCTGGCCCTCGGCATGGTTTTCTACCGAGCTTTGGCCATCAGCTGGGGAGTGGTCAAGGGCCATCACACACCGGTAGATAAGGGCCATCACACGGAAGAGGACCATCCAGGCGACGACTTTCTGACCGGCATCGATGCCTACCTCAACGGGATACTGCTGACGCCAACCTCACCGAGGCAGAAGGCGCCCACACCTTTACACCACAGAACCCAGAAGCACACATCGTACACATGAACGTGGACAAAAAGGGTACCGACTGGGAGGTCGAATCTCCGCGGCCGACCCACCAGTCATCGCCGACGAGCTGGGAGCGGCTACGCGAAGACGACTGAAAGAGGTGGTAATTCTTGGGGTGTGGGCGTGAAACTACTTTTCGGCCTGCCTAGACGAGCCCCATGAGAATCCTGATCGTCGAGGATAACCCCCAAGAGCGCGAACTGTTGCGCTATTTGCTGGAAGATCGCTTCCAGAATGAGGCGAAATTCCGAGAAGCCGCCAACTTGGAGCTTGCTCTCAAGTACCTGGCGTCGGACACCATCGACGTTGTTGTGCTGGACCTCTCGCTACCCGACAGCGCCGGGCGCGAAACCTTCAACAAGCTGCATGAGGCACACCCCACCATCCCCATCGTGGTGATGACAAACAACAAAGATCGCACACTCGCGATCGACATGATCCAGCACGGGGCAGCCGACTACATAGTCAAGAACTTCACCGACGAAGAGGAGCTGTTCCGGAGGATCTTGTTTGCCGTCGAAAAGCACCAGACCACAATCCGAACTACCTCCAAGCGGGCAAACAGCATCCACGCCTTGGACCGGGCCCGCGCCAAAATGCAACGAGCTCACCAAAGTGGTCAACACCAACTTGCTCTAGATGGGACCGTCGAGACCTCACAGGCGGTGGCAGCCCTTGCCCGTTCAATATTTGAGGGAATGCAGGATGTCACCCAGAGTGTCCAAAAGCTCTCATTGCAATCCGAGGCCATGGGCAAGACTGTCGACACCCTCGACCAGGAACTCCTCCGTGGATACTCGGGGCGCCCCTCGATGCGGTCCCAGGTCGACGTCATCGACACGCGGCTGACCAACCTCGAAGAGGAAGTTGGCGACGTCAAGAACTCAGTTGAAAACGACCGGCAGAGCGCCGTCGAGATCCAGCGGTTTCAGATTCAAGAAAAGCTGAGCGCACGGACCAAGGTCATCCTGGCCATCATCGGTGTAGTCGGCACCATCGCGACAGGGGTAGTTACTTGGGCAGTGACAGTCGCTTCCGGGGGGACAGCCACAACAATTGAGGGGAAGTAGGACAATGACATGCACAAGCCTTGCTCGAGTACCACTGCCTACTATCTCTGCCAGCCTGCCTTTCACAACTCTCCCATAGGCCAGGCCGTCCTCAACATCGATGGGTCCTTCGTCGAGGTCAACCAAGCATTCTGTACCCTCCTTAGGCGAACCCGAGAAAACGTCATCGCTCGAGGGCATGACGAGCTGCTGCACCCCGACGAGACCCTGACCCTCGGTAAGGTAGCTGACCGCATTCGGATGCGACGCTCCTGTCAGACCGAAGCGCGCTATGCCCGCGGTGATGCAAACATCATGCATGCGCTGCTCAGCGTATCGGGGATCTTCCAGGCCAACCTGCTTCAGCACATCGTCATCCAGCTGCAAGACATCACTGAGCTGAAGCGCCTTCAAGAAGACCTCCAGCAGAACGCCGCCGACCTGGAGCAGTTCGCGTACATTGCCTCCCACGACCTTCGCGAGCCCCTTGTCACCATGGCCGGGTTTGCCTCCCTCCTCCAGAAGAAGTGCAGTGGTGAACTCGAAGAGAAGGGTCGGCACTGGGTCGAAGAGATCCTCAACGGTACCAAGCAGATGGAACGGAAGATCGACGATCTGCTCGCCTTCAGCCGAGCCAGTCGAATCGATCCCCAAGGTGAGTTCCCCCTGGGCGCCGCCGTCGAGGAAGCACGGCGTGCACTGGTAGGAGCCATCACTCGAACCAACGCCAGCATCATCCTCGACCACCAGCTCCCCCTCGTGCAAGGTGACCGGTCGATGGTGGCCCAGGTGTTCCAAAATCTATTCTCGAATTCCATCAAGTACAAAAGCTCCAAGGAGCCAGTGATCCATGTGTCAGCCAAACGATGCAGCGAAGGCTGGGTCGTGTCGGTATCTGACAACGGCATTGGGTTCGACATGAGGCATGCCAACCGCATTTTCGGAGTCTTTCAGCGCCTCTACACAATCGACCAATACCCCGGGACAGGAATCGGTCTCGCCATCACCAAGAAGATCATCGAGCGCCATGGGGGTCGCATCTGGCCCGAAAGCGAACCTGACAAGGGAACCACCTTCCACTTCATCCTGCGAGCCTCACAATGAGTCGTTGCCTCAACATCCTGCTAGCCGAAGACAACAGGCACGATGCCGAACTGATCACGGAGGCTTTCGCTGATAGCGAAATCTGCCACAACATCCAGGTTGTAGCCGACGGCGAGGCGGCTCTCATCCACCTCAGGAACCGAACCCCTGACCTGCTGTTCCTTGACCTAAACCTCCCCAAGATGGGGGGTCTCGACGTTCTGCGCTCCGTGCGCAGAACCCCCAACCTTGAACACGTCCTGGTTCTCATTCTCACGAACTCGACTTCTGACGATGATGTGTATGCCGCATATCGAGCAGGCGCCAACGCCTACATCCGCAAGCCTCTTGGCTTCGACAGCCTCCTGACCGTCGTCAAAAGCACGACCGCCTTCTGGTTCCGGGTCGCCGTCATCCCGGGAAGGCCGGCTCCTCGCATCGATTCTGGGCCGCCCTCGGCGGTCTAGCCCCCTTGGTTCAGAAGACCCTGCCGCTATGCGAATCGCTAAGCCCTCATAATCCTTTTCTGTAACGGATTTGGCATGGGCACCACCACCAAGAAAGTTGCCGCGCGTTTCAAGGAGCGCATGGCCAGTGCCTCAGGCGACCGTCTGATGCGCCCCCTTTCAGATGCCATCGACGATCTGGTGGAAGCCAAAAAGAAAGCCGAAAAGGCACTTCAAGCCCTGCGTCGCCACACAGAGAGTGTCGTCAAGAGCGAAGACTTCCAAGCTCGTGTCAAAGGGCTCGACCGGGAGGCCCCCCAGCAAATGATCGGCTACATGAGGGAGCACCTGGAAACTGCCAAAAAAGGGATCGAGAGCTTGGCCTCCGAGTATGACGATGCCGCCATCCGCCTCAAGCGCATGGGAATCTGATGGATCCAGTTGCTCGACGAGTTGCCAAACGCTTCCGAGACCAACGGGGCCCCAGCAAAGGCACGTTGATAGATCGCATCGTGGTATACGTGCGTGAGACCACCGGGCTCAGTCGGGGCATCGCAGAAGGCATCGCCAAAACTCTAGTTCGGAGCGGACGGAACATCGACCAACTCGCCGTGCAGAAGGGGTGGCCCCTTGATGGAGGCCAGCTCATGGGACCGCGGGGCGCCGTCACGTTGGACGAACTACGAGCCCTAGTCTGATCTGGCCGGCTTTCTCTGTCACTGCTCTGGGGCCACTCTAGTACTGCACTACCCTGACCGCGCGACCACACCCATCACAGACAACTTTCACCTGGGTACCCGGGACAATGACCAACCAGCCCAGCGCGTCAGTGATAGTCGTACTTGACCTTCAAATTGTCCCAAACCTTACGCAGTTCGAGGATGCTCATCCCGTTGACCTTGGACAGGTTCTCCTGAAGCCATATGTTGAACAACTTGGCACCCTTGGCCACTTCTCGCTTACCGCCAGCTGGTGTGTAAAGGGTGTCCTGAGTGAAGCTTCCTCCGTCAGGCCTCCCCATGATGGCCACGCTCTTGACGCCCCAATCCGTAGGTTTGGACTCGATGACCATGTAGTCCCCGTTGTCGTTGGGACGAGTCTTGAGGGTGATCTTGGTGAGCCCCCCTGGCTCGACATCGACCCCTCGCGCCTGTGAACGGTTGACCTCGATCTCGCCAGGATAGCTCGCAAGCAGGTCCCGGAAGAAAGCCATCACTTGGTCAAAGGTCCGGTAATGAACCAACGCCTGTGACGTGCTGTCAAACCACTGGTCCCAGTCACCCTTGTAGGCGTAACTCGGACTGACGGTGGCTTCATCGACCTTCTTGCCCCGCTTGCCCGCGTTCGTCAGGTCCGTGACCCGAAAGTGGTCTCGGTACCGATGAACACGAACGTTCCCCATCTCGACGGTGCGGCCCACGCCGATGCCTGCAAGGGCTTCCTTGTAGCGACGGGCAACTCTGGTCGCCATGGACCTGTGGGCGGCAATACGGGCTTTGATGCTCATGCGTAGGCTGGCCCACAAGTAGAACTTCAGGCCCCCATGACGTAGCGAAAGATCTCGGTACCGCTCATCACTTCTTCCGACTTGACTTCTAGTTCAGGCTCAATGACCTGGGGCTCACTTGAGAAGATGAGGACCGGCTTAGGGAGCAAGACCTTGCCACTGCGAAGATCAAGGATGAGCTGGCGACGACCTTGGAAAGTAGCGAGCTGTCCCCGGAAGGCTCGCAAGGGAGCCTGGGAGCCCCTTGTAGCTGCCCGCACCAGCGCCCGAGGACACAACCACCTCCGCGTGGGACCCCTTGTATCAGCCTCTGTAAAGCCCAGTATCGCCCCATCCACACTATCCCGCGGGATGATCATCGCGCCCGGCTCCACCTTGGCATCTTGTACCGCCTTGAGCCAGGCATGTGGATCCTCGAAAGTGAGCACATTTCCAGGCATTCCAAGCTCACTTTACACCACGATCCAGGGCTCGTCAGGCCAACCGCTCCCAGAGCGTCGGGATCGAGGCCCGTTTCCGGTTCGCAGCTTCCTTGATCCGTTTCCGGTTCGCAGCTTCCTCGATCAGCCCCTCGATGAACTCGTTACGGGCCGCCTGACCCCGGAAGGTGTTCCGAACGGTCACGTCACGGTGGTGGGCAAAAACCTCGATCTGGACCTTGATCGTGACCCGAGCCACATCACCACTGTTGTGGAAAATATAGGTGATCTCGCGACGAGAGATGTTGTCACTGGGGGTCATCTTTTCGTAGCCCAGCGAAATGGCAGCAATCATGGCCTCGGAGAACTCGTCGACCGACGTGGCCGTGAACTCCCTGTGAAGGGTTAGAGGCATCGGAGGCGCTCCCACACGTTGGGTTGTTTTTCAGCCATCTCCCGACGGCGACGTTGAATGTCGTTGGCCTGAACCTGCAAGCTCTCCAGGAGACCTACACTCGAATGAATCCGCGCCGGGCTCCTAAGCAGAACTTCCATTGGAAGCAAAACGTGGAAGAAGTGGTTCGATCGCCTTGTGTCCCAAAGTGTGTACCGAATCGCCCGCAGACGTTGATCGTCAGAAGGTACCACCTGGTACCCCTCCAGAGCAAGAGCGAGAATCATGACGTCTCGAAAGTCAGCCATGCTGCCCGCCTTAAAGGTTTCATCACAGCAGGCCCGGAGCTTATACTCGTGCTTGAAGTCCTCTCGGGTCAGCATGTCTGTTGGAGTCCCCCCGTACTCTACACCAATCAACCAGTACAGTCGTAGAGAGCAGCCGGTGGTGGCCGCCGCATCTTGTGCATCGGCACCCTTGAACCTTGAACCCGGGCATCAGGGGAGAGCAGCCGCTACTCGATTTGGGAGGCCAGCCGCCGCAAGTGGGCGGCTAGATCCTGGCGCGAAGGTCGCTCGGGTCCTTGGCACGAAGCCAAAATATGGCCCAGCTCCTCCCGAAGCTCGTGGGGGTTCGTGATGCGAGCCGCCTTCGACCTCATGTACCGGTCCAGTTGTCGTTTCAGGCTCTTCTCAGCGCTCATCCGATCTCGGATGTTGGCCATCATCTCGGCGGAGGGCGGCCCCTCTTCACGACGTTGGTGGTCCGCGATGTTGGCGTGGAAGTGGAGCCAGTTCTTGGCGAGCATCAGCACTCCGTAGAGTCCAGGATCCCCCTCACGTTGCTTCTGATTCGCGATCTTCCCCATGGCCTCCTTGACGGCCATGATTGAGGTGAGGTCGGTCCCGATGGTGCGGGACATCTCTTCCAGAGCGATGTTGGCCCCCCGGCTGAGGGCCGTGCCCAGGAACTTTTCGGCTACCTGTACGGCGTTCATAGTCGAGGGTGCTCATAAGCAGATTCTGGTGAGCTGCGGTCTGATCGTGTACACTAAAGCCCTGTGCCCGTGAAGCCCCCAGCAGCCCCCGTGAAGACACCCAAGCCGGTGACGCCGGCAAGGAGGTCTTCGCGATGCATTACAAGCGCAGGCGCCGCCGTAGGGGCGGCATCAAGGGCTGCTGCCTCATATGCAGCTTGGCGACCACGGACGGTCGCCGTAACGGCCGCAAGCTGACTCTGCAAGAGGAGCGTTCGCTCCAAGACATGGTGGAGCAGCTCGAAGGCGTCGAGGTCGTGTGTCAGCCTCGAACCTCATAGAGCGACTCATGTGAGCACTCTACGTCGGTTCTGGCGGAAGGTGGAGGAGTCGAACCCCTGCGCCTCTCGACACACCCCGGTGTTCGAGACCGGTTGCCCACCACTGAGCGGCACCTTCCAAGGGGAAAGACAGGACAGATTCTCTGGAGTGGAAATTGGAGCCTCCGCGCGGAATCGAACCGCGACTAGCTGAGTACGAAACAGCCGTCTGACCATTCAGCAGAGGCAAGGGTCCCCACCGGAGGAGTCGAACCTCGTCAACGGCCTTCGGAGGGCCGTGCTCGGAATCCGCCGAGGCGGTGGGGTTATAAACTGTCCTTCCAAAGAGGAGCTGGATACCCCGGGTAGAGGCAGCTGGAGCGGTGTGGTACCCCCGTGAGGATTCGAACCCCTTGCACCGGACTAGAAAACCGGCTCCCCTTCCATCGGGTAACGGAGGCAAACGGAGGAAGGTAGAGGACTCGAACCCCTGCGCTTTCACGCACCCCGGCTTTCAAAGCCAGTTCGCCGCCTTGGCGGTACCTTCCAGGTTGGCGGAAGACGGAGGAATCGAACCCCTCACCCTTGCGGGTGCAGCCGCTTTCCAGGCGGACCAGGCGCCTTGCCTGTTCATCTTCCAGATGGTCTGGGTGAGAGGACTTGAACCTCCAACAACCGGCACCCAAAGCCGGTCCTCTACCAGGTTGAGGTACACCCAGATGTGGCTCCCCAGGCAGGACTCGAACCTGCAACCAGTCGGTTAACAGCCGACCGCTCTGCCAAATTGAGCTACCGGGGAATGAATTGGCCTCCCGCCGGGACTTGAACCCGGTAACGGAGCCCGTTCGAGCTGACTCGGGGCCGCACCGTGGGCCCACGGTACAGCCTAACCCTTACCCTCTCGAATGGCGTCCCCGTCAGAGCCGGCTCTTGTGAGCTGCCATGGCAGGGTAGTAGGGGCCGGGGGAATCGAACCCACCCTTCGTCTGCTTGTAAAACAGCTGCCGTCACCAGACAGCACGACCCCCAGAGGCTAGTAGCCCCCGAAGTGCAGCCCGATCAACACGACCGTCACGATGAACGGGATGAGTGAGAAACCGGCAATGAAGCCTTGCAGCCTGAGGTGGTAGTCCATGCCTCAAGAGTAAAGGATTCGAGCGTCTGTGACAAGGGTGTGACAGGCTATTTACGGCTGGGTGTCAGTGACCGAACCGTCGATCCGCAAGCGCCGAGAAGTGTAGGGGAAACGTCGCCGATCTCGACAGTAGTGCGGTCGTTGTAGACCCGCTCGAAGGTGTCCTTGTCGGCCTCGGTCAAGAGTTCCAAGAGGTCCACGTTGGCGGAGCCCAACTCGCCCTCTTGTACAGCAAGGTCCGCATAAACCTTGACGTTGCCGTTGCCTACCTCGTACCTGATGTCGGCTGTCCACCCCTTGGCCTCGATCTCGACTCGGGCAGGCCCGAGTCGCCCACTTCTCACGGGGCGGGCCTTGATGTTGAAGCGGCCCCACCCGCCGCTGGCGCGTGACCAGTACTGCGCCGTCGCCTCAGCAACCTCGTCCAGCCACAGAGTCTGGGCCTGCGCCAGGTTCGGGAGCGACCCCGCCGTCTTCCGGATCTGGTACTGCTGGACAACGCGCTGCTCAGTGGTCATGTCATAGTCAGCGCACAAGAAGAAGAAGAAGAAGAAGAAGAAGAAGTGTCGGTGCTGGCGAGTGGACTCGAACCACAGCCGCAGGACATATGAAATCCCCGTACCGCCTTGGTACACCAGCAAAATGGTGACCTCACTTGGTGTGAGGTCCAGTGTGAATTACTGGGATCGTATCAACCACCCCATGGGCGCACTTGGCGACTACGGTACCGTCAATACCGAGAGTATGACCTCGCAGATCAATACCGACAGCAGATTGAGTACTGGCAATCTGCGGGCACCCACTGGTACACTAGTTCGTTCTATTTGCCCGAAAAATGGTGACCCTGGGGGGAGTTGAACCCACCTCTTCCCGGGTGAAAACCGGGGCGCCTAACCGTTAGCAGACAGGGCCGTTGGAGCCAGCGGGGGGAGTCGAACCCGCCGTCGTCACCCATACCAAGGGTGCGCCTCGCCGTGAGTCGCTGGCAAACGGTGTACAAGGTTTGAAGATCCGAAGCTGCACCAAGGCTGGAACCCTGACATCCTAGTGACCCCACCGGGACTTGAACCCGGATTTCCTGAGTGAGAGTCAGGTTGCCTCGCCAGTTAGCAGATGGGGCCAGTTTGCGACGCCCGAGCAAGCTCGGGGCCGCCCACACCCCCTGGTGATCAAGCAGGGGGCTTGTGTGACGCAGACCATTTGGTTTACTCCCGTCTGCGAGGGGTGGAGCGAGTGACGGGAATCGAACCCGCCAGGACTGCGTTGGCAACGCAGTTCTCCACCTTGGAGAATCACTCGCAGAAGTTCTCGGCAGCCGTTACTGCTACCACGGTCGCCTGTTCGAATTCTTTTAAATCATGCTGTCGGGTCGGAGGGTAGACGAGCCGCTTCCGATTCCAAGCCCACCGCCAACAAGCTCAGCGCGTCGCGCAGGGCCCTATCCAGACGGTCGTCGTAGGTGATTTCCCAGGTGCCCTCTTGAGTCAAAATCTCGATGTGACTCATCGTGGACCGGTTCGACACGCGAAAGGTGTTGCCCCGAAAGGTGCAGTAGCCATACATGAGAAACTATACACCGTTGGGGTGTCGCGGGGAATCGAACCCCTCAACTCGGGTCACAGCCGAGTTCGCTCCCAGAGCTACGACACCATTCGCACCAGCCGGTAGACGTGTTCTCGACGAATCGAGAATCGCTCAGCGGAAGGCGAGGGAATCGAACCCCTTAGCCCTTACGGACTACACTGGGTAGCGACCAGCTCCAGCACCATGCTGGATCACCTTCCAAGAGTCATTTGCTGTCTAACGGTGTAAAAAACTCCATGGCACTCAGTAACAAGAGGCGACAACACGCCCTGCTGTCAGGCGAAGCATGGGCCAAGGGAATGCTCAAGATCTTCATCGAGGACCCGAGTTACTTCCCGAAAGGTGCCGAGTCACTCTACGACTTTGTACCCAGAGCGGCTCGATCACACCTAGCCATGAATTGCACCCACAAACCCAGTCAAGAAGAAGAAGACCTGGCTCAAAAAGGTGCAGCCGATCTGATCCGGCTGGCTCTCGACTTCGCCGAAAAGGTGCCGGAGAATCCTTGAGCAGAGAGCAGGGGTCTCGATCCCCAGGGCTTCTCGACCCCGAATCGCTTTCCAAGCGGACCCGGCACGATGATGTCTCACGTGAAATATCGGCCCCCACCGGAGGAGTCGAACCTCGTCAGCCGGTTTAGGAAACCAGCGCCCGGAATCCGCCGAGGCGGTGGGGGAGTTGCGGAAGGCGGAGGAATCGAACCCCATGGCCGTAAGACCACTTCGGGTAGCAGCCGAGCCCAGCACCTTGCTGGTTCGCCTTCCAAGGGTTTCGGACGGGCCCGAAACCAAGAATCTGCTTGTGCCCTCGCTGAGGCACCATGTACTCCTACGATCGACGTACCGCCTCCCGTCACGGCCCCGTGGGGGAGATTCTGATGAAGCGCTGGAACATTCTCCACGACCTCGACCGCGAGCTGCAAGACGCGAGTCAGGAGTATGACGTGGCGGCCTCCTACAAGGGCAAGCCGGGGGAGAAGGGCGCCGAAAAGGTGATGGAAGCCATCAAGAAGGTCCGTGAGGCCATCTCCAACCTCGCCGACAGTGGCAAGGACTTCGACAAACTCCTCGAAGCCGAGACCAAGTTCGTCAAACAGCATGGCTCACCTGGCGACTACGCTCAGGCCCAGCGCGACGCGATCTACCCGCTGTAGTGGAATCGGGGGGACTCGAACCCCCATCTCTGGCTTGCGACACCAGCGTCTTCCCGTTGGACGACGACCCCTTAGAGCCGGCGAGCGGAATCGAACCGCAACCCTGAGGTTTACAAAACCCCCGCTCCTCCTTGGAGCTGCACCGGCATTCTCCCGGACCACCCAGAGCCTGCAATGGGGACCGGGGCGACGTCTCGTGCCAGACGCCCTCCTGTATGCAGGAAGGAGGGTCCGAAAGGTCACGTACATGGTCGCACGCCTTGAAGTAATCAGGTCCCAGGCAGCTACCCCCGGGTTGATAGCTCATGGCGTGGTACGGGGCGTGGGGATCGAACCCACCAGGAACCTGCTTGTCGAGCAGGTGTGTTCACCAGCTCACTCGCCCCGCATCTAGACACATTTCACGTGAAACGTTCAGTTGCGTGGTTCAGACAACCTACCGAAGGCCAACCTGAACCCGTGGTGGAACTGCCGGGTAACGCTCCCGGTTACCCTGGTTGCGACCCAGGGTCCCTGCCTTCAGGACAGCCCCGAAGAACGCCTTCCCAAGGATGAGGGTTGTAGTCAGGATGGCCGGAATCGAACCGGCGGTCTCCGCACCCCCAGTGCGGCGCTCTAGCCAAACTGAGCCACACCCTGAATCTTGTGCCAAGCCTCCAAAGTTGAAGGCTTGAATGAAACGTACCTGCCGTTGCTGCCGATGTCCTCCCAGGTGAAGACGTGTACCTCGTCCAGCAACAGGTCGTAGCCGACTAGTAGGTCAAAGTCGGAAGGCTCGTAGTGGCGGCGACCTTGGCGCTTACTGGATGGGGGGCCCCTGCCTATGACGGGCAGCCCACTTTACCTGGAGCCTGACTACGCGCGCATCTTCTAGCTCGATGAGCCAGTCGCTGCGGCTCCCCTCGAACACTGAGCGTAAGGGAGTGTACCCTAAGACCACCAGCCGAAACAACACCGCCGCCTCCGCGATGCGACCCTTGTGTTCGGAAGTCAACCCGCCCGCCATCAGGTAGTACTTGGAAGGGCTGATTACCCGGGACGGTTTTGGCTTGTTAGTTGCCTGTCGAGACCTCAACTCGCTAGCCGTCAGAGGGTACTCCTTGAGCCAGAGGGACAGCGAGCCTTTTGCGGCTCCTGTAAGGTCGTGAATCTCGCGCAAGGAGCGTCGCTCCTCGACTCTCAACCGCACACATTCAGCCCTCAACCCGTCGTTACGCTTTGTCATAGGTTCATTGAACCATATCTGGGTTCGTAGAGCTGGTCGGAGACCCGGGGATCGAACCCGGCGAGTCTTGGTCCCGAACCAAGCGGCACACCCTGCGCCTTGTCTCCGTTGGACCCCACCGGAGGAGTCGAACCTCGACAACGGGTTTCGTAGACCCGTGCCCGGTAATCCGCCGGGTCAGTGGGGATGGACTTCAGTTGGAGTTGTAGGCCGCGTGAGAATCGAACTCCAAGCCAAAACGCTCATAAGACGCCCGGATGCGACCAGCACCCTGAAGGACGCGGCCCAGATCAGTACTCGGGAGAGGAGTCGAACCTCCACTGGTCGGCTTCTAAAACCGATGTCTCTGCCGTTGGACTACCCGAGCGTGGTAGGGGCGGAGGGAGTCGAACCCTCACTGGCCGCGTTTTAAGGGCGGTGTCTCTGCCGTTGGACTACACCCCCGCACCCCAAGAAGGAATCGAACCCTCATCCTCGGTTCCGAAGACCGATGCTCTATCCGTTGAGCTACTGGGGCAAGGTTTTGGTGCTCGCAGCAGGACTTGAACCTGCACGTCCACAAGGAACACTGGAGTTTGAAACCAGGATGTCTGCCAATTCCATCATGCGAGCATGGTGCCGAGGACAGGAGTCGAACCTGCACGCCCCTTCAAAGAGCACCTGGACCTGAACCAGGCGTGGCTGCCATTTACACCACCTCGGCAAGTAGCGTCACACTGTCCCTGGACGACTGCTGGACCATTCCAACGACACCGCCGCGTGACGCAGTGCTAGGAGCGGGACTTGAACCCGCACGCCCACAAGGAGCACAGCTTCTCAAGCTGCCGTGTATGCCATTCCACCACCCTAGCAAAGCTCAGTTGCAGGGAATCGAACCACCCGGGCACCGACGTCGCTTGCCATTACGCCAAACTGAGCGGTGGAATCGGAGGGAATCGAACCCTCATTACAGGTCTGCCAGACCCGTGTCTTCCCGTTAGACGACGACCCCAAGTTGAAGGCGGCGCTACCCTCGCTCTTACATAACCACCGTACAGATGGCGTAGCCTTCACCAGCTCCGGGCCTAGGGATCGAACCTAGCTCAATGGGGTCAAAGCCCACCGTCCTCACCAGAAGACCAACCCGGAATAGTACCCCCTGTACGGGGGTGTAATCTTGAATTTTCTCAGTGCATCCTCGTGTGATCCTTGGGACTCGACACAACATCCTGAGCACTACACCTTGGGAGCATGTACATTCACAGAAAGACCCCCCTCGAACGCTTCATCACCTACGACGCGGCCCGCACCGGCTGCACCTACGACGCGGCCAGGCAGCGCCTTGAGCAAGCTGGGTTTGACCTCAACCGAAGAAGCTGGGAGATGGTCTTGAAGTACTATCTCCCCCTTCTCCAAGAAGACCCCTCGCTGCTGGAGGAGTTCGTCTACCGCCCGCCGACCTTCGCGCGGCTTCGAGAACTACGAGTCAGGCTGGCAGCATGAACCGCGGGAGTGCCTCCGGTTGACTAGACCGTTGGCTGTGCCGGGCAGCCACCCCCAGCACCTCCCTGGTGCGAGCAGCGGGAATCGAACCCGCGTCTGCGGCTTGGGAAGCCGCCGTCCTGGCCAACTGAACGACGCTCGCGTCATCCTCGGTCCACCACTTGACGGGCCCGGCGAATCGCCGCCGGGACCGTACGCGTGGGGTCGAACTCGTCATCGGCAAAGTCGGCCACATCCTGACTCACCGATTCGTTGATGAGATTCAAGCCGTACCGGTGACGTCGAACGCCCTTATGCCGCATCGACCCCAGATGCTCGCCCACCCAGCCGTAGAGGAAGCCCCAGGAGGGCTCCCTGAGCTTGACCCAGGCACCCAATCGGAGCCGCCGCTTCTCGGGCTCTGGGGGCTCGTACAGCTCGGGAGCGGGCACCGACTCCTCGACGAGGACAGGGACGTGGGTGAAGCCCAAGTCCTTGCTTGCATTGTATCGGTGGATTCCATCCACAATGTCGAACTTGCCGCCCTTGTCCACCACATCGAGGGGGTCAAGAGGAGTCCCACGCTCGATGTGGCGCCGTACCTCTTCGTAACGCCCCGGGTTCCAGACCGGCTTGGGAATGATGAGGCGGATGGGCACCAGCAGAAGTCGTGCCTTGGTGTAGACGCCCAGCTCTCGAGCCTCATCGCGCTGGGTCTCAGGATCGTTCTTCGCGTCCAGACTCCGGCGATCCACCTTGTAGTGGCTCCTCGCGCGGGCGATGCGGCGGTCATAGTGATACGCCATGTTTCCAACAGGCTCAGTCTTGGTCAGCGTAGATGTTGGCTTGTTCCCAGATGTACGCCGCGATCTGCTGTGGCACATTTGCCTTCAGGCTCAACTTCGCTGGCCGAGAATCGTTGAGTAGGCCCTCCGAGCCTCTTCCACCATATTGGAAAGAGTCTTGGCACCCGCTGCCATTCGATAGTCATAGTGCGTCATGCTACCGATCGATCACAAGAAGAATCTCTGGAGAGCCGAGTGGGGGTCGAACCCACCCTCGAAGGGTTGCAATCTTCGTCGTCCCCGGGACGCCGGCTCAAGTAGTGGGGCGCCAGGGAGTCGAACCCTGCGCAGGAAGTTTATCGGACTTCCCCGGTCATACCGGGCCGCACGCCCCAAGTAGTGCACTCCGAAGAGCGCGCTACCTGCCCCCGCTGTAGTGCAGGGGCTTTGTAGCGAGGGTGGGATTTGAACCCACGATCTCCGGGTTATGAGCCCGACGAGCTGCCAAACTGCTCCACCTCGCAGTGGGTCGTCGAGGAATCGAACCTCGTTCTCCCGCTCTTCAGGCGGGCGCTGAATCACCAGACTAGCTCACGACCCTTGTAGTCTTCTACAACCTTCAGAAGAAGCTTATCGCGCGAGCTATGCTCTATACGATGGCAGTTCGAGCACAGAAGCTCGCACTTGCTCAGCTCCTTCTAGATGACATCCCACGACCGGTTGGCAACGTTCCCGATCGTGAACTCCTTCTGACCTTCTCGGTGGTGAAACTCGAAGGCTGCGATCGACCCCTTCCAACCGCACCTCTGGCACCTACCTCCAAGGTGGGCAACGGCTGCCTTCTTGGCCCTCAACCTCCGAATCTTGGTGTTGCATGACCCGCACCGCTTGCGCCTCCCACTCGTCATCAGGCGAGAGCACAGAGGGCATGGGTAGGGGTCTTTCTTGGGCCGCATACAACTGGTGTGACATAAGATGTTTCACCATCTGGATCCAGGGGAGGGGATCGAACCCCCAAAAATCTCGGTTAGCAGTCGGGCACCGGAACTTCTGGGGGATAAACTGCTCCCAAGGGCCGACGCCGCCCTTGTCTACTACCCAACCAGAGCTTGTGCCTTCATGGCGGCCCTCTGGGCTGATCCTGAACTTCCCCAGCGGTGTCGTCGCGATGTACGACTGGTACGTGACGCCGCGCTGGGTGACCTCGACCATCCCACTTCCAGGGAGTGCCGAGCTTCTTGGACCCCTTCTGCTTGATGACGGGGCGAGCCCACTCGACGCCATCCCGACAGAGCTTGATGGCCTCCTTGACCGCAGGGCGAAGGGCTCGGTCTATCGACTGCCGACGCGCTCGACGAGCGCGGCAGCTGCATCAGTCGGGGAGCCTTCGAGTCCCGCAAGGTAGTCATCATTGTAGGGTGGAGAATGGTAAGGGCCTTGATGCCTTTCATGGCGGCTTCGGCGCGGCTCGCCCAGCCCTCGATGCCCGTGAAGAGGTCGTCGATCTGATTGTCGATCACGAAGAAGGCGTCATCGAGAGCTTGGGCAGACTTCTCGTTCGGGCTCCGTTGAACTTCTGCCAGAGCGGCCTCCAAGGACGAGACGTGACCATTGACTCGCTGCACCGTCGCGGCCACGCGATTCCCCACACCTTGGTTCATCTCCTGGATGGCGAGCTTTCGCAGCGCACCAGCCAGCTCACTTGCCTTGGCCTCGGCCTCCTTGAGAGGGTTGGGGGAGGCAGCGGTTCGGTCTCGGTAGTCGTACCTCGTCATCGTGAAAGAACAGAGCCATCAACAGAATATGGGGTGGCCGCTCCGCGACTCTTCCCGACTCGTCGGACCACCTGTGTCAAGAAGCGGCAGACCCTTTCAGCTCCAGGGGAGGGAATCGAACCCCCAAAAATCTCGGGTAACAACCGAGCGCCTTACCATTCAGCTCCACCCTGGAATGACAATCACATCACGGGACTCGAACCCGTCCCTCCGGCTTTAACTCGCTTCCGCTTTCCGGCGTGCTACCGACACACCCTCATGTGACTGCGTTCAACAGCCCTACTCGAGCGCCGTACTCCAGCCACCTACTCACCCCAGACCCCTGTCCGGCGCTGCCCCGGCTCGGCGTTTTTATAGCGTAAAAGCGAGTGTTAGGTCTGACTTTTCTGTGGATGTTCCCGACGCCTTTTCAAGGCTGTCTAGTCGGAGACCCGGGGATCGAACCCGGCGAGTCTTGGCCCCGAACCAAGCGGCACACCCTGCGCCTTGTCTCCGTTGTTGAGCGCTATGGATGACCCCCTTTGGACGTTGGAGCGAGAGACGGGAATTGAACCCGCCAAATCCGGCTTGGAAGGCCAGCATCACGCCATTGTGATTTCTCTCGCAAGTGCCCCTGGGGCCAGTGTCCCGACCGAGACCGAGCAGGGGCAAGACGGCGTTGCCGCAGCAGGCCTGTAAGGAGTCGAACCCTATCGACAGTGGACTTGGAAACCACCCGGCTACCTCAGCCTCAGACCCATTGAAATCTTGTACATCAACTGATCAAGTCCATCCATCTTTGACCAAAAGTCATCAGCTCCACATATCCCGGCTTGTATTTCCAAGTCCTCAGAAGGTATTCCCGAAATCAACCATATCGGGGAAGAGGATACTTGGCGAATGAAACCTACTGCTCGTGGCCCTGGCACCTCAGGAAGGTGAACATCCAACAAGATCAAATCTGGTCCTCTAGCCCGAATCTCGGTGAGGGTCCCCCCAACCGACCTCTTCCAAAAGAGTCGATGCCCTCGTTTTTCAAAAACCGGAAATACTAACTGACCAAACAGGAAGTCGTCATCGATCAAAAACACCAGCATATGCACGAGATGCGCATAACTTTTTTTGGCGGATGTGTAAAAGGAACACCAAGTGGACCCAGGGGGAATCGCACCCCCGCGAGTCTGCTTGCAAGGCAGACCGGTTGCCTTCAACTTGAGCCCATTTCGTAGCGAGAGTCGGACTCGAACCGACGACCTCCGGCTTATGGGGCCGGCGAGCACTCCAGACTGCTCTATCTCGCAGCGCCCCTGACGTGGATCGAACACGCCTCGACCGGTCGACAGCCGGTCCGCCTCACCAGATGCGTACAGGGGCAAATGAAGGGTGGCACGTTGGCACATACCACCCCAGGAGAAGCAACCGATCACCCGAAGGTGCTCGGTCCTATTGTCCTGTCAAGTTGTCAGAGAACGAGGGTGGTGCAACGCCACCTCTTTGCTCAGCTCCGGGCCAAGGGATCGAACCTTGCTAGGCGGTGTCAGAGACCGCTGCCTTCACCAGATGGCTAGCCCGGAATGTCAAAATGTCTGCCCTGCTCGTGGCAGGTGGTAGGCCAGGTGGGAGTTGAACCCACAGTCATAGATTAAGAGTCTACTGGTTTTGCCGTTAACCGACTGGCCCAGATTTTACCCAGCGGCACTTTCGAGAGCAGAACCGCTGCTTGGCACTAACATGTGACTTGAAAGACACCTCAACCCAACCTCTTGTTGGGGGTACTCATTGATGTTTACTGACGGGCATAGCACTTGTATAACCTCAGTGCTTTAGCCGCCCTGGTAGGCCGAGAGGGATTCGAACCCTCAGTCACGGGGTAAAAACCCGCTGGTTTGCGCATTAACCGACCGGCCTTCAAAGGCGAATGGTCGGCACCTGTTTATCCTTGCTCATTTTCGTTCCCGTAGAGGTTGTCAACCCGGTCTAGAGTCATCTTCAAAGAAGATTCGTGGCAGTAAAAGCAGGGGTGTGGTGGGGCGTGAGGGAATCGAACCCACTCGGATCTCGAAGGACTCCAGTTTTACAGACTGACCCGCCTGCCTTAGCGGTCTAACGCCCCATGGTCTATGTTGATGTTCTTAAAACGACTGAGGCCGCCTCAGGTCTTTCCTGGGCGGCCTCGCTCTCTACTCCTACTGAGTGTGAACTAGGCCGCCTAGGTATCCACCTCCGGCTTGGCGATCAGAATGCTGGAGGTGATGGGCAAATAGGCTGAATTCCCTGCAAATTCTCCCTGATGCCCACGCGCACACCACTGTGCCGACGCCATTCTGGCGACTGCGAGTGATTGGAGTTTGTGCGTTGTGGACATCGAAAGCAGAACCTCGTTACATCTACGTCTACACTCTCCCTTGAAGGGGTGCAAGCATAAAAGTGATCCTGATTTGTCCGACAAGGGTTAGACCCTTGTAATCACAAGGATTGTACGGTGTTGGAAATCTGAATCGACTCAATGCTACCGTTGAAGGAGTCAAAGGCCCCAAGCAAATTGGGAGGTTCCATCGTGATCAGATACTCCGGTCGGAAAGGAGTCCATGGGCTCGTGGGATCCACAGGCGACCAGTCGGCATCCGGCACGTCCACCCCATTGACCTGAAGCCGTATGTGCCGGGCTCCATGAACGGGTGTAGTACAATCCCATACGCAACGGATGTGCAGCTTTGTGTTGGACCCGTTGCCCGGGCCCGAAGGGGTCCCACGAGCAACGGCGTTGGCCCCCAGGTCCATCCACTCGATGTGAGGTCGGTTCGAAGTGTCGATGGCGATGTGCATAATCCGAGTCACCGGCATCCTGTCGGCAACAGAGAAGATTGAGCGGGTGGTCCCATTCGAACCAGAATCAATGACGAGATCGATCGAACCCTGCCTGCCCGATATCCGGGAACCGCGCGGAAAGCGTCCTGGCTCACTCAATGCCCACCGGCCTCGACCGGCCACGCTGAAGACCTGATCCGAAAAGGCCCGCGCGCTGATAGCAGGGGCCAGCATCGAGCTGCCAGCATCCCACAGAGGAGCCCCTCCTGTGGTGTTGGGGGTGGCCATCTGGTTGGTCACGAGAACGTTGGAGCCGTGGGCGTGCAGGTCTTGAGAGCGCTGGGCCATGCTGAAGCAATTCAAAAAGCTCTTTTTGAACGCCACAAGGGTGAAGTTCTCACCTGAAACCCAGAACCTGCTGACATCTGCCTCGGTCAAGGCCAAAGCCCGCACCGCCAACACAGGATTCCGCTGTCATCTGGGCATGGGGGACTATGACCGGTTCACCGAATACTGGGCCAACGTCGCGTACCAATTCGTGGCTCAAGTCTATGCGGGCTACGACGTCGAGCCCCTGCGCGAGATCGGCGCCGTGGATGATGCTGACCACACGAGTGGGGCCAATGCCAGCTTCCAGCCCAGCTCAGGCAAGATCTGCCTCTGCCCTAGTTACGTCGCTGGGCGACCAGGGCGCGTCCTGGAGAAGCTCACCCATGAATTGACTCACGCCGCCCTTGATGGATTCCCCGCCGGTGACCCCTTTTATGAGGAAGGCTACACCGACTTCAGCGTCTGGGTCCTTGCCCACGCGCCGGTCTGGGGCGAGTACCGTCGCGCCATGATCGAGAGCGCGGAAGAGAACATCACCCTGCGTCGGGAGCGTGCCCTGCGTGACCTAAGCGACTACGACCGCAAACGGTGGGCAGGCGGAGTCTTCGCCGCAGAGATGCATGGGCCCATGCTGCCCATCAAGCTCCGGATGCGAAAACTCGAAGGGACCAGATATTGGTGATGGACCCCATCGCGATCCGCGTTGCCGCCCGCTACAAGGCCGCCTCCTATGATTCAGTCTCCTACGACGTGCTGAAGGAGGACTTGTCCCGGTTCCTACGCTACGTCAAGAAATTCGAACGACAGTCCAAGCTCTTACTTGAGTACCTCGAAAGCTGCAACCAGCTGCTTCGAAACCCGGAACTGGGGGAGCGGATCAAGACACTCCAAGAATGTCGACATAAGGCCACGCGCCTCCTAAGATCCCTCCCCTCTGCGATTGCCGAGGCCCACAACCCTCAGCGCACCCCCAACTGGCACGACTTCCTCTCCTTCTACCAGAGCGGGTTCTTCATCGCGAGCCAAACGGAGAACTGGGAGGGTCTTCTTGAAGAGGAACTCTGGGGGAGTCATGTTGCCCAGAGGATCTACAGCCGCATGAACGCGATACCACTGCATGATGCCGTCTCTGAGATCCATGATGATCTCAAGACCATCAAGGGAAAGTCCAACGACGAGTGGGGGTGGAGATGAGCAGTCGTGAACAGCTCCTGCAAAAGGAGATTCAGAGCCACCGAAGCACCATCAAGACGCTGGAAGGTATCGCGAAAAAGCTCAGGGACGTCGTGCGCGTTGTGCAGCCTGACGCTAATGCCAACGGCAGCCCCCAGCAGATGATTGAAGAGGCCAAGACCACAGCTACACACTTTGAGAGAATGATCGCGCTGCTGGAAAGTGGTAGCGATGGGGACATCGAGGAGCATCTCAGCCTCGCCGATGACGTCCCCTACAGCTTCCTGAGCGAGTACACCCTCATATTCGATGCCAGCCAGCTGCTGGTCGAACTAGGCCACCTCTACGAATCATCAACCAACGCCTTTGATCGAGCTGAGCGCCTCTATGACGCCCTCGTTCATGAGTGAGCCCGGCGCTCGCGGGTGAGCTTGGTCTTGTAGCGCCGACACGGGTCACGCTTGCTGAGCCACCGGATGGAAGCGGTGGATGCTGCTGTGGCAGTCTCGACAGAGCGCAATAGTCTCAGTGCCACCTTTTGATTTTGGAATCAGGTGGTGTTCGGTCCACTCGTGGACTCCGATCCGGCGGCAGATCGGGCAGGGTAGGATCGTGTAAAATGCGGTCAATTTGCTCTTTCTTCAGACGCCAGGTCGACCAGAGGTATAGCCCAGCACCCGCGACAATCAGCACGACATACCAGGGCCACAGGAAATGCTTGACCATGAATACAAGGCCCACGACGAAGCTAGTCTGAGCCAGAGCTTGAACGAGAACGACCAGGAAAGCTACTCGGTCTGATATCACTTCCACCCAGGTGGAGCCATCTCAGCGTACTGATCGATATACTGCTGATCTGTCTCAGACAGGGGTTGGGGGAAGTTCCGAGCCAGGTACTCTCTAAAAGTCCGACCCCGACGATACTCGACCTCCCCCACTGAAGAAGTCTCACCCGAAGCATCGTATGTCACCCCCAGCCCAAAGGTCTCGGACAACTGCTCCTCGATGCACCCCTGAGCCCACCCCTCGAAGGGGTTAGGACTGTGGCGGAAAGCCACCGTCGACCCTTTACTCTGAAGTGCCACAGCAAATCCCACTTCCTGGTCACACGACAACGGGCCTTCATCCCGATTCCACTCGCGCGTCCCCGGAATGCTCACGATCCACACAGGACCATCATCCTGGAAGTCAGTCCTGTGAACAACCATTCGGTCCTCGAAGACCTTCACAACGGCTTCCTTCAGAAGGTCCTCAAAATCGTCAGGGGTCAAGCGCTTGCTAGTGTCGAGGTAGATGTATCCGTAGTTTGCCATCACCCCAACTGTACACCGGCTACTCGTCCTCAAATAGCTCGCCACTCATGATCAGGTCGAAGGAATCCTGCTGTCCGTACAACTCCTTAGCCTCCTCCATCACGATTTCCAAGCGCTCGGTCGCGATCCTGTGATAGGGCTCATGCTTCTCGATGCCCAGGAAGTGCATCCGTTCAAGCACCGCCGCATGCAAGGTTGACCCCGACCCACAGTAGGGATCAAGCACCAAACCACCCTTGGGACAGACGAGCCTGACCAACCACCGCATGAGCTTGAGCGGTTTGCGCGTTGGGTGATCATTCTCGATACGCCCACCAAGGGTGGTCTCCTTTTTGGCAGCCTTGGCACAGTAAAAGAAGGGTGCGTCAGGGGGCTCCTGCCCCTCAAAGTTCGGGAAGAAGCGTGAGGGAGCGGTGTCCACCACGGTCTTCCCCGTGCTTTGCCCCTCCAGCTCCAGGATGGGGCAACCGTCAACACACTCGTAGACCGGAACTTCCTCATTGCCGTAGACCCGCGCGTTGGGGGCCTTGTCACCATTCTCCGCGCCCACGTTGGCGAACCCACCCGGACGGCGCCCGCCAGGGTCCCCCCGCTGGTCCCCTCGAATCGTACGCGTGCCGATCTGCCGACATTCCGGGTGGTGAGTCAGGGTCAGATTGGTGGGCCACCGACCACCCTCGTGCTGCTCCCGCTCGATGGCACCCGAACTGGTGGGATTCCACCGTTGGTCCCCCGCCGCATTGTGGAAAGGATCCGAAGAACTGATCGACAACTGCTCCCCGTTCGTCGAGATGCGCGTGCCGTCGATGTTGAACGCACCAGTCTCGTGCTCCAAGAGATTCTGCACGACGGTTCCATCAAAAGGCTTGCGGAAGACCATGATAGGCTCCCACGATGGCTTGAGCGCCGTGCCCCAGCCCTTCCACTTGATGGCCTCGGGATGCTTCTGCTTCTCCAGCTTGGCGCCCACGTTGAGGCTCTTGGGAAACCCTTGGGAGTGGACCCACTGGAGTACGTTGGACCCAAACTCGTCAGCAATGGTGTCACGGCACTCAAAACCCGCCGCGCGCAGGCCCATCGAGATGATGTCCCAGGTTCGAGTCCCGCCGAAACTCAGAAGATGCCCACCGGGCTTGAGCACCCGAAGACACTCCTGCCAGACGGCAATCGGCGGGATCTCCCACTTCGCCCCCATGAAGTCCCCCCCTGTGTCGAGGCGGACGCCTGCCAGGTAGGCAATGATCTCCTCAATAGTGGGCTCACGAGTCCCAAGCCCATAAGGAGGGTCCACCACAATGGCATCCACGCTGTTGTTGGGGATCTGCTTCAACCGATCGAGGCAGTCCCCCAGCAGGATGACATCATACAGTTCATTAACCGTTAGAAATCCGGACAAGGAACTTCCCTCCAGGCGGCACGAGAAGCCGCGTCAACCAATCCACCAGCTCGCCGTGACCTTGAAGCTGGGGAAAGAACCGAGAAGCGCCTCCCGAGTCCCCGCGCGCCGTGTGTGCACAGTCAATGGTACCAAAGAGCCCTCCCTTGTAGTTGGCGCGATGCTCCCCTCCACCACTCATCCCAGGCCGGTTACCACTCAAGATGTCGAGCATCACCGCTGAGCAGTTGGGTGCACACTCCCACAGCTGGAGGGTCTCCTTACCATCGTCATCAGCATAACCCACCCGCTGGAAGCCCGTCTTCGACGTGCTCTTCCACGACCGGGCCTTGGGCGGTTCGAGACTGTCCTTCGAACCCCCCACTTGAACCGCGCTCGCGCGCCGGCACTCAGGAGTGTGGACGATCAGGACGTTGGACGGCCAGCGTCCCAGCTCGCTGACCTCACTCGCCCCCGAAAGGTCAGAGGTGTTCTTCCACGAGTTGCCCAGCGATCCACCCTCGACCTTTAGTCGATCGACCATGGCCTTGTGCTTCTTGAAGTCAGCAGGGTCCGCATGCTCGACTCGCGTGGCGTCGATATTGAGCGCGCCCGCGCGGTGCCCCACGACGTTTTTGGTGATGGTCTGGTCAAGGGGCTTGCGGAACAAAAAGACTAACTGCCCACGAAAGTTTGGCATCACCAACCAGAGTGTGTCTCGCAGCTCCAGATGTTGCCGCCCCCAAAGGGCGTCATAAGGGCTCAGAATGGCCGCTATGTGGCCGCCAGGGGCCATCTCGGACACGAATCCCCAATCGGGCATGTCAATGATGGCCGCTGACAACACCTGGCTATACTACACCGCCGCTCGACGGTCGTAGCTCGCAACTTTCTGCATGGCCGCCGGGACTTTATCCCACCAGGGCAGTCGGTCTTGAGGGCCTGTCTCGAACTGAGCCAAGATCCACTGGGTCTCTTTGGAGGCAGGCCCATAGTTGATGGCGACGTTCATGACGCTTTGGAAGTTCGTGAGGACTCGATTCTTGGTATCCGCCGTGAAGGGCACTCTCTGCAAGACCGGCTGCTTCTCGGCCCACTTGAGCGCTGCCACGGCCTTACCTTTACTCTCAATCCACAAGTTGAGGCTGTAGCCCGACGGTTGAAGAATGACCTTGTAGCGCTCGTACCGGGCGCCCTCTTCGGTGTCGACGAGCCCCAGTTTGCCACCGAAAAACAGGACCCCAGGGGTCTCGATCATCTCGGATCCACCGCCTTCTGCCCGAACCAACCGCTGGACCATTCCCTTCGTGGCTGCCGTTCGACGATCGTAGGCTGTCTTCAAGGTTCCGCCGTAAGCTACGACTGCCTCGGCCATGGCATTCTTGAGTGGGCTCGGATCGAGAGCTTCATAAACGCGCGCCATCAGCTCCCCCACGGGGTACTTACGCGACCGGTGCAGGTTGAGGGGGCGTCGCCCCACGAACTCCCAGTAGGCATACCCAAACAGGCCGAACAAGACAAGGTTGCTCTTCAAGGCCCTCATCTCGCGATCGTTCAAGGTCCGACCCTTACCATTGACCAGCAGCTCGAAATTGTAGAGAGGCCAGGTGTCGTCACCCCGCTTCAGGGTCTCCTTGAGGCGGCGGTACTCGGCAAGAGGCTTCTGCTCGACCGACATCTGAACCGCAGGCTTGACAGACTTGCCCTTGCCGCCCGAGCCCATCAAACCCAAGCCACTCAGAGCCTCCTTGAGGCTGATGCCACCCTTGTAGAGCTTGGCGAGGGCCTCTGGACTGGGAGGCATCCTCCCATCGAGGACATGCCACTTGGCGCGAGGGCGCCAGCCGGGGGTGTGTTCCTCCATCCAAAGCTTGAGCGCCTTGGGGATGGCACGCTCGACTGCCCCCCGGATGGGGAAGATCTTGGTGTCCCACGTCTGCGTATAGGCGCGCTCGCTCGGCACCCCCACCGTACGGTCGTGCCGACGATGGACGATACCCATAATATAACCCTTGCCGTCCTTGATTCCGAACGCGATGCGTGGGTGAACGCGGATCTGGTACAAGATCCCAGCGTCGTCCTTGGTGTAGTTGCTGCTGTAGCCTGGGTCGCTAACAAGCTTCCACTCGACGCTGTCGCCTCGACTCATGGCCGACGAGTAGCTCGTGCCCTCGGGCTCGGGCGGTGGGATCTTGCCTTGGCGACTCTCTTCTTCGCGCTTCTGATTCCACTTCTCGCGCGCCCGAGCTTCGGCTTCTTCCGTCTTCCGACGCAGATCTTCCCACGAGCCGCCACCTCCCCCAGGTGCGCCCGAAGGGAGAGTCACATTCTGAGCGATTCCTTGATTGAGCAGAGTCTCGGCAGCCACATTGACCTGGGCCATGCCCTCAGTGGATCCGCCACGATCTGGGTGGAGCTGCCTCAGCAGCACCTTCCAACGAGCGCGAATGTCCTCAGGAGAGGCTCCCTTCTCCAAGCCCAAGATCCGGTATGCTTCACTGGGAGACATCTGCCGAGCCACGCGTACGACCGCGCGCCATGCCTCGAACTGGTCATCAGAAGCGGCTCGATTGTGATGGGCCTTGTAGGCTTCCCATGTGTAGGTCCACGGATCCATCATGACTCCAGGTAACGATCCACAGTTTGATTGGCCAGGGGAAGCCAGCGCTTGAAAAACTCATTAACGGTACCCAAACCCAGGCCCAATTGCTGAGAAATCTGCCGCTGAGAGTGCCCCTCGACGGCGAGGTTGACCAGCTCACCCAGGACTGACAAGTCCCCTTTGAAAACCCCCGTGCGCCGCGCGTCGGTGCGGAGGGCTTCCATGAACTTGGACCGCTCCACCCCCGGGAGTCGCAACACAGCTTGCTCCAAAGCTTCAGTATCATCAATCTCGACCTCGATATCACGCATTTGACCTTCATCATCGATCAAGCTGGTCTCCCGTTGCTCCTGACGAATCAACGAGCGGAAGGCGTCGATGATCGCGTTTTGGAGGATGACCCGCACGTACTTGGCAGCCTCCGCCCGAGAGGCGCCTTCCTTCACCGGGTGAGCTTGGAGCTTGACGAGAGCCTTCCCTACGGCTTCGGCAAATAGGCCGTCAATCGCCTGGGACGGAATCTTAACCACGCTTATCGCGTACTTGAAGGCCGTTCGGCGAATGGCGTCGGCTTCCTCACGGAAGTAGCGCCCCGAGATGAGCAGCGCAAGGCGATTGACGGCCCTGTTGAAGGTAGCGCCCTTGGAAAGCCGGTTCTTGTCAATGACCTCCCGAACCTTGTCCGAAAGAGGGGCTAGCTTCATGTCCACGACATCGCGCAACAAGAAGTGGGCGGCGACGAAGCGGCTGAACATCTCCCGATCGGAGATGGCTAGCTTCTGGAACACGGCAGCGACCCGCACGGAAAACGGCTGGCCGTTGAGAATGTGCAGCTGAAGAGATTGGGCCGCTGCGGCGAGGCGGGTCTGCAACATACCAGACCCGCCCAATAGAAGGACTATGCCTGCTGAGCGACCCGAACCCGCTGTCGCTGCCGAGTGCGCCGCGCCTTATCAGCCGCTTCCCGAATGCTACAGCACCCGCGCTCGACCTCAACCGAGATGTCGATGAGCGTGCGCTCGACCGCCGCCCCATCTGAAGCGCCCGAGACACGAGATAACTCAGATGGTGTTCCCAAGGCACGAGCCAGGTCGAACCGATCCTCAAACTCGACGAGAGGGTCTTCCTCGGTCAAACCAACCTCCCAGGCAGATCCATCCTCCAACGGGCTGAGGGTGTATTCCTTGACAAATCGACGATTCTTCTTGCGGCACCAATTCGAGAAGATGTTGTGAACTGTATGCTTCAGATACCCCACCAGGGCCTTTTGGTTGGAATCGACGGTTGACCCAGGGCCCAGCCTCCGCACGAACTTTTTGAGAACATCAGCGTGGCAGAGACACATCCACATCTCCTGCAACAGGTCCTCTGACTCATCCTTGATCTGGTTGTAGTTGAGCATCCACTTTGCAAGTAGGCGCCCATACTTCTTGTGGAGGATCGCCATGCTGCGAGGGATCCCCGCAGGCCATGAAGGCACTCCCAAGTGCTCGTGTAGAGCCTCATTGACCGCCTCCGCGCCATGACGAAGGGTGATACCCTTCTCTTGAACCAGGGTCAGGGCAACGTCACCGTCACCGTCTACCCCCAAAGCCTCGAACAGCTTCCAATGGCGCATGACAATACGCTCAGCCACCTCATGCTCAGAGGCGGTCGAGCTGTGGAGGTAGTCCCTGATGGCGGCCTCGACCTTTGTTGAACCATGGCGGAGGTCAACAAGCTGCCCCCGAATCAGAGCAAGAGCTACCTTGGTGGCATCAGGAACCAACTCAAACAGCTCCAGGTGGTGCTCGACAAGTATCTCGGCCCTTACCTCGTCAGGAGTCTTGTAACCCAACCCGAGGTACTGGCAAACCGCCTTCTTGATCGTCTCCGCACCATGGCGAAGATCGACACCACGCTGAGCCAAGACGAGTGCCACCTTGTAGCGCGCAAGAGCCTCCACCCCCAGAAGCTCGAACACAGCACGATGCTTCACAACGAGGGCTTCGGCCCTCATCTGCATCTTCCAGCTGGCCGCCATATGGGCACGAAGGATCCTGCTGACAGTGGCTGACCCGTGGCGAAGATCGACCTTCTTGGCCTGAACCAGCTCTAAAGCCACTCGTGCCGGATCATCTACCTTCATTTCCAAAAATAGACGCCAATGGCGTTGAAGTAAATGACCCGCAGTGTCCTCTTGCTTTTTACCCATATACCCCCCTACATCGTGAGGTCGTAAAACGTTCAGATCTATAACGGCCCGTCAAGAGCACCCGCTCAGGTGTATACTCTGGTTAAACTGGACCTGATGGATTCTGCCATACATGAAGCTCAAACCATCGCTCGGGCAATGAAGCTCGTGGTGTTGGCCGGTGAGAGCAGCCTGGCGCCGGAAGATGCCAGGAATGCTGTGCGTGAGGCAGCTCCCTACCTGGAAGGGTTGAGTCGTACAGCGGCCGCTATCGTGCTTGGAGAGCTCGGCGCCGAGCTCCCGGTGCTCCCTCGCAGGACCGCAGGCGAGCGCCTGCTCGATACCATCGCCCACGTTTGGTGGGGTTGGATTAACCAACGCCATCGAGAAGTTTCGTGGCGGGCTCATGCCGCTCAAGGGCTTGCTCTCGCCCTGGATGAAGCCAAGAAGGAGGGTGAGGGATTGATTCAAGTGATGACCCTCCGTCTCGTTGCCGAAGCATTAGGACACCTGCTCCAGAACGAGCTAGACCTGGGTAAGCGGCGATGGCAACAAGCCTTGGAGCTTGGTGCCCACCATGGCATCGAGTCGCAGCTCGACCTGAACTGGATGTTCGCAGCGACCCTCATTATGGCTCGACAAACTGGTTGATAGCTCCCCCTTCCTCTGTGGAGAGGTCAGAGTGCTGTTCCCTAAAAAATGACTGTGGTGTCGCTGAGAGGTTCTCCTCAACGCCCCGAAGGTCCTGCCTCTTCCGAGGCTTCATGGTACCGCCTTCCGAACCTTGAACAGTCCCAGCTCTTTCCCACAGGCTACCGTACTCATCCTGCTCTCTCCAGTTCCTTCTCCAAGAGCTAGGTCAAACTATGACCAACTTCCTTCTTTGGCTTGATGACCTTGGCAAAAAGCAGTCCCCGTTGTTCTGCCTTTCCTGAGAGGCTCTGGAGCCTCCCGAAGCTCCAAGAGGAGCCACTTCGACCCTGACGGGTTCCGGGAATGATGTCGTTCTCAACCCTGTTCCTTGCGATCACGCTAGAGCTTTCACCCTTGCTGTCGTTTCTGGAGGAGTCGTGAAGAGGACACCTTGCTGCTGCATCTTCGATGCTCGCAACATTGCTACCTTCTAGGTTGCTGCTGGCATTTACGGATAGGACTTCAGATACGTATTTGGTGTGTGTATTTAGGATCTTAGAGATGATCCTACCGATCACACCAAGTCCCCGAAGCCGGGATTGGCTGGGGGTACTGCTCCTACTTGTCTCGTGCTGAATCACTCTGAAAAATTCCCTCAGGGATCAGTTCCCGAAGTGCCTCTTGGGTTCATCGGAAGAGACTGCTCGATTGCTCCTACCAGTGGTCTTCTTGGTTTGGGTCCGAAGACTCAGGGGGAGACTATCAACCCCCTTGGACGCTTCGTTCGATAAGCGTCCCTCCTTGGTACGGCTCGCGAAGGGACCTGTCCAGGAAAATCGTCAAGGCTTCCCCGACGGGATCGGGAAGTGATTAGAATCACGAACAAAGGGGGTCGATGTTCGGCCAGTCAACTGGTACGCTTTGGCTTCATGGGGTTGATGGTGCCGATGAGTGTGGTGGAGCTGAGCGACGTGACAGGAAGGCCCAAAGTCCTTCAGGAGCTACCTCAGCTCCGGGTAGGTGACCCAGTGGCTCTTCGCTTCAAGCTGAAGCGCACGAACGATTCTGGGCGAGACGAGGAGCTGATGGTGGATCACCGCTTCCGGGTCGAGGCCGTTGGCTACGACGCCTCAGGGCCCCACAGGCAGCTCCTCGTGGTCTCGATGGCCTCTGGGAAGGCTCCCACCTGGAGGAGCGTGAAACGGTCTCCTGGACGCCGTCTCGGGCCAGCACGGCATCCCCGAACGAGCATTTAGGCTTCCCAAAGCGGGAACTCGGACTTCTCGGTGTAGAGTGGGGCATGGCGACTCTGCTCATAGCCAACCACGCCTTCACCACGATCCAGGGGCCGCTCACGGACGTAAAGCACGGTCAATACTCGTCATCGTCGCGCTTCATGCGCTTCAGCTCTTGCTCGAACCAACACAGCTGGTTGACAGAGTGAACATGCTTGGCCCAGCGCGCTCGGAGCCGCCGCATTTCAGCCAAGTTGTCTGTCGTGCGGTCGGTCCAGATGTCCCACAGGGCCACGTCCCACCGTGCCTTCTTCGGGGGCTTGTACTCAAACACGTCCGCGGTGATGACCTTGAGCTTGTCGGCCGCCACCGGACTGATGTTTTCGTCAACCCACGTCCGGAGCGGGAACTCGACCAACATTCGCACCGCCGGATGCTTCTCTAGGACGGTCACTTCTGTCACTCGGTCAAGTGATAAGATGGGGGGTAGGATCATACCCAACCCCAGACCACCGATGATGGCACGTCCACGCGCTTCATCAACGAAGTAAGCACATGTCTCGCGCTCCATCCAGGTATCACTCATCACGACGTCACACCCTTGGTGGACCAGACGAGCATACTTCCCAGGAGGGACAGCCCCCCATTCATCTCGAGCAAAGAGCGCCTTGGTAGCCGTCTTCTCTGACTCTTTTGTGTCGATCTCGAAGTGCTCGACGGCCCAACCGTCAATTTGGCCTTCGGGGACTATTTCACGAACGGAAGGGAAGTTAGCCCCTTTGAATACACGTCTCATGACTTCTCGGTACAGGTAGTCGTTGCCAGCTGGCGGCACAAGTCAACGTCTCGGATCCCACTTCTTGAAGGTGATTCCCTTCCGAATCGTGTCGAGCGCCTCATCGAGAACATCCTTCGGAACTTCGGGCTCCTCCTGGAGACGGCAATGATCCTGCCGTGCGTAGGTTTGTACGACATCCTTCTCGGCAATGCGCCCCCGCTTGTTTGCAGCCCGCTCATACCGAACGTAGCCTTCAAGGTAAATGGCGGCGACTCCCCCTCTTTCCAGGAAGATAAACCTCCACACTTGGCGAACCCTTGTCTCTCCGGGAGTGGAGGTGTCTCGTTGGACTTTGAATAGTTGCATGATCCCACTTACGAAGGCAGTTCCCAGAACGTTCGGTAAACCGACCAACCTGGTGTAAAGTAGGCCACCAAGCCAGGGATGCCAGAGACTATCATCCGCTATGGGGACCTTGCCCAGCTCAGTAGGCATTACGATTTGCTGTCGAGGTGTGCCCTTGTCCGGTACGTCGAGATTCAAGACGTCGCCGATCGAGATATCCTTGCCCTGAGGATTGTGTACCGGGCCTGTGCTGAGGTGCGGGTGGAGTTGGACCACTTCGCCCAAGAAGCCAGTGGCACTATCACCCGTCTCACACGCGAACGGATCACCATGAGTATCCTTCAAACCCAGGAAGGGCGGTCCCGCCTGGCGAGCCTGGCGGAATCATTTCGACAACAATTGGACTACGCGGGGATAGCCCGCCGTGCCCTTGTTGTCGACCCTTTGCCTGAAGGCGCGGTCCCCGTCTTCGAAGGTGATCTTGATGTTGCTCAACATGTTCTGGCAGAAGAGCACGTCTATGCCTACACCGAAGCTGAGCACGTGAACCGTCCAGCTCCTCACCGCAACACGTTGGGCAAGTATGCCGACCTCATCACGACCGTCTTCGCGCCCGATGATCGCAACCTCTTACCCAGGAACCCCTTCGACTGGGGTTGGTGGGAAGGTGGTTGGTGGGGCGATGACGTTCACCCAGCAGGGTATTGGGTCTACTCAGATCCCTGGTGGTATCTGTGGCGCCGACAGATTCAACAATCCGTTCTGACAGACCGAAGGATGGACAAGAGCATTCGACAAGTCACGGTGCCAATGTTCGAGATCGAATCGAGCCCCACTATAGCCATTGCGGATGTTCGAGAGCACCGCTTCAACCTCATTGAACGGCCTCAGTCGCTGACTCAGTCGCTGACTCAAACCGAGGTGGTGGGTAGGGGGGGCTACTCCAAGTCTATGGACCAGTGGCGCCCCAAGGACCGTCACTTGAAGCACTTCATGCCCATGGACCAGGAATGGCCCGAATGGGTCCAGCCAGGAGCCCATGTGCGCTCAACCTGCCCTGGTATGGGAGTGGCCACGGTCGTCGAGGTTCATAACCTCTACCTCACCCTCAACTGGAAAGGGTCCACCCAGCGGTGGTCTAAACATACCGGGTGGTTCCACGACCACTGGCAGTATGAGGAGGCACCCCCAACCCTTTGGGAGCGTCTCAGCGCGGCTTGACCGTGGTCACACGACGGGCGTTGTAGGGAGTTGCCGTGACCGTCGTGGTGTTCATGGTGTCCCAAGCCCACGCATAGATGGTGCTTCCAGAGGTGTTCGTTGTGGCCGTGGGGTAGCCCTGGTGGCGGAACCGGATGGCTACTGGTATTGGGAAAGGGCCCACCGAGTAGGTGACGACTTGCTGAACCTGAGGGCGAGGTCGAAGCTTCAGCTCTTGGAGCTTGGAGGAGGGGCATCGACCGTAAGCCGCAGACGACCTGAGGGGTGAACCCCAGCTCGTCCAGAACTTGCTGTTGGGTCAGAGGCATCGTGCTCGATAGCGCGTGGCTACCTTCTTGGCGGTTTCGGCAGGCAGCTTCCAAATCTTGAAGAGACCCATCGTCTTGTCCTGTTTGCGACCCTTGGGGACGGGCTCGATGGTTACCGTGGGATTGCCCTTGGCATCGGCCCCGAACTCCTTGATCTTGCCCTTCTTGTTCTTGTACTTCCCATACAGGATGATGTCACCCACGTTGAATGAATATGCCTTCTTGTAGAACTTGTGAGTGAACTCCCCGCAGCCAGGGCCGAGATCCTTGCGCGGATGCTTCTTTCCTTCGTTGTCGACCTCGAAGACCATTCCCCCGTGGTAGACAAATTCCCCGGGTTTGAAGCCCTCCCCCTTGGCATCACCCTTCCCTTCATTCTTGGCAGCCAGGCGAGAAGGGCCACCCTGTTGCTTGTACTCTCGCAGCACGTCGCTGATGAACCGCGGCCACTTAGGCTCGGTCTCATCTTCCCAGTCCAGGATGCGCTGAAGCGCCTCCGTGAAGTAGGTACCGCCCTTGTGCATCCCTTGGGTGTAGCGGTCATCGAAGTCGTCAGCCAACGTGTTCGATACACCCTTTCGAGTCGGCTCAGTCTCCCACTTGCGGCAAATGCTCACCGCATGGCTGATTAGAGACTTGCGGTCGGGGAAGAGGGGGTTCGCCACAAGGTTCCTTTCAGCGGAAAGAGGTGCCCAAGGTCGGTACCCAGAAGTCTGTCGATTGTTTCCAGCTCAGGTACTCAGGCGCCATGACACAGAAGCCGTCTTCGCCCCAGCCGGGGCCCCACGAGTTCTTGATGAGAAAGCCATCAGGCACGTAGCCGATGATCATCATTGCGTGACCACCCGCGAACACATTCCCCTTGGGGCGCGGTACAGGGCCTCGCGATCGGAGCTTCATGAACTCCTTGGTCACCTGCGTACCGAAGACCACCGGGTGGTGCGACCGAAGTGCGTCGATAATCAGGTCGAGCCGGGTGTTGCCGGTTGAGGTGATGCGGTAATAGCTGTGGATGCGGTGGCCCGTGGCCTCGCGCATTGCTTTCAAGGAAGGCAGGCGGTAAAGCCGCCTCAGGTCGTAGGGCCAGATCTCCTCGGTGCAGATGCCAAACCGCTGGAGCACACAGAAGGCCAGACGAACCCATGTCCCCTCGTCGTGGTCGATGTCCCCCTTACCGTCTCTGTCGAGGTCTTGAAGGGCCCGACACATCGAGTAGACGAAGAGGCGACTCAGCTCGACGCGCGGGCGTCCCTCGATGGCATTGACGACTTCAACGGCATCCGCTGTGGCATTGCCGACACACGAGCTGGCTCGCAGCTGGTTGGTGTCGGTCGTGAAATCGCTCAAATCGACGTAGGTGCTGTTACCCGCTCGGGTCTTGAGCAAAGCGTTGTTGAACTTGCGGTCGGGCTTTTCCCCACGTAGCTTGGGCGGGTCGGGTACGTAGCCAAATCGTTTGCCAAGTTTGCGGGCGCTGAAGTTTGGGTGCTGGGTGAGTTGTGACATGGTCCCTCCAGGAACCCCGGCCCACAAGAAGATTCTTTCGATGCCCCCCTACCAACATGACCCCAACCATTCGCTTCGTGCCGCTACTCGTCGTGCCGCTGCTACTCACGGCGTGCCCGAAGACTGATCCCACCAAACCTCCAGTGCCGCCGCCGCTCGATCCGACAGGTACCGAGTTCTGTGCCGAGATGTGCAAGCGCATCGGGCCCGCGGGTCTCAAGTGTGAAGAGGGCGAGGACGTCTACAACTCCGACCTAGAAGGCGAAGAGGGCGTGCCTAACCAGAGCTGCACTGACTGGTGTGAAGAGCAACAGGAACGCGGTTTCTACATCAACCCCAAGTGTGTCCGACTTGTCGAGTCCTGCAAGGAAATCGAGGACGCTCGTCAAAAGGACGAAGCCGAGTGCCCCTGATCCCGGTGTATCACTGGACATGGCAAGCTATGGCAAGTACCGTGAAGAGGGCTCCATCATTCTCGTCGAGATCCTGTCAGACAAGACCAACGACAATGGTCGAGAGGTCGAACTCAAGTGTCTCCAGGTCATTCGGCCCGTGAGAGGCGGGGTGCCACTCCCCAACCCTGACCCCATCGTCGGACAGGTGTGGAGCGTTTGGGCAGGTCCTGGGTCCGGACCCTATTGTGGGTGGAGCCTGGAAGTTCTCGAAGCTGGCGCCCCCGAATTAAAAGGTCTACCCAAGGCCGGCTAGACTGAAGTTATAGTGCTCAACTCCACCCGCCCCATCATGATCGTCCACGAAGGGCAGAACCGACTCACCCGTCACCGATGGGTGTTCGAGCTGGAAAGCAGCCGACTCGTGTTAGTGCGCTACCACTACGAGATCCGGCGCAAGATCGAGAGTCCCTGGGGTCTACGCAAGTTCTACGAAGCCAACCCCACGGGAGCCTACGGGGACTGGGAGTGGCTCAAGATCGACGACGTGCCTTGGCCCTCCGAATTGGAGCAAGAAGCCAAGGAGAAAATCTTGGAGGGGCTGGTCGTTTTACGACAAGTCGCTTGACGCTTGACGGTGTAGAGTGAAGAGAGCCCGCCGCCCCGATGCACTCCCCCCTCGGTGCACGGCAAGAGCGGCGGTGCTCATCTTACTGCCAGGCTACCTCGACACAGACTTCGAGGGGCTCGGGCTGGGGTAGTGACTTACCTGAAATGCGGCTCAGCATTTGCACAAACTGCGGGTTTGACAGCGGCTTGTAGCCATCCTCACCCCAGCGTCTTGTGCGGCGAATCAGCTCGATGGCGGCCCGCCCCGATAACCCTTTGTGCATGATGAGCGTAACGGCCGTCACGAGGCCACTGCGGTTCATTCCCGCCGCGCAGGTGACCATGACTCTCTTCCCCTCCGAAAGCGCGTTAGCGGCCCGCCTGGCGGCCCCCACGACCCAATGGAGCCCTTGGCGATCGAGGGGCTTCTCCCCGGGCAGGTCATCAATGGGAGCCCGCACGACTTCAACATCGGGATAATAGACGCTTGCCGGCTGAATCTCACGCGCCGCCAGGATCAGCATGTCTATGCCCAACTCACTCAGGGCAGTGCCATAGGGAGGCTTGCTTCCCTGATAGAGGCCAGGGATGATCTTGTCGTAGGTCCAGGGGTGATCCGCGATGATGAGCACGCCTCTGATGGCCCACAAGAAGAATCACTAGTACCGGAGTACCAGAAGTAGCCACGCCCCCCGCGGGGACCATACCCACCTTTGAACCAGACATCCTAACTGCGAGTCAGTTCACCAATCACGTGCGAAATCTCCAGGCCCGTCATATCGCCTTTGAGCCTCTTCCGAAGCACGGCTATCGGGATGCCAGGGTTGTCACGAATGACCTCGTAGACCGCTCGCTGGTGAAGGTTCATGCGGCTTCGTCCCAATCGTAGCGAATCTTTTTCATTTGAGGTCCCTCCACACCTTCTTTCGGGCATTGTCCCCTGGAAGAAGAACAAGAGCGTCCGAGGGTCGATGTTCAACACACACTCGGCGCCGTCCCTTACTATTCAGGCGAAACCAACCAGGCTCTGAACACCCTTCGGTGCTGCACCGGGGGGTTTGCTTCTGCCTCGCCCGAATTTTGGTCCACATGAGCAGGAGTGATGAGGTTGCAACGCAGACCTCTAGCCCTCTACGACCCGCCACCCAAACTCGACCCTGACCCAAGTCGATCTTGGTGATGACTCCTTCGGAGCCTTGAAGGGCCCACACGTCGCCCACCTTCAGACTTGTCGGCTCGACTGGATTGATCACGCCCCGAGATACACCACGGTGTAACATAAAGCTGTGAACAAGCCAGCCTTCCCAGCCCTGTGGTATGTCAGCTCCCCTTCGCAGGAGCTTATCGCTCTGACCAACGGTGAGTGGCTTTGAAGGTACTGGTTACCGGCAGTCGGAGCTGGGTCAGCCCGGTACCGATCCGTGAAGAGTTGGAGAAGCTCCCCCCAGGGACCATCCTCGTCCACGGCGCTTGTCGAGGTGCCGACAACATCGCCGCTGATGAAGCTCGCAAGCTGGGGTTCGAGGTCCGTGCCTACCCAGTGTCTGATGAGGAGTGGAATTCCAAGGGTGGGGGCGCCGGCCACGCCCGCAACCAGCAGATGCTCGATGAGGAGCACCCTGATCAGGACGACGTGTACATCGACCTCGTGCTTGCCTTTCACCGGGATTCCGGGTTAGGCCGTGGGACCCGTGACATGATGGCGCGCGTGGCCGTCGCAGACCCGCCCATTGAGCAAAAGGTCGTCGTCCACAGAAAGGGTTGACAGGTTTGGGCATCGGGTCCATCATGCCTGTCACCGTCTTCGATTTCCGTCTTCGCAGGCTTCCCATCATGTCCAAATCGTAGACCTACAGCCGTTCGAGGTCGCCTCCAAGGTGCGCAGTTGGTACATAACCCCACTGCAACCCTTGGAGATCCAAAGTGAAAGAGCCCTCGACACCAATATCTAGACTGCGAACAGTCATTCGCGAACTGGCCAGCGCTGGCCACAACCATCGCCGACACCAGCAAGAACTGCGGCGCACCCCTGGTACGGGCCCGGTGCGGCAGGCCCTGCGGGAAGACTACCTGATCACGACGCGAGCTCAGGCCCGACACGCCTTGCTGGCCTACGCCATGATTAGAGGTCGGAAGTACGCCGATATCGAGCCCCGATCCAATGAGGCCCCTTCCGAGCGCTGGCTGATGGCCAACCTCTTGAAGGCTGAGCCTGAGGTCACTCCTACGCCGGCTGATCTTAAGGCGTGGATTGCAGGAGAGGAGTGCCCCTTCCAAGTGAACCTCAACGACCGGTGGGAGACCCGCCGCGCCTTGAGGAAAGCCGCCGCACTGAAAGCTTCCCCCGTACTGGAGGCCACGGGATGATCGAAGTCAGAACCGTAAGCACCAAGCTCTTCCAGTTCCGAGAAGGTGCTGAGGAACGGATGGCTGACGCCTGCGACTACGACAATGACTGACCGACTCCGCATTGTGACCCGCGCTGATCTCGCGCATGGCTCCCGCGCCGTGCAGGCTGTCCACGCCATGCGCGAGTGGGTCGACCAGTATCCGATCCTCGACCAGGAGTGGTACGAAAAGAGCAACACGATTGCCTTGCTTGAGGTTCCGAATGAGTCTAAACTGCGCGCCCTATTGGAGCGCGCAACAGAACGGGGAATCCCTGTTGCATCGTGCTCAGTCCTGGGCGTGATGCTCGGCGGCTGTGCTCATCCCTTCCCTTGGCTCTCAAGTTCGATGCCCCGGTAGCTCAGTTGGCAGAGCGGCTGGATTCTAACCCGGTGTGCGCAGGTTCAAGCCCTGCCTGGGGCGCTTTGGAGGTGTAGCTCAGTGGTAGAGCGCGGCCCTGTAAAAGGGGCTGATGTCGCGTGGTTCGATCCCACCCACCTCCACTCTTTGAAAAAGTCGCGGGCGTTTTTTGATCCGCGGTGTACAGTCCGAACTCAACACAACGTCGGCGAGCCAACGATCAACACCGAGATAATCAACACCGAGATACCAGGGGCTTCCAGGCCCCTAAGGATTTCAACAACATCAAGATGAGGATCCAATGTCGAAGCTGAGCCACGTTCTGGCAGTCGTCAACCAGGTCAAAACCAACGCGATGGAGCAGGTCACCGGGCTGTACCAGCAGCTTGATAAGGCCAAGTTGACGGTGGGCCTGACTCGAACCTACAAGCCTCTGACCGACGATGGTGAAACCCTTCCCGACGAGAATTCCATCGTTCAGATGCGAGTTGAGGATGTTCTTCGCGACGTAGTCAAGCACCTGACGCCCCTCTACGACGTATCCCTCCAGCGCGATGCTGCGAATTGCGAGGCCAAGGCTGATCTTGTCGTCGACGGTGAGACCCTGCTCAAGGACGTGCCCGCTACCTATCTGCTGTGGTTGGAGAAGCAGGTCAACCACATGCACACGATCATCTGCAAGCTGCCCACGCTGCCGGCGGAAGGTGAGTGGACCTTCGACCAGGGGTCCGCATGCTACAAAGACACTGTGTCCATGAGGGCACGCACCAAAAAGGTACCGAAGCCCATCACCCTGTGTGAAGCTACGAAGGAACACCCAGCCCAGGTTCAGCTTGCCCACGAGGACATCATTGTTGGCTACTGGCATCAAACCGCACTCTCCGGGGCCATCCCCCGTACGCGTGCACAAGAGCTGCGAGACAGGGTTGAAACCTTGTTGGCGGCCATCAAAACAGCGCGGGAAACCGCCAACCACGTCGAGGCCCCGAAGAAAGAAGCGGGTGCCGTGATCTTCCGCTACCTTTTCCGGAAGGAAAGCTAACCTGCCTCCGTGGTGGCAACCCCTTACCCAAGGAGGTTCATCTACATCCTGCTGCGACCCCAACAAGGGGTACCGGGGGGGCTTTTAGGCCCCTGAGGATTTCAACAAGACTACCTAAGCTGAAGCTAAGACTGAGACTGACGACCCTTGGAGTTAAGTGTTGGTTCGATCCCAGCCCCGCCGACCGAGTCCCGCGGGCTCCTTCCCCGGATTGAGTCCCGGGCTCTCACCCTCTCATCGGCGGGTAGCCCAATCTGGCAGAGGCACTCCGTAGCCGGGTCTACCTGATGCCTGAGACTTGGTAGAAAGCTGACCAAAAGCGGTGGTCTCGCTCATCGACCGTTACCTCGACAATCTTCGTGGATGTGGGTTCAAGTCCCTCCGGGCCAGCTCTGTCGAGTAGGGTCCGAACCACCCCCTCCCCCTTGGGTGGCTCCTTACTCGGCAGAGCTGGCCTGTAGCTCAATGGCAGAGCACACGAACTTTAGATCTGATCGAGGTCGACCCTGTGGAGCAGTAGTCTTCGGACTGAGACCAAACCGAACATCAATCCTAATACGACTGATCACAGAACCCGGGGAGCCGGCTATGCTCCTCGGGTTCGCCTATTTTGAGGACCGCGATGTTCAGGCTCGCCAAAAGTTGTTGACAGGGTGGGGAGTGGGGACTACAACAATCCCCACGTGACAGAGTTTGGAGAGCACGTTCGGGCTCGCCGTGAGGCGGCGGGGCTATCGGTACGTCAGTTGGCCAAGCAAGCAGGTCTCGACCACAGCTACTTGAGCCGACTGGAGCTGGCCAAGGTCGGGACCTACCCCCCTTCGGAGGGGAAGGTCCAGGAGTTGGCCAAGGTGCTGGGCGAAGACCCAGACGTCCTGCTTGCGATGACGGGTCGAGTTTCCCGGGAGCTACTCAAGGTGATCTTGAGCCGCCCCCGGGAGTTTGCTCAGCTTATCCGGCAGCTCAAAGACGCACCGGCCAACGCCATCCTCAGGGTGGTCCGAGAAGTGCGGGATGGAGAGTGGTAACATGCTGGAATTGCACAATGATGAGCTGGTTTATGCGGTCCGCCACTCGGGATCACTCCAGAGAGCATCAGGGCAACCCTTTCCAGTGACCAGGTGCAGGTGCTCAAGGAAAAGCGTAAGGGGACCGTTCGTGACGGAGCGTGGGGTTAGCCCTGCTGTAGCTGGATCGATGGCACTCATGGGACACCTAAGTGCCGCCACCCGCGGCTTCGAGACCTGGGTCACCGAGGTGGCCCAGTCCGCGGGGATTCCCTACCTCGAAGAAGGGGAGCACCCCTCTGACTATAAGGTCATGTCGATCTCTGACGTGATGCGCCTGGTCTCGAAGCCCAAGGGGATGTGGTCGGATAACTCCCAGCTGTGCTGGGTAATCCTCAACGGGGACGGACAAGCTCTGGGTATCCGGTCAATCGATCTATATCATAACCGAGAACGCGCCTATGAGCTGGTCCGGGTGCTGGAGCGCTCCGGTGTAGAGTGAGGTGTGGGGCCTTGTGCCCCGCGCCGTCCCCGTAGCTCAATCTGGCAGAGCACCCGCTTCTAGTTCGGGTTGTTGCAGGTTCAATTCCTGTCGGGGGCCCCCATGGCCACGTTTGAAGATCAAGTCGACGAGTTCATCGAGAATTGCACTGCCATCGACGTGGGGGTCAGACAGCTTCTTCAAGAGCAGGGGGTGGAGGCCAACACCCCCGAGAATGTCGAGATCATGGCTCAGATCAACGCCAAGCTCAGCGAGGTAGTTGATCTTGTGGGGGCGCTCGTCAGGTCTGCGGGTAGCTCTTGTTCCACTGGACCTGTCGAGGCATCAGCTCAGCCACCGCATCCTGCTGTTCATCGGTCCACTGACCCTGAGCCCTAGCGTACCAATTGACCACCAGCTTTTCCTTGCTGGGGGTGTTGCGGCTGTCCACATAGATCTCGCCCATATCACGGAACGAGATCCCTTGGTCCAGAAGGTCGGGCCGAGCATTAACCACTACGTTCTGAAGTGCTTGGAGAGCCTTCTCGGCAGAAACAAGGCTCCCAGTGAGGTGGTGAATGCGGCCGTAGCCCGTGACTGTCGTCCACACCTGGATCCCATACTGGTCCACCTCAGCATAGAGGCCATCGTGCTGACCAGACCCAACTCTCTGCTGGGCTTCTCGGGTTTTCCAATCCTTGGCGGTGATAGTCATGGATCCTCATACGATGGAAGCAACTCGTTCAGTCAAGAATGGGCCACAAATGAATCACCGGGCCGGTGTACGGTGGTTTCGTGCAGGACGAACAAGAACGCCTCAAACGCGAGCTGGCCGACCTGGAATCGAAGGCTGCCTTCGTTCGCCAGCGCCTTTGCGAGTTGAACGATGACATCGTGGGCCCCTTCGGGTCCCGTGCCAAGGGCAAGCAAGACGACATCTACACATGTCGAGGGTGCGGCTTGAGCAGCAAAAATGTCGAGTGTGCAGGCATCTACTACTGCCCCAATCCCCTTTGCACGTCGAGTGGGGCCGCACCCCACCGGGCCAAGATGAAGAGCTTCCAGGAGGACAAGAACGGCCGGCACACGGTGGACCCCGACGAGATGCTTCAGGTGGGGCTCAAGTTCCTGCACGAGCACCCACCTAGTGATCTCACCGCCGCCGTGCGACGGATGCTCCCCTACTGGGCCAAGCAAGGCACTTGGGGGGCCATCGAGGCGTGGATGGAGGCGACGGGCCAGACCCTGCCCGATCACTACGAGTCGGGCTGGGGTCCCGGTCCACACCCCTGCACCAACGGCTCAGAGAAGGGCGTGGAGCCCCTGCGATATGTTCACTTGACCTCCGCCTGCTTCTCGCCGTCGGGTGACACCCCGTAGCCCATCTTTTTCAGCTCCTTTGCCATGTCACATTCATCGCCGGGGAGCATCGATCGGGGCTCAGGCTCGGGCCCCTCATCCGATTTCATCAGCGCCTTGACGTGGGTATGTGCCGGGCTGCGGAACCGACTTACCTCGTCGGCCCCCTCGCGTTGAGCAGACCACACCACAATCGACGGAATATCACCAGGAGAAGTAGACTTCTCGATGTCAACCTGTCTCACGACGTATGAGACAGGTTGGTTCGTGACCATGCGTCGCCTGGCGTCTCTCACCGGGTTCGACATGAACACCACCATGCCAACCGTCAGCCGTTCGACAGGAAGGTGCACGACGGTGGAGGGGCCCACCGTGGTCTCGCTCTTCAAGTGGTTAGCGATCTCTCCAGGAAGAGGTGTGTTCCCCCGCTTCGTGCCCGGCTGGGTCGGCGTGATGAACGTTCGGGATAGGACCTGGGTTCCTTCCTGCGCTTTGACGTCTTCAGCCAGCCTTGCCTGCGATTGTTCCAGCGTGAAGGGCTGTACGCCCATGAGTTGCAGCTGCCCTCTCCAGAAGAGTCGGCGAACGCGCGAAAGGTCCGAGCCGGAGCCGGGGTCGTGGGCGCCCAATTGGTGAGCTTGGTGGAAGAATCCTGTACCCGGGATCCCCGTGTCGTGGTTAACCACAACTGCTGTGGTTAACGGGCGACCTCGGGTGTGGTCTTCCTCGGCAATCATCGCGAGGGCATCAGGAAGGCTGCACCCCTTGGGAGTGTCCTTCAGGGCGTCGGCGATGGCACCATAGGTGGTGAGCAGCTTGAGGTGGTGGGCGAAGTAGTGGACAATCCCTCGAACCTGGGCAGCGTAGACAGCTACCCGCACGTCATCGTGCAGACCTTCGATAGGCATGATGCCTCCTGATTGTGAGCGCCCGCCAGTTTGTGCGGGCCGACACGGGACCATCCCCGCGGCACTCAAAGCCAAAGCATCAAAGGATCCTCAGCGTAGAGTCCACCCACGCTACCCAATCGACGAGGCGGTAGAAGCGTTGACCCTCGATGTAGTCCAGCACGCGCCTGAGGCTCCACGGCTTCCAGTCTGGGTTGTCCCAACGCATGGGCTCGGAGTCATAGGCACGCCACTCGTTGAGTTTCCAGTTCCAGCCCACCTCGGGGCGGGGGGCACTGGAGTCAGCCCCTTTGCAGAAGACAATAGTCCTGAAGGTAGGCATCCTCGCCGGCAGCTCCATGTTCAGCGCTCGCCTCTTCAAAAGGTAGCGTGAGTAGCTGATGAGAAGCTCGATCTCTGCCGCGGTCGGCATTCGACTCCCCTGATCAAGGCAGATGAGCCAAGGGATGGACACCCGCGGTGGAGCCACTGCGATTCCCATCTCCCTCAGTCTCTGCTCTTGGGTTGGAGTCACCCCTTCAGTCTACACCACGGGCCGGAACGTGGGAGTCTGACAAATGGCGAGAACAACTCCTGCGTGCCTTCACGCCCACAGCATGGCAACGCCTGATGTAGGTGAGCCGCCATCACGAGGTGGGCCCGTGCGGCGGCTCAGCATTAGGCACATCCCTCCAAAGGAGTTTTGTCTTTCCCTCCAGAAGTCGTGTCTGGGACTATTCTACACCAGTCCCGACTTATCGGTCCATACAGAACGGCTTGCGAGCACAGTCGGGGCAAATGCGGCTCACCTGCTCCCGGGTGAGCAGGGGATCAGCTGAGGCTACCTTCTGCTTGACCATGCCTCTCCTGGACATCAAAACTTCTGCCACTCACCTACACTCACTTATATTTACCCACACTAATGGCAGATTCTTTGATGAACCACTCTGGGAAGACATGAGACCTCCAATTGCTTTGAACCAGCCACAGCTTCCCTACCGCGTCGTCCGGAAGCGGGTTCGTTTCAGCGATGGGACCACGAAGGTTTTTCCTGTCAAGGTCTACAAGTTCCCTCAGGACGGAGGCACCCCTCTCAAGGTGCTGCCCTCAGAGTACGGGTTGGGGGACGCTTTCAGCTTTTGATCGGTGTATGATCCGCCATGGCGGATCGTGGCGATTGGATGCAGACGACGAGTGGGCGTGCCTTCTGGCCCCTCGACCCAAGACCCGAAGACATTTGCATTCGAGATATCGCCATTGCGTTAAGCAAGCTTTGTCGTTTTGGAGGCCACACCCACGAGTTTATCTTTTACTCTGTTGCGGAACACTGCCTCTACGGCGCCCACAACGGCGCCTTCGATTTGGAGTTGCAGCACCTGTTCTTGCTGCACGATGCCTCCGAAGCCTACCTTCAGGATCTGATTCTGCCCCTCAAGCGCGTCCTAACGGATTACCGCAAGATCGAGGCACGTGTTGAACAGGTCATCTTCGAGAAGTTCGGACTCTGGGAAGCATTCCAACGACGTCGAGCCGAACTGAAGGCGATCGACGACCGGATGCTCGCCACGGAACTACGGGATTTGATGGCGGACCCTCCCTACCCTTGGGCCATCGTCGAGAACGTCAAACCTTACCCTCTCAAAATCGAACCTCGGAATGACACCCTAGCCGTAGTCGAGAGTTACCTACGATTACACCAAGACCTGTCAGAGAGGAGAGGGCTACATGCTAAATAGGGGCGAAGGGGTGGTCTACCCTCGGCGCACGTTCACCCTGAAAGCCGATGACCTCATCATTGGTCGGGTTGGAATTCGCTGTGCCGAGGAGCACGTGCGAGCGCTGCTGAAAGCGCTGCTCAAGGGCGGTTTCAAGGTTGAGCCTGGGCCGTCGGTGGATCCCTCCAAGTGTGCCGACTGCTCAGGCTACGTGCCGATGTACGTGGTGGGAGACGAGGTCTGGGCCAAAGCCATCGCCACGAAGCCTGCCCGATTCCTTTGCCTGAGTTGTCTGGAGCAACGTCTCGGGCGCCTACTACTGTTCCAGGACTTCCCTGAAGCTAACCCCACCAACCAAGCCATACACTACTTGAGGCCCCGGTGAAACGTCGTCTATTCCTCGAACGAGTCGACACCAAAGAAGTGCACATCGCCCACGTCACGGGTTCGGTGATGGTATGGGAAGAAGGCGACTGGAGACCACTCGGCAGTGGGGTGTCGAGGTTAGACACCACAGGTACTTATATTATCGCGCCCTTGGTCGAGATTCTTCCCCTCAAGCCCAGCTTGCGGGAAGCTCGGAAGTGGGAAGGGTATAACGACAAATGGCACGGCCTTCGCGCCCGCGCCGCGCTCTGGGACCAACAGAGGTATGACTACGTGACCTCCTGCATGGGCCTCTTGGCTCAGTCGTGGAACTTCGTCCTCTCTTGGAACCGCAAGCTCCCTCAAAGCATCGCTCTGGTTGCCATCCAACATGACGTCGTGGATTACCAAGACCCGGGGCACGCACCGAACTGGGTCGAGATGCTGCGGGATGAGTTCGCGAGGCAATCGAAGACCGTTCAGCCCCACCAGCTTTCCTTCTGGGAACGTATCGGCAAGGGCGAGTTCTGATGAACCGGGAAGCCGTTCGCATCCCACGGGCACACCGGGTTGCCTACTTCGAGAAACAGTTGCGCCTCCACCGCAACCATCCAGAATTCCGGCTCGCCGACGAGCCCTTGCGCCGCTTGATCGGCTTCTCCTGTACCTGTGGAGGATCCGAGACCTTGATTCAGATCAGCCTTGCCTCCGTCCGCGAGCTGATGCCCCAAGCGTTGCGGGCCTTCCAGAATGTCCGCAACCAGCACATGAACTACGGGTTGCGGCAAAAGAAGAGGCGAACTCGCGCCGATAAGAAAGCACGGGCCCTCCTATTCAGTCACCTCACCAAACAGCAGAAGTGGCACTATCGGGCCCACGGCTGCATCCGCTTCACAGGTGGTGACGGGCACGAGTACGAGATCGAGCTGAACGTCTGCAACAACGTCTACAAGCTCGAAGACGGCCATCGAAAGGTACGCTACTGCGTCGTCTTCAAGGGTCATAGAAGACTCCCCCTGTACGACCTGATGCTGGCCCAAATGGTCATACTCAAGGTAAACCCCGACTACTTCCACGAGATCGCCATCAAGTCAGAGATCAACGACTACCGTGACGTGGGAGCCCCTCTCCAAGGTCAGCAGCTAGAAGGTGCCGCCGAAGCCGCCGAGGTGGGTCATGAGGGCGTTGTCATCCGCCGAAACGTGCAAGGGCTGGTTGAGCGCCTTCAGCAACGACTCAATGAGTTCGAGCAGCAACGCTACACCCATCCTGAAGCCAACCTCCGCCAGCAACTTCAGGAAGTCGGGTTTGGGCGTCCCGAGATCCTGATGAACGACTTGATCTTCAGAAAGGAGCAGGGCAACGATCAGGCGATTGAGTACGACGTTCCCCTGGGCGGGGCCGCCTACTACTTGAACTGGGACGACAGCATTGTGGCCACGTGCGGGCCCCGCGTCATGGTGCCGCGCCTCAACCTCGATGACGTCGACTACGCAGTGGCCGTGATTGCCCTCTTGCAAGCCGCTGCGTGCTGCACCTACGACCACTACGACCAGGTGTTGGACCACTTCCGACAGTATGATCTCCAGTTTGCCCAGGTCCTCTTTCACCCGGATGACGAGCCCGTGTTCGTCGAGTGGATCGCGGGCGCTCGCTGGGTCCCCTACCTGACCACGGACGAGCGGGTCCCTCGGGGCAAAGCCCTTTGCCTGACCAACGCAGAGTTCCTGGGCATCATCACCCATTGGCATGCAAACGATGGCGAACCGGCAGGGATTGGGTTCTGCGTTCTTAACAACCGGGGCGTCGTCAAGCTTAGACTTCCCCCAGATGAGGATGACCGTGAAGACATTGATGAGGTTCAAGTGGGCCCCAGACGACCAGAGGGATGTGGTCCAGGTCCGAAAGATCTTTCAACACCACCGCTTTCAGGGCCGGAAGATCTTCAAGGTCGGAGAGGACGGAGAGATGGGAGACCCGATGGAGGTCTTCGATCCGAGCGAGGGGAGGATGGTCGTGTCGGAGCGGATGACGTCGTTCGAGAGGATCCGGGAGAGCTCGGAGAGCTCGGAGAGCCCGGAGAGTACCTCAGGAGATGGCTCTCCTCCGAACGGCGCCGAGGTACCCAGCACCGGCAAGAAGTCAATCTCGAAGGCACCGACCTCAAAGGCCTCACGGAAGACCAGCTCCGGGACCGCCTCGCGGAAACGTACCTCGAAGAAGGCCCCGAAGAAGGCGGGCACCAAAAAGGCCCCCACCAAGCGCGGTTTTCGGCAGACGGGCAATGATGCCCTGGGCAGTCAGACCAAGCCCAAGGCGGCCTCGAAGCGGGCACCTGTCAAGAAGACCACCCGGGTTCGCAAGACGACCCGCAAATGACCCCAAAATCGGAAAGGAATGAAGGATGAGCACAAAAAGGCCTGATCACGTGATGGCTGCGATGGGTGAAGAGGGTGACACCAAGTACAGCTGGGACCCCAGCGATCCTGAATCGGTGGCCGCCGCTCAGGAGACCTTCAACGGCTACATCTCCGATGGCTACCGTCCCTTCGCCCTGAGCGATGGTACTCAGGGCGAGCAGATGACGGAGTTCAATGCCAGCGCTGGCAACATCCTGATGGTTCCGCCCATGCAGGGCGGCTGAGTGCCGACCAAGCTCGACCATGGCTCCTACTACTCGACAAGCCCCTTCGACGTCGTTCAGCACCAGTACGCTGCGGGCGAATGGGGCTATGTCGAGCTACTAGAGGTCAAAGACACCCCCGAGGGCCACCTATCCTTCGTCCTCTTGCTGAACAATACCTCCGAGGGCCTCTACTTTTTTGACGAAGGGTACCACCTCTGGGAGCGCGCGACCCGAGCCGAGGCCGATCAGCTGTGGGAGTTGTTCTTCAGCAACCCCAAGAAAATGCGTGAAGCCACAACCCGAGAGACGTGGCTCCTCGACATTCCGCCGCGTGAAGACCTAGCCGCAGGAGGCTAGGCGCCACCCGGCGGGGCTCGGCTGGAAATTGATGTAGTCCGCGTACCCGTGCTGAATCGCAAGGCCCGCTTTGACGAGCTTTACACACCGCTGGTAGGCGGTCTCGTCTTTGCCTCGATAAAGATCACATGGCAGGCCCTTCAGCTGCTGGTACAGCTCGGGCGAGAGATCCTGGTTAACCTTAACCGTGTCCTTGATCTCCTCTTCAAGGAGATCCTGAACTTTGCCAATCTCCTCGGCCGTGTGGACCACGCCGCCAGTGTTCAGGTCAAGGTACCACTGGAGTACTTCAGCACGTGTCCCCAGGTCACTCACGTTCCAACGGATGCTGGGACCGTTGCGGCGAATGGGGGCGCTGAATTCACTGTACCTGTATCCAAATACCGGCACCTCGTCCTGGAGGAATCCCATGATCGCCCGCAGTCGCTGCTTCCCGTCGACGAGCACGTAGTCCGTAGTATCCCCCCGGTTCCACCCTGGACAGTTCAGGTAGACGTTGTTCCCGCTCTGGCCACCTCGAAGGCAGAATTCGAGGTAGGCTGTCTGCTTCTCGAGCGTCCAGACATGTGGACGCTGAAAGTCAGGGTCGATGTTGAGCCCGTCTTCCACGTGCTGTTCAAAGTATCGTATGAGCGAACTCCAAGGCACGTCGACACCATAAGGAGCGGTTCTTGTCATCGGAGGGATGGCCTGAAAGTCTGGCCGGCGGATCTTGATCATGGCTATCACCTAGAAAACCGAGGTTATTCCCAGCTCGAATGCCTGTCGAGGGGGCGGCAATCATCCCACTATACGATGGGTGCCCAGGGATCGTTCAGGGTAACCCTTCTTTTTTTGACGAGAAGTCTGAATCCTCGGTGTATAGTGTCAACATGGACTATTGGGACATCATGACACTAGTTGGGCTGAGGGGATAATGTCGAGCGGGCCCGCATGGTCGCGGTGAGCAAGCTCTGATGCCGCGCAACGATTTGGTTGAAATGGAGGGGGTGGTTGGCCGACAGCTCGGCGGGGGTCAATATCGCATCACCACGGGCGACGGGGAAGAGATCCGCGCCCAACTCAACGGCCGAATGCGCAGGAATCATATCCGCGTACTGCCTGGAGACCGCGTGAAAGTCGCGGTCTCCCCCTACGACAAGAGCCACGGGATGATCACCTACCGTTTCAAGTAGACCCGAAACAACATGAACACCATCGTCATCGGCGACATTCACGGCTGTCTGGACGAGTTTCAAGCACTCGTGGAGAAGGTCGCCCTCAAGCCCGAGGACCATGTGATCTGCCTGGGCGATTTCATGGACAAGGGGCCGGACCCTGCCGGTTGTGTGCGGTTCGCGCGTACGCATGGGTTCCAGTCTGTCCAAGGCAACCACGAGGACAAGCACCTCCGCTGGCGGCGTCACGAAGCCCGCAGGATCCTGGATCCCTCCTACACAACCCCATGACGTTGGATGTTGCCAAACAGCAAGACAATACCGCTCTGAGCGGCGACGACATCGACTGGCTCAGTAACCTGCCCCCATCGTCGAGGCTGATGGTTGGGTGGCCGTCCACGGCGGCTTTCTACCAGGCAAGACCCCACGGGAACAGGCCGCTGACCGCAAGATCCGCTCGACCATCGTACGCGTGAGGTGGCTCACCCCCGAAGGCGAGCACTGGGCCGAGTTATGGGACCAGCATTTCAACGTGGTCTACGGCCACGAGGCACACAGCCTCAGCCGCCCCTACGACGTCCAAGCCCCCAGCGGCGCCCGGACCGTGGGTATCGACACGGGCTGTGTCCACGGGGGCCACCTGACCGCCTTCGTGGTTGAAAACGACGGGGCCACCCACTTCGTCCAGGTGCCGGCGGCCAAGTGCTACCACCGACACCACGGGCTACGGGCTAGACGCTCCCACAGGGTGGGGGGCGGGAAGGGTGGCACCCCCACGGGAGTGTGGGGTTGCGGGGTAGACGTAGGTTGCAGGCATCACAGGTTGTCGAGCGAAACATAGACAGTTTGGCAATGATTGCAACGTTGAACGTCCACGACCTGGATACCCCCAACATCAATTCCGAGACTTCGCAGGGCGGTGAGGTTGACCAGCGACGGGTCCGAAAGAAGCAGCCCGTCCCGGCACCGCGAGCATTGTATGGGCGAGCGAGAGTCCTCTTCGGTAGGATATCGAATGAGGCTCTCAAGCCCTTGCACCTGGGCCACCTCGGGCGGCTCCAGAGAGCCCAGCTGGAGGCATGAGGGCTCGATTCCCACCAGACGCTCGAAAAGCGTTGGCAGAAACGGGGTTGGAGGGTCGAAGATAGGCTCGTGTTTGACCTCAGGTTCGGACTCCAGAGCCCGTTCGGCTTCACGCCAGGGAGCCACCCAGGAGTTAGCGCGGGTGGTGGTACCGTCGTTGCCACCATCCAAAAAAAGGTCACCATCTTGTGAGGAGATGGCCCCGCAGTGCGAGCACCAAACGATGTCAGTACCTTCAACGTAGCGAAGGTGGGCAGGATTGTGGAAGCACTCCGGCACGACTCCTGGGAAGATACACCAATTGGTGTACATCTAGGGCATGAATCCCAACGAGCTTCTCGGTGTTCATGGCACCACGGGGAAGGTGAGCCCGAGGAAGTCGAGGTCTACCGTTCCGACCGAAGAGGCAGGCCCAATTTCGATTCATCCTATATCGCACAGTGAGTTGGAACCGGTGTAGAGTTGATACCATTTGACGGCGAGGAGCACATCGTCGTCCAGGAAGATGGCGTTCTCGCTGTCATCAAGGAGTAGGTCAATGACTGAAGCTGAGCTTGCCACTGCGGCGGCCAAACAAAAGTTCGAGATTCTTGATCTGAAAGAGCTGGTGGCGTTGGCCATCGAAGAAGCCCTTCGCCGTACCGGTGGAAACATCATGAAGACGTGCCGTATTCTGAACATAGGCAAGGCGACCCTTTACCGCCGGCTTCAGGAACCTCGGTTCCAGAGAGTTCTTCAAGCAGCCCGAGCACCATCACAATGATCCCCATCCCCATTACGGTTCTGGTCGTTGTCCTGGCCATTGTGGCCCTGGTTGTCGGCTTCTCCGTGTGGTCTGCACGGATTTCCCGCTACCACTACAACATCCTGAACAAGAAGTGGGGGGTCCTCGTTCAACGTGAGGAGCACCTCAGCCGGTTCATCGCACTCGTACAGGAGGTTCAGGACCTGGCCTTTTTCGGGGCGCCCTTTCGTGTCGTGAGGGGGCGTTCCGACTTTCGAGACGACTCTCCGTCACGACCAGCGCTTGTCGCCGTCGCAATCAAAGAGCGGCTCTACCTAAAAATTGGATGCATCCCGCGGGGGGGAAGATCCCAAGGTGGGCATTAAGACCCAGGTCTATCTGGAGCAGAATCGCATCCACGCTGGTCAAAGCTACATCTTTGGCATCGACAACTTAATTCAGGAAGCTGAACTGGAAACCCTGAAAGTTCTAAAAGAGGAAGAGACCCTTTTACAGGACCGAACCGACCAAGGTGTCACCTTTGACCATCTTCGGTCACGCCTTGCGGTCAAACAGGGAGATGCCTCGACAGCTGGTGCTCAGGCGTCTACCTAGGCGGTCCTCACTGGAGCATCCTTGAAGCTTTGAAGGCGTCAACAACAAAGACCCCCACGCCGTTTAGTCGACCCGGTGTATCTTGAAATCATGACCTTCCCGTCTCAACCCACCCCGCCTTCCAAAATCACTATCCTCAACCATTCTACGGAACTCGACCCCTCGGGGTTCTTATACCACCTCAACATCTCGATCTTCAAAGTCCGCATCGAGGTCGTCAAACCCTCTCACTCCCATATAATAGACTGCCTGGCGTTCTGGCACGTCTACCTCCAGGGGTCGACTCTAGAACATTATCTTGCCTGGGGCAAGATCCGCATCGAGGACGCCGAGCCCGACAAGGCCGTCGGAGCTGCGTGCTTGGCAACGGCCGAAGCTCTTCAGAAGCTGTGCCAGGGTATCTTGGCCATCGGCAATGGGGACTTCAGGACCACCTATGCAACGGTTGGTCCGAAGAAGACCGATGGCTGATTTGCCAGAGGAATGGTTTGATAAGACATGGGACCACAACTAGGAACCACTGCCAATGCCCGTTGAGCACATCGAGATGTGGTGGGAGTGCAAGACCTGTGGAACCCTCAACGGAGGACTTGCCAAGGTCTGTGGAAAGCGGCCCGTCGAGGACGGGAAAGTCGTCTCGCCTCGTAGTGATGTCGGCTGTGGAAAGCCCATCGAGGACGAAGAATGGATCGATCCCGATGACGACAGTGTCAACCTCATCACAGACGCGGAGGGCATCCAGCAAGCTCAGGACGGCACCGACTGGATCTGCGGCTACTGCGGCTCATCTCAGAAGCGCGCCAATGGCCAGTGTGCCTCTTGCGGTGGGGACCCCAACTTCAACCACCGCCTGCGCGGGAGTGAAGAGACAGCCCCCGTTGGCGACCTCGATCCCTTTGGAGGTCAGCCTGAGCGGACCACCTACGGGTCATCATACCTGCCCAAAAGCGATCCTCCATTTCTCCGACGGCGCCGGTCCAAATTGCCCCTCATCATTGGGGGGGTGGCTTTGACTCTCATCGCTCTAACCGTTTTCATCTTCTGGCCGCGCTACGTCGACGCAGAGGTTGTTGGGTCCCACTGGACCTCCACGGTCACCATCGACCGCTACCAAAAGGTGCCCCACGAAGGCTGGGAGCCCCCTTATGATGCGGTGGATGAGATTGAGATGGGTAAGCGGAGTCACCCCACTAAGAAAGTCCAGGTCGGCACCAAGACCATCAAGGTAGACCCATCTGGGGGCTGCGGCCAGACGTGCAAACCGATTCCTAAGGTTTGCAAGAAGACCCCTAGGAATTGCACGGAGAACAAGAATGGAACCAAGACCTGCTCAGGAGGGGACATGAAGTGCACGGGCGGGGGTGAGACATGCAAGAAGAACAAGTGCACCGACAGTCAGAAAGTGCTCAAAGAGATCGCGATCTATGAGCCTGCGAAGTTGATGTGGTATTCTTGGAAGATTTGGGAATGGAAGTACGACCGCTCGGTTGTCCGCAAAGGTCAAGACCTCGATCCACAACCCCCCGAGAAGGCCAAGTACCGGCTCAACGTTGGCTGCATGGACGGCGAGAAGGAGCGGGCGTCGGCCCCCAACTGGAAGTACACCACGGTTTTCCGCGACGAGTCGGGGGAAACCCACAACTACCACCCATCAACTCACAACGAATACGTGAGCCTCAAGCAAGGCGTCCGCAAGCGACTCCGTGTTTCGGCCGCAGCCGTTGCCATCGTAGAGGACCGATGATCGACAGTCTGAAGCTGACCCCCAAGCAACGCGAAGTCTTGGGCCTGGCCCCTGACGCCCCCAGCGACGGCAAGATGTTCAAGGGCGGGCAGGCGAACACGGCCAACACTCTCGTAGCCAAGGGTCTCCTGTGCGTGGCTGGGTCAGGGCACACAGGGACCTTCTACGTGCGGACCGCCGCTGGGTACACCCACGCCCGCGACCTGGGACTAGCAACACCCTAGTGTGGAGCGTCTACATCGTCCAAAGTGAGCGAGATGGTTCACTTTATGTGGGGATCACGCTTGACGTTGAAGCTCGGGTGGCGGCTCACAACGCTGGCATGGGAGCCAAGCGTACGCGGGGGCGCGGCCCTTGGGTCTTGTGCTGGTCGAAGGCCGTCGGGGCCCGCGGGGAAGCCCAGCGGGAGGAAGCTCGAATCAAAAAGCTGCGGCGGGCCCAGAAGCTGGCCATTTTTTGGTGTACCTTGAGCTATGCCGGAAGAAGACCCCTGCTTCGGTCCCTGGACCGTGAAGACCACGAAGACCACTGAGGGGCAGAAGCCTCTCATCACCTACAAGCACAACTCTGGGCACGTGATCACGTTCGAGCGCACTTCTAGTGGCCTCCAACGTGCCATGACTTCAATTCAGGCCATGGGCGAAGTCCTCAAACTCGTAGACATCCCTGGCATGACCGACGCCGATGGGATGAGCCTGCTACGAGCTTTTCAAGCGACGGGCGTCCCTACCGGAGTGGGTCGTGCGGCTCCCAAAGTCATCGCCAGCATCGAGCGCATCATGGCACGCCCCCCATGTACGACATCGGAGATTATCCGATGTCTCGAGGACGAGGCTCCCGACCCAGGAGAGTGGCAGGAAGCCGTTCGGGAAGCTGTCGTCGAGGTCTACCAACAACGCCTCGAAGGGTACTGCGCCAAAGCTGCCGACTGCCAACTCGTTGTCGACACGTTGACTCCTGAACAACCCCCGGGAAGCAGTGCCTGAGCTGCTCAGGGGGGGGCAGCTTTCTATCCCGAGTTCGGTCGTTGTTCCCGTTTCATTCACACAGTACGCTAAGATCGTGAAGCGTGGCATGCCACGATCAAGCGCACCTCTGGCGGGCGGGAGCCTTTTTGCACCTTGGTGTCCCGTTCCAGACCAGCCTTTTCCCCCACCTTCGAGAGGAAGCCGACTTTCGAGTCGCCATGAGGGTACCTTAGCCCTCTGACAGGCGTTCCCACGCCGTTTTGACTGGGCCCGGGACTTCGGCCTGCTCCGGGGTCTGCACGGCCTCCAGAAGGGTGTGGCCGGCCTTTTGGACCCTCTCTCGCTTAGATCGTTCCTCCTGGACTTCTCGCTCAGCGCGCTGAGCCCTTCTCTGGCACGCTTGAAATTCGCGATTCAGGTCGTGCCCCACCTTTCGCAGACGTTCGATTTCGTTGCGGGACCACCTCAGCTCTTCCTGCTTGTGTATCTTCGTTTGGCGGTACCACCGGTACTGGAGCGCCAGGACAACGGCGATGGTAGTGGCACAGGTGACTTCGAGAATAGACACTTTTTTGGAAGTTACACCAGTGAGCCGGTGTAACTTGTATCATGGCTAACGCTGCCGCCCCATCCCCAGTATGACCTCTACAGTGACCGAGGTCAGCTGGGCATCCGCCAGCACAACGAATCAAGAGATCCAACAAGGATCCTCCGAAGCCGCTGAATGAACCTGTCTGAACTCCTTCCGGTCATTGCCTTCATGCTGGTCGTGGCTCTACTGTTCTACTCGATGGGCGTTCGGGACGCGAACCGTCGCTGGGCCAATGCGGCGAAGTATGACTTCCCCCGCAAGTGGCGGGGGGTAGACTTCAAGGTCCAATACAGGGATCCTGACCAGGTGATCGACGCGATCCTCGAAGGTTATGACGACGATTCGGAATAGGAAATCATGGCACAAGCAAAGGACTACTACTTCTACATTGGCGAGGACCTCGACGACCCCAGCATGGGCATGGTGGTTATCACCAGCGTCGAGTACTACAACAATGAAGGCTGCCTCGACGAAGATCTTCAAGAGGAAGAGCTACAGCAGGTCGAAGGCTGGCCCGGAGGCATCCTGGAAGACGTAGGGGGTGCCACCTTCATCTGGAACTTCGAGGACATGAGCCTCTCTGAGATGAAGGACCTGATGGAGCAGGCCGGATTCCAATACAACGAAGAGCTTTTGGACTGAACACGGAAGCTGCACAGACGGGCCGCATTGGTTTTCAGAAACTTCGCTGGCCAACAAAGAAACCGTTCCCACACAACACCACTAGCCTTTCCGCAACCGCTCCCACGCGGTCAAACGGACGGACTCGAGAGCCTTCTTCGGCGGGGGCTCGGGCCCTTCGGGAACCTCTGGTCGATTCGCCAGCTCCTGCTCGAGACAAGTCCTGAGCTCGGCGTACTGGATGCCCATGGATTGCAGGCTCGTGCGCAACTGAGCCTCGTTCTTCTTCAGTGCTGTGATCTCTGAACGGAGGCGGCCCCGCTCCTCTTGCCGCTTGAGGCACCAGCAGTACTGGATACTGATGATGAGCAGCTCGGCGATGACCACGGCTGTGAGGAGTTGGGTCAAGGTCATTTTTCTCCAAGGTACACCGTTGGGACCAGTGTACCCTAGGGCATGGCCAACCCCATCGCCCCCATGCTCCGGGACCACGTCCTACGCCTGATCAGTGCCGAGGGGCGCGAACGGGTCGAGGGGCTCATCCTGCCGCTCGCCCTGGCGCGCCACGACTACAGCTCTGAGCAGTCGGCTGTGCTGGCAGTTTCGAACTTCGTCACCCACCTGATGAACCCCTCACACGCCTTCATTCCCCGGTGGCACACGGTGATTCAGGAGCTGGTGCGAACCACTCCGGTCCCGGATCCCGAGCCCGAAGTTAGCTCCAATGCGCTCGCCAACATGTTTGGCAACGGATCCGTCTTTATCGATCTTTCCAGGGGCGAAGGCCAGGAATGGGGAAGTCTTAGCGATCTGCACCGAGTCAGTGGTGCAGGCAAGAGTCGCACGCCAAGCGACTGGCTGAGAACCAAACAGGCTCAACGTCTCATTATGGAGCAGTCTGGGAAATCACAGACTGCCTTAAATTCCGCTACATTTGACGTCGACGACTACAACGACGTGATTCAAGTGGTCAATGGCGGCACCCATCCAGGGACTCGAGCCCGTTGGGAACTCTTCACGGCTTTTGCCGAATGGCTGGCCCCAGCTTTCCACCTGCAAGTCATCCGGGACTGGCGGATCTATGTCACTGGTCAGGCCGCTCAAATGCCGGCCCAGGGCGCACTCGAGCAGGCCCTCGTCCGCCTCGTATCCAGCTTCGAACGGACGCTGGACACGTTTGCCAAGACCGCTGAGCGCCTCGCCTGCTGGGATGGACAACGCCTTCAGCAGGCATCGCCCGTGCCCGTGGCGCCCCCTGGGGGGCAGGCAGAGGCACGGGCCCAAGTCCGGATCATTGTCGAAGAGCATGCCAAGTTTTTGATAGCGCAGGGCATCCCTCACAGGGAAGCCTACGAGAGTGCCTATGGGTGGCTCTACACGTTCGCTGAAGGGCAGTGGGGGATCCGGGTACGGCGGCACAGCCAGAGCGAGACCAACCTCGAGTACATTGACAGCCAGGGGCTCTCCACGCGCCTGCTGGAGTTGGTCAAGCTGTTCTACCCGGACGCCTATGCTAGGTGCCAGCACCGCATCGAGTCGCCTATCCCGCGCCCGTCCCGCAAACGCAGGGTAGAGGTTGAGGGCGACAGCGATGATGACAGTGCCGACGACAACACTGGGTCGCCTTTTGTCCAGGAAGTTGTGGAAAACTACGTCGCCGAGCAGCTGTCATGACCCTGTACATCTCCATGCTCATCGTGGCAGCCGCGTTCTACTTTATGGGGGTCCGCGACACGAATCGACGGCCGCCGCGCGGTACAACTACCTTCACAAGTGGCGCGGCATTGACTTCCGGGTCCAATGCCAAGATCCTGAAGTACTTAACCAGCTCGAATCCTACGACGAGTAGAACCATTGACCATCCGTTTTGGCCCCAACCTTGTCTACCCCAGCGACCGCCAGGGGGGTCGGTACCAAGAGTTTCAAGGGACCGCTATTGAGGTCGATGAGTGGGAACCTCACGAGCCCGGAAGCCGGATTGCCAAAAGAGCCGTTCGAGTTGTAGTCAAAATCCCCGGCGAAGAGCAGACATACGCCGGGTATACCGAGGCCCCACCTCCAGTTGGTGCGACCGTGACCATTCGGGTCTATGACTGCGGTGGGGGCTGGTACCCCGATAGTCGTATCCAAGGGTGGTCATCACCCCGGCCACGAAAGACCTTTTGGGAACGTTTGAATGGTGCACAAAGTTTCTGAAATTAAGACGACCGAGCTGTCTTTCAAAGACGCCATGGCCCTCGGCCAGTTCACCCAGACGCTACAATGAAGCCTGCTTGGCAGGAGGTTCTTTGTGACGAGTGTCAGGGGCGTGCCCAGTGGCCTGGTAGCCGAGGCCTAGTTCAGTGTTGGAAGTGCTACGGAACCGGGATGCAAGTGCCCACCAGGACTCAGCTGGAGGCCGCTAGAGCGCGGCTGGAACTGTTCCAGCAGCTGATGACCACCATCGCCCGTCTCCAGAAAGCCTCCAAATGAGCGTAGGGCTGATTCAAGGGGCCACCCTCCCAGCAGCGGCCCCTTCAGGTGACTTCCGAGGGAGAAGTCGTGCGCGACGACACGGTCGGGTGCGCGCCTCAGCAAGCTGCTGGCCGGGAGCAGATTGGTGTAGAATAGGCCCGTGATGCCGGTCTACTTTAGCATTTGGGGCGATCCTTCAGGGCCCAGGAGGCTAACCTACGCCCGCGGGACACTCGGACCTATGAAGTCCCTTCTGGGTCAGTCGAGCTTCAGCACTTTCTGGTTCTGCTTCTGCTTCTGCTTCTGCTTGACCAAGGTTTTCAGCTTAGCAACAGTATCTTCCGGCAACTGGCCGCCCTGGACATTCAACGCACACAGCCGTCCCGGGCGGTCGGGTTGGCTTTGATACACCAACCACCACACGCGCGGAACCTCAGCCGCGAGCTGGTTGCGGAGGATCTTCAGATTCTCAACAGCGCCCTGAGCTAGTTCAGTTTCCATGACTCGAACATACACCAAGCTCCCCCGCCGGGTACGGCGGGTGTTCAAGACCATTCCGTGGAGGACTTTGGAGCAGCTGTACGCAGCCAACGGTTGGGTCTGCTCTACCTTTGATCCTGAAGATCCTGGAGGGGTCACGCTGCCCTCTGCACGGCGCATCATGCGCACGGCGGTACATCTCACGCTCGACGTCTTCAACAGCCCGGCGCAGATCCGGTGCATCCGGTCGATGCACCTTGTCGCATCCCGGCACGAGCTGCGTGTAGGCGATATGGTAGCCCTGCGCCGCTACTCGTTCTGATCGCCGTTCGGTGTAGGATGCCGCCATGGCTGATGGCACCAAGCTGGTCCAGATCATGCGCGACATCGCCAAACACGTGAGTCGCGTGGGTGGCATTCCCTACGACTGGACGCAGGTCCAGATCATGATTCACTTTCGGGAGTTTGGGGGACGTCCCCATCGATCCTATGGTGCTTCTATCGGGGACAACAGGGTAGAGGGTGCCACGAGCGAAAAGCAGGCACTCCTCGCCCTACAGGTTGATCTGAGGGGTCAGACCACGGGGTCTGGGGACCACGACTACCCCAGTGGGGCCACGTTCTTTCACAGGTGAATGGTGCCTGCTCTGACGAACTCACTGACTCTGGTGGCCGTCAAGGAAGACGATGCCGCGCCCAGGCTGCGGACCTGCGTCCCTCCCCCGCAACCACGAACCATCTGGCAGCTCATCGGGGGGATCGTCGAGAACCCCAATCGGTACCGGTACAAGAATCCGCTGCCGGAGAACCCCGACCGCGCTGTAGCGGTTATCCACAACGGTGTGATCGTGATGTGGTTGGGCCACATCGGATCCGACATGGAGTATCTCTACGAGTGTGGCGGGCTCGACGATGAACTGGGGCAGACCCAGCCGGACCTCGGCCCTACCGATTCGGGGGTATACGTCTGGGAAGGGGTCATCCGGTGGGAGGTCTACCGCGATTACTGGGGAGAGTACGACGGCGAGGAGCACGAGTGGGTCGGAGCCTGGCGCCCCGTCACGACAGAAGAAGCTAAAGCCACTGCTCGGGGGGATTCAGTCTGGGACCCTGACTTGTGGCACGAGCCCGAGACGGTCCCCGAATCGGTGTAGTGGAGCGCCCGCGCCAAGCAAAGCTTGCAAAATCCTCGAAGGTTGCGCTGACCAATTGCGAGCGGTGTAATGGTCTCTATAACCCCCGTACCTCTCGCAAGCATTACTGGTGCCTCTATGGCTCCACAAGGGGGTCCTGACCTTTGACAATTTGGTCAGTTCTAGAGGACCTCTCGCCAACCAACCTCTAAGAACTTGAAGGTCCTTACTTTTTCGAAAGTGGGGTACCAGGGGCTTCTAGGCCCCTGAGGATTTCAACCTCTCGACTTGCCTCACTCAGAGCAGCCAGGGAAGGGGGTACCAGGGGCTTCTAGGCCCCTGAGGATTTCAACTTCGACTACATCGTCGTTGCGGTAGAGGGTGATACGAGGTACCAGGGGCTTCTAGGCCCCTGAGGATTTCAACCCGTTCTTCATCCTTCGCACCACCTCACCCGCCCCCGGGTACCAGGGGCTTCTAGACCCCTGAGGATTTAAACAGAAGCAAGAAGGCGCCTGAGCCAACTGCGGCGCGGTACCAGGGGCTTCTAGACCCCTGAGGATTTCAACACGCACGTCAATGCGCCAATCGCAAGCGACCCGAAGAGGTACCAGGGGCTTCTAGACCCCTGAGGATTTCAACATCGCCAAGCTACGGGAAGAGCTCAAGCGCGCCGAGGGTACCAGGGTCTTCTAGACCCCTGAGGATTTCCTCGGGCTCTTCTTCTTTCCGGACGTCACCGACGGTACCAGGGGCTTCTAGGTCCCTGAGGATTTCAACTGCCTCGGTACCAGGGGCTTCTAGACCCCTGAGGATTTCAACTAGGCGATCAGGAAGTCGTCGCCGACGCGCATGAAAAGAGTACCAGGGGCTTCTAGACCCCTGAGGATTTCAACAGGATGGAGGAGAACTAGGGGCTTATAGACCCCTGAGGATTTCAACACTCTTGAGTGCCTCAAGCACTGCCGCGTTCGACGGTACCGCGTTCGACGGTACCAGGGGCTTCTAGACCCCTGAGGATTTCAACGCCTTCCGAGCATCGAGCAGAACTTCGCGATGGTACCAGGGGCTTTCTAGGCCCCTGAGGATTTCAACGATCAGGCGCTGGGACAAGCAGGGATGCCCCTCGGTGGGGTACCAGGGGCTCCAGGCCCCTGAGGATTTCAACAGCGTGTTCAAGAAGACGTAGGGAACCCCTTGGTGGGTACCAGGGGCTTCCAGGCCCCTGAGGATTTCAACCTGCTGCTAATAGGTCAAAAGGGTCCAGTATCTCCGCAGATATCAGGGTCTTCTAGACCCCTGAGGATTTCAACGAGTATTGAAACGCACTTGGCCACTGGCTCCTTCTAGGGTACCAGGGTCTTCTAGACCCCTGAGGATTTCAACCTGTCGTGGCCGGCGGCCGTTGCGAGTTCGCCGGGTGGTACCAGGGGTTTCTAGACCCCTGAGGATTTCAACGTCAGTGTCCAGGGCCGACATGAGCCCCTTGGGTACCAGGGGCTTCTAGACCCCTGAGGATTTCAACGACTTCCTCGCCGAACTGCGAGAGGCGGTAGAGTAGGTACCAGGGGCTTCCAGGCCCCTGAGGATTTCAATGGGAGGACGCCAGTCTTCTTGAGTGCCTTTTTCGACGCAGTACCAGGGGCTTCTAGACCCCTGAGGATTTCAACGGATACACGACCCCCTGTGGGCCGAAATCGACAAGCTCGGTGGCACCAGGGGCTTCTAGGCCCCTGAGGATTTCAACAAGAAGCTCCAGGGCGATCCCGTGCCGGGCAGCACGGTAAGGGGCTTCTAGGCCCCTGAGGATTTCAACGAGTAGCCTCGGACAGGCTCAATCCCCATCAACGAGGGTATCAGGGGCTCCTAGACCCCTGAGGATTTCAACCCACATGGGGCGTCGAGCCCGAGCGAGCGCCAGGTGGCACCAGGGCACGGCAAGGGGTCGGAACCGGGCTTCCAGGGGCTTCCACGACCGCTTTGACAGTCGAGGGGTACCAGGGGCACACAAGCCCCTGAGGATTCCAAGATACAACAGGACCGTTCCTTAATAAAAACGGTAGTTTAAGGGCACCTTCGGATTTCCTTCCGAAGGTGCCCTTTTCTTTTTTGGGAAAGGCTTGAACGTTCCTGGTGTATAAAGTTTCATGTACCCCACAACTGCAACGTTCGTCGTTGGGATCGACGGCGAGAGAGCTTGCTACTCCAACCCGGCGTTTCGCTCAGAACGCTACACATACCCCGTGATCACCCCACCGGCAGCGGCTGGCATCATGGACAACACTTGGTGGCGGCCGGGAGTACGGTGGGTCGTCGAACGAATCGACGTCTTGAAGCCGATCCAAACCTATACACAAACTGTCAACGAGATCAAGGTCTGCCCTCAGACCTTGGAATCGGCTCTGAAATATCGGGTAGCAAAACTGCTACCGAGCTCTGAAGCAGTTCAGGTTCAAGGAGGGGTTAACATTGAAACCAATCGCACCTTGAGGCGCACCACGATGTTGTACGACGTATCATACAACATCTGGATGCGGGCTGTATGTGCCGACTGGAGGCTCGCCAAGAAAGCCGAAGCGAGCACCTGCCGCTTCCTTCTTTCCGGTCGTAGCTTCCGACCTCGATGCCTTGGGATGAGAGAGTTGGATGCCAAGGTACGGCTGGTCACTATGCTCGACCACGATGGGGTGGCCCACACTGACCTCCCTCGCCCCATCCCACTGACTCAGGACCTTGGGTGGATGGTACACAGCTACGTCTGGGAAAACGGCGTCCGCAAACAGGTCGGGTTGTTCCATGCCTACCTGAACGCTGGCACGCTACTCGTGCCCCCAGAACCAATGAGGATGGTGTCATGATCCTAGAGACCTTGTATGAATTTGCCAAGCTGCATGGACTCGTGCCCAGCGTGCTTCGGAAACGACACGCCAATTACACTTTCCACCTCGATCCGAAGGGGTGTTTGCGTGAGTTCTCTGACGAGCGACAAGTGATGGCAGACGCGAAGGCCAAACGGTCCAGCAATATCCAACCCAACTTGCTCGACAATGTGGGGTACACATTCGGTTTGGGCAAGCATGGACCCAAACGACAGGAAGCCTGGTTGGAGGCCCTACGCGCCTTCAAGTCCATGGCGCCGGTTGCAACCTTCGCTCAAAAGCCTCTACCTGATGGCATCCTCAAGATTCTTGCCAAAAACTCGTCCAAGGTTGTGGCCTTCACCGTGGGAGGGGAGTCCCCCTATGAACACCCTGACATCGTTGAGCACCTGAACGCTCAAGAGGAAGGTGACTACATCTGCCGCATCACTGGACGGAGCTGTAGTCCAGGATTCGTCCCCAACATCAGCAACCTACCCCCCAACGGAAGCTTGCAGAACTTCGTGGGGTTCAATGCGTCCGCTACACAGTTCGATGGGCGTGAAAACAAATGCTGCTTTGTCATGCATCGCGAAGTTCGCGAAGGCATCATTGCAGCCATTGACCATCTCGCGCGCTATGAGAACAAGGAGCGCCCGTCGGCCATCGTTGCAACGAAGCGCTTTCACTCCAAGAGTGAGGTAAACTCTGCTCGGAGTGGGCCCGTCCCCACGACTCTGCTCTTCTCCCTGGAACCAGAGTTCGACGTTAGCCCTCTGATGGTCCTGCTTAGGGGGTTGAGGTCAGAAGGGGAAACCCCAGAGGAACGACTGGAGGAAGGTCGACAAGCTCATAAGGCTGCCCTGGAAACCCTGGTCTCATGGACGGGCTACTCTGGGGATCTCTATGCTCTGACCCTTTGCGCTGACGGGGCCTGCCGACGGACGGCTGTACTGGACTTCACTACCATCCCTCTAGCAGAGATCCCGGCTCGGATGGAGTCGTTCACTCATGCATCTGGCCCGTACCCCCTACGCTGGCGGCTGGCCGAAATGCCCAACTACACGCTCGCGTGGCGCTTCATGCGGGCTGTCTTGGCCGGTGACCCTCTACCTCCCGCAATCCTGGCACACGCACTTCGGCAGCCGCTCAAGAACGAGCAGCTGTTGACCACTCTCACAGCTTTTCAAAGCCTTTAGCCAAAGAGGACCTAATGCCTGAAACCACCCCTGAAACCACCCCTGAAACCCCAACCACTCCGACCAATGGTCACAGGATTTCAGAAAAAAGGCTGGCCCAGCTAAGACACCCCAACCCGACCTTTCACCTGGGCCGTGCCATGGCTCGTGCTGTGGTCATCTACAGGTACGCGCAAGGCAGTGCCGCAGCAGCATCCCTGGAGAATAAGGTCGTGTCCGCGGGGTCTCGCCCCTTGGAAATCGTTACCCAGATTCTCAACCGGACTCAACGAGCCATCGCGTACTTGAGTCGTGGGGAGGCCCGCCAAGGGGCGGCAATCGACATCCATAACTATGAAGAAGCAGTGGAGTTGATCGATGCCCAAGCGCTGCCCCGCACGTTCCAGGCGCAGGACCAGGTCCTGTTCTGGAACGGGTACAACAGCGAGAAGAATTGCATCCGCGCCCGACAACGTATTCAGGCTGCGGAATCGGCAAACAAAGGGGGCTAACTCTCCCTGCGGATTGACTCTCACCATCAGGGGCGACCCTGCGGATTGACCCAAATGTAAATGTGGAGAAAAATGACTAAGACAACTACGACTAAGGCAACTACTCTTCCCGCCCTCGATGGACTTTTGGTAATCGAGGCCCACAACGACGCCCTCAATATCGACCCCGATGTCGGAGTGCCCCGCACCAACCCCATCTCGGGAAAGGGGGAGGTTAGCGCTGAATGCATAAAGGCCAAAATCCGGCGGTCCGCTATGCGGCTCAACCCGACTTTGGTGCCGTTCTACCACCGTGGCGCCGTCCACCAGGACCACATCGAGCAGGCATACGAAGCTGCCGGCGCCATCGTCAAGACTGCGAAGAAGGCGTCCAAGAAGACTGCGAAGGCTGAGGCCCCCGACATCGAGGATACTGAGGCCCCCGACACCGAGGATGCCGAGGATAACACCATCACGATCGACACCATCAAAGGCAACGCCGAGCTGTGCCGCATCTTCTTCGACGTCTCTTGGTTTGGACTGGTGGTCACCAAGCCGGGTCGCGGTCAGATCCGGGGACCATTCTCATTCGGGATTGGCGAGACCGTCTATCCTGTGAATCTGGATGAGCGCCTCCTGACCCGCCAGACGGTCACCAACCGAGAACGGTCAGACAAGCAGAAGGGTGCCAACCAGGAGTTCGGACGCAAGACCGTTGTGACCCATGGGGTCTACCTCGTACACTGGCACTTCGACCCCTTCTGCGCCGACCAGAACGGGCTCACGGAGCAGGACCTGGCGGAGTTCATCGAGGCCATGCTCCACATGTTCCGCAACGACCAGTCGTCAGCACGGAACAACGTGACACTGCGGAAGGCTTATGTCTTCGAGCACGCGAGTCCCTTCCGGGACGCCGAACCGGTCGAGCTTTTAGAGCAAATCAAGGTCACGGCCGAGAACCCCGACACCGCGGTCTCTTGGGACGCCTACACAGTCGAGGTCCCGGCAGACTTGCCTGAGACGATCAAGCTCCACGTCCTCAAGGACGGCCTCACCATCAACAATCCCTGGGTCAAGGCATCCGCTGCCGAATAATAGCCCGCTACCATGCCAGGGAGGGGGGTTTTTGACCCCCCTCCCTGGTGTAGTTTTTGGGAACGTTCATGAGATTCCGACACTATCAGATTCACGGATTCAGCGCGGCGACGAGTCGTCGTTGGCGTTTCATCTACCTATGCTGGGCTGTAGCTTCCGGTAAGACAGCGTTCACCCATGCCTACCTGGCCGAAGTTTTCCGCAACGGCTGGCACTCGCACGCAGTCATTGTGGGGCCCTACGAGCCCATCCGCAACGGGTTCGACACCAGCAAACTGGGTGACGATAAGCGCGAGTTCTGCATGGGGGGTGTCACTGTCCGGGCTTGGGCAGGGATGGTTCGAGAGTTGAAGAGAGGGTCCTCCCAAGCCGGCCAAGCCGGCCGCATTGAGTCGACCGTTCGGGAGTTGGTCAGCTACTTGCTGAACCCTCGCCCCACGGATGAAGCCACGGGAAGGCCTTACGCTGTCAGCGTGTGTACGCAGACAGCTCTTCAGTTAATCCTTCATATGGACCAGCTACCGGCTGACATGAGTCACGTGCTGTTCGTCATCGACGAAGCTCAGGGTATCGGTGCTGACTGTACCAACCGTGTCGTGAACACCCTGATTTCTCGGGGAACTCGCTTCATCCTTGCATCGGGGTCACCGTACCGGGACGACAACCGAAATGTCCTCCCCGACCCCAATGACCCAGATGTTCTCATTCTCTCCCGGTCTCTGGCAGAGCAGATTCACGAGGGGTATGCCCCTCGTGTTAAGTTCGAGGTCGAGGTCGTTGACTGCGATGGGGACACCTATGAGTCCCGTCAGCAGCAGATGATCGACCATGTGGTGGCCGACTTCCAACCTGGCCAGAAGAAAGTCATCCGTGCTGTCCCTGCGCGGGGTGCCATGTACGACAGGGACGGTGAGGATGCCGATGCCGATGACTTCTCGGAGAACGTCGATGACGTGAGAGTAGGGGTGCGACTCCGGGACCTGGCGCTCAGGGCTTTTACTGAAAGGGGTTTACGATTTCGGGATGCCACGAGCTACCCAGGCAACCACGGCGACGACTGGCTGGAGTCCGAGCGTCGGGTTCGCGACTTCAATGATTCGGAAGTTGATGTGGTGTGGGGGATCAACCGCATCTACTGCGGCATGGATTGGGCTCTGGCGAACACAGTGTGCTGCCTAGACTTCCCCACGACTTTACCCTTGATCGTCCAGCTCCTCGGGCGTGGCATGAGGTACAAGGGCGGCCGGCACGGAGGTGGGTATGCCAACTACCCGGAGCAGTACCTCGAACGGACGCTTCTCAAAATCTACGTTCCCGGCCGACGTGACGGAAGTGAGCGCTTCTTTCGGCACGACATGGCCCAGGTAGCTGTCAAGATCGGAGCTGTCCTCGCCACAGTAGCTCTCCCGGACGGCTTGACCGCCAAGCTGGATATGCACCGAGCTTTGAGGTCCCCTCTCAGCGACGCTTCGGTCGTCGAAGGCACTGGTAGGGGGAGTGCCAACGAAAGCGAGATCGCCGAAGCCGCTAGTCAACACTTCATGATCCACTACGGACGGCGGGAGTGCACCGTTGGTGAAGCTCGTGATCAGCTCATGCGTGCATACCGCATTCGTCGCCAAAGGCAGGGTCTCGAGGTGTCGGATGAAGACGTGGAGGCAATCAACCTCTTACTCCACCGTTTCATCAGCGAACGCAACGAACGAAACCCGTTGGATCGTGAAAGCCAGCGACGCATGGGAGAAGCCCATGACCGCGCCGTTGAAGCCGCTGCTCGACGCCATCCCCACAACCCGAGACGGTTGGTACAGGAAGCCTATCGCCGCGTGATTGACGAGTACAGCGAGATGCGGATCGTAACCGCTGAATCACCTCTTCTCAGCACCATTGTGCGATTCGTGATCGACCTCGACGATGGGACAGCAGGCGGCATTGCACAAAGGTTGGAACAAGAGTCTCGACCTCTACATGAGCAAGCTGTGCGCCACTGGGCTATGGCCTACTGGACCAACAACGGAGCCTTCCCTGACACCGACAGTGGCCCCGTCCAGGAAGACCCTCGCGAAGATTGGTCTCGCGTCATTGCCGCTTTACAAGGGGGTTATCGAGGACTACCCTCACACCCTTCTGTGGAAGACCTGGTGCGTTCCCATCAGATGAGTGATGGCGACGTGTTGCATCTATTCAGGCTCTGCCCCGACTTATTGCCATCGGACTTGACGGTGGGGTGGACGTCAGACGTGAGTCTGCAATTCTACTACGATCGGTACCGAGACATGAGGCGCACCGCCGAGGCGTTACCTCCACACACTTGGAATAGGCTCGTTGACTACTTGCTCCAGCAATCAACCATTCGGCTGGGCTCCCTGTTGAACCTATTTCGAGAAACTCCAGTGACAGTTGACCTTCGGGCCCGACGGCCCTGGTATCTGTTCTGGCACTCCGTGAGCCGCGCTTCTTCGGAAGGTAGGGACCTCGACCTGCGGACATTGCGAACCTGGATTCGACGGGTTCGCAATGGAGCTGTCTCTATTGGCCAGGTCTACGACGACGACAGTTCAGCTACCACCGTAGTGGTGTAAGGTAGCGAGGGGTTCGGTGATACCGAAACCCCCAACACCTCTCGCAGCCCAAATTTTCAAGGGGGTTCCCACCCCCTTGGTCTTTGACAGCACATAACCGCTCGCATCCCAATTCTTGCCCTTGAGGATTCCAACAGCTCCTCCAGAACACCCGGGGCGAGTCGGCCGTACAGGAACAAGGGCAATTCTTGCCCTTGAGGATTCCAACCACAACTTCGAGTTGGTTCACTACGGGGAGGGGCAAGGGCAATTCTTGCCCTTGAGGATTCCAACCATGGTTCGGCGAACGAACTTGCATTTCTCGTACTGCGGGACAAGGGCAATTCTTGCCCTTGAGGATTCCAATGATCTGCTGTGAGACAAAGCTAAAATGCCCTCTCTGAAACAAGGGCAGTTGCCCTTGAGGATTCCAACATCGCCCACGAGACCAAGGCAGACTTCGACGAATGGCAAGACAAGGGCAGTCCATGCCCTGAGGATTCCAACGTGGCTCCCGCGACCCGGTCGAACACCTCGAGGAAGGAGACAGTCTTGGCCCTTGAGGATTCCAACCTGCGGTAATGGCACAAGCAGACGTTTTACCGTCGTGAGACAAGGGCCTTGCCCTTGAGGATTCCAACATCCAAAACCACTCTGGGAGCTACGGCTACATCGTATGTGTCTTTGCCCTTGAGGATTCATGAGGGAGAATCCCGCGACCGGTGTATAGTTCTGCTCAGGCCATGCTGACGTTGGCCTGCACCCCTGAGCCCGGCACCCCACGGCGGGCTCCCTCAACGGGGCGAAGAGGGTCCGAAACGCTCTCACTGCCGGTGTTGGTGATTCCATTCCCGAGTGGAGTCCGGCGTGGGGGCGGGTGCCACTCGGTCGAAGTGGAGTCCACAACATGACCAACTCTCGCAAGCAGCGGGCCAAGAAGCTCGCGAAGAAGCTCCGCATTTCCCACCAGGGCGCCACCAACCTCATGCGCCAGCAGCAGGACCAAGACCTCCGGGACGCGCCCCCGTGGTACCTTCGCACATTCGAGGTTCGCGAAAACGGTCAACTGCTTCCACTTCCGCCCACATCCTACAGCGAGATGCTGGAGCAGATCCGCGTCTTCATGGTTGCTAACTCCGATTACCAGCTGTCCCTTGCGGACGAGCCCCTCGGCTTGCGAGAGGTTCTACGCCGCAGCGCCCTGGCCACGAGTCGTTTCAACAAGGGCCTGATCTTCGAGGTCGAGGGCTCGCAGCTCCTAGCCGAGCCCGCAGGAGAGTGGTCCGATCAAAAAGCTCCCCACACCAAGCTTCAAGACAAGATCGAAGCCGCTCTCAAGGACGTCAACGTTTTTGCAACGCCAACCTACACGGAGATTCGGTTCGAGAACGCCGACGGTAGTCTCTGGGGATCCACGTCCGAGTGGGCACCTGAGGTCACGGCCAAAACGGACACCCTGCTCCAACGCAAGATGTGGGTCATCCGGCGGGCGTGGACCATATACCGTAACCAGGTCTCACGCCACGAGGCTCCGGAAGACCGCCGCTACGACCAACCCGATCCCGAAGATCGAAAGGAGCGGGAGACCCTCTGGGAGGCTCGCAGTACCTGGTACAGGGAGGGGGTGTTCGAGCGCTTTGGGCACCCCGCACGCATCGTGCTTCAGCCGAGCACCCTTTAGACAATCCCCAAGCCGTTGCCAACGAACTCGTGTCCCGGACCCACCGGATCCGAAACCTTACTGTTGATGAGCTTCAGCGAGACGCCTGGAGCCCGTACCGGGTCCAAGGCCCCAATGGCTGGATGGGGTGGGCCGCACCCGACGGGCACTGCCACGTCAGCGAGGATCGCACCTCCGTGTGTGTCTACTGGTGCCCAGCCTGCCGCGCGGACCAACCCCAATGAATGACCCCTGTCCCCTGTGCCGACGGGGGGGCAGGGTCCCCGGTCCGCGCCTACAAGACCAAGATGTACAGGATGTGTCCCCGTGTGCTCCTCAAGTGCACCAGCTGTGGCTATGAGTGGTTCGGGTACGCCAAGAAGCGAATCCGTTAAGGCGAAGGGGGCAGCCGCCAGGTTGACTCCAGAACTACTAGAGTACTCAGTTTGGATCAACCCTTTACTCCATGACTTTTGAGTTTCCGACCTCCGCGGCGTACAGTGGTGCATGAGGTCACGAATGACTGAACGTTTCCAAGGATCACATCGTATGGGGGAGTATCATGGCAACTCTCACTGAGATGAACGCTGAACACAACCTCTTGACCAAGGCTTTTGATCTGGTCAAGCCCTCGACGCACTGGAAGGACGTTATCAGTGCCTATGTCCCGGCCCACGCTCTGGTCGAGGCTGGGGTCACCATCGAAGACGTCGCCCGTGCGGTGATCCACTTCACTGCGACCGAGGCTGATGTCAATCCCTTGAGCATGGGCGCTTTCTTCGTCCAGGCCAAGGGTTACCGCGCCGGGCCGGCGGGAGACCACTGAAGTGCAGATCAAGTTCACTGTTCACCGGGACGGTCACATTTCCAGAGAGGTCGTCGAACGGCCCTTCACGTTGGCGCTTGATGTCTTGCGCATCACTCGCCCCACGGATGACCGCATCAAAATGGTCTCTCCGGCGCCACAGCCTACTCCCACCCCGGCGCCCAAGCCCACCCTCCGGGCTGTCTCCTACCATGGGGTCCCTTTGGGGTACATAGACGACTTTCCAATTGAGGTTCAGCACGCTTTGGATGCCCTTGAGGTTGATGGTGACCATCAAAACTGCTGGTGACCTGGTTATGGCCCTCGATCAGGGGGAGTTCAGCAGCATAGGGTCCTACCCCCTCTACTTCATCACCTCGAACGAGGATTGCCTGCACCCCAAGTGCGTGCGCGAACTTCTCGACCCCGACCAGACGGGCCTGGGCGTGCGCGAACTCCTCGATACCCGTGACCCTGCTGAGGCGACCACGGTCGACGAGTGGAAGATTATCTCGCACGGAATCAACTGGGGCATTCCCGACCTCTACTGCGCCCATTGTGGCGCGCGCATCGAATCTGCCTGTGAGGAGCAAGCCGATGATTCTTGAGCGAGCAGAAGCCTGGCATGTCCGGGATACTCACACCGACGCCCAATACCTCGTGCAGTTCTGGGACACCCATCAGGAACGGCATGGTCGACGTCGCATGGCCGTGGCTGTGTTCCGTCAGAATCCAACCTTCCCATCCAACTACCACCTCATCCAGCGCACTCGTGTCTGGCCCATCCCTTCGTTGTCGTGCGACGGCCCCGAAGTCGCCACCTACGTTGTCAGTGAAGTGACTTGGGAAATCCTCGACGACTACGTTCCCGAAAAGGACCTTGATGTCTCTCTTGAATCCGTCGAGAACCTTGGCGAGATCCACCTCACCCACAACCTGTTCAAAGCACCGTGAAATACCAACTTCATGAGAAGTGCCCCGCCTGTGAACGAACGCGTACGGACTCCGGCGTGTCCGTTGCTGAAACCGTGGCCATGCACAACCCCGACACCACGGACCTGAACGCCCGCGCCACGCTCCGGTGCCGCGCCTGCGGGCACACGTGGGAAGGTCACACCACGAGCCCATATACCCAGAGAATGCGCCGACGAGGGAGAATCCGATGAACACCAAGCTAATGCCTAGAGCGGAACAATCACAGCGGCTTACTCTCATCGCGCAGAAACTGCGAGGGGTGGACCGCCGGGATCCCGTCGTGGATGAGTTCGTCGATCTTCTGAGCCGCCACCTAGCCACTACTTGCGATCTCAGCATTAGAGACCGAACTCTGACCCTGGTGCTCTTGCCTCTCAGAGGCGCCCCCACGCCCCGGAAGCGAACCCCTCATGGGGTGAGCCACTCCATGGATCAGATCTTGATCGTCGATCCCGAGAGCTTTCGGGTCATCGAGGTCATCAAGGACTGTTTTGGCCGGACCAGACCGGGGGATCCCGTGTACCAGGGAGACTTTATTCGGCTGGGACGGGCGCGGCTGGCCGAGGAAGCTCGGCCTACCTTGTGGGAGCGGCTCGACGAGGAGTAGTGTACTCGGTCATCCCAAGGGCAACGTAGGCCCACTCGACAGCCGTCGAGAGAAAGTGCTCGGGGAATGGTAGCTCAGTGGCGGCGGCCATGAGGTTGAGGACCCCAAAAACGAAGGCGTCAGAGGGAGACTTGGGCTTGCTGATGGGAGGGTACTTCTCGGCGATGCGACCGAGTATATCCTGGGAGACTTTCAGGCTGTTTGGTGAAGATGAAATGCACTCCCACATCCTGGTGGCCCGCTGGTCCAGAGTGAGATGGGGTAGGACCTCGGCCATGAGATCCCGCACGGCAACGAGGACCTGCTCTTCATAGTCGAACTCGTCGGCCTCAACACGCCCATGAAAGCGGAGGACCGCCCTCTCGTACTGAGACCAAGTCCCTTGGTCAATTAGACCTTCTTTGATCGCCTGTTCAATAGGGCTGAAGCCCTGCTGGGCAGCCTTAAATCGCGCGAGTTTCTTGTAGAGTCCCATCAGGATCAGATTCTACACCAGATCGGCTGAACGTTTTCGAAACTCGCGGCGTATGGTTGGGTATGGCACTACCCGCATCCGCACTATTCGCCCGCCCCTCTGGCAAGCCCGCACCCGCCAAAGATTACTCTGGTGAGCAAGCAGCCCTGACCAGGGCTGGCGTTCCCGAGAGCAACGACGAGCACCCTGTTTTGAATCTCGTCGAGCGTCGTGACGCTTACAACGCGGTTGACTTCGATAAGAGCCGCGTGCCCACGGCGGTCCTACGCCAGCTCGCTCACGAAGCTCTGCTCACCCGGTGCTGGGCCCAGGCCCGCATCTACCTCGACGACCTCGGAAAACGGTCCAACAATACCGAGCCCCTCAACCGTGACGACTACTGTATCAGTGGACTATATTATGACATCATCGTTGACCGCATCAAGAGCGTCAACCTGAAGGTCAAGCCTACTCGTGGAGCCGAAGTGAGGATGGACGACCTCAAGAAGGGTGACCGCTTCGTCGATGTCCAGGGTAAGACTTGGGTCTACCAACGTCGGCACGGGACCAACCGCGGGGCCCACATCGTGGTTGACGATGTGGGCTTCTCTACGGTATTCGCTGGGTGTGCGACGGTGACAAAAGTCTAGCGGGCTCCACTCTCAAACGGCTTGGACCTAACCCACCTCCCCTATCAACACCCCTACTGCATCCGCCGCGCCGAGCTCTCGTTGGTTGTTCGTCGGCGGGTGGGGGTGAACGCTATCTGCCCCATGCCCCGCGGCGCGGTCGAGGTAGGTGGCGCGAACCAATTCGAGGTCGTGACGGGCGTGGTCCACGTGCAGTAGATATGCCCGCAACGCGGGGGTGGTAGCCTTTTCCGTGGCGGCTCGTGGGTAGTTCACCGGGAGCGTGTCAAGCAAAGCATCGGTGAGGCCGACGATGCGTGTTGCGGCACACTGGCCGCGCTCGCGCTGGGCTCGGGCTTCGTCGCGCTCAATGGTTTGCCGCCCCTCATTTAACACGACGCGCACCAGTGTTTTTACAGCGGCGTCGAACTCTCCTGAATCCGGCGTCCACTGCTCTAGGCGTCGCTCGATCTCGTTGACGGCCCGCTTCAGCTCGGGGAGCGGTAGGTTCCCAGCACCAGTATGGTGCATGTGCACGTCGAGGCACAGGCCGAGCAGGTTGTACTCGTCACGCTTGTAGATCCCGCAGTCATCAATCGCGCTCTGGCTTCGCCCGTGAAATTTGACACGCGGCATGCTCAGGTTTTCGGTATCGCTTCCCATTAGTATACTCCTATCTCCTATCATGTAAAACATGCTCAGAATGTGCACCAAACACTTCTGGGCTCAGATCCAGAAGCCGACGACGAAGGCACGGAGAGGCCCTCTAGCTGAGGTACTTGAAGTCGGGGTTCCGGCGGAACTGGTCACTGTCCTTGTCGTGCTCCAGAGCACCGATTTCGACGAGCTTGTGCACCAGCTCGGTCAGTAGCTCTCCCGCGGGGTTGGCTGACCAGAAGATGTTTGCGGCTCTGGTGAAGCACGACGTCTACCCAGGAGCCTTCGGGGAGCAGGTCGAGGCTTTGTGCGAGGCGTAACTGCACGAGATCGAAGTCGGCCCACTCGGCAAGGTGTTTAGCGAGGGCGTTCCGCGGCGCTGGGAGGGCACCGGGGCCCTCTAGGGTCGAGTGGTTGGGGCGCTGGGGCTCAATGGCACCAGTACCAGGGTAGCAGATGCGGCAGTTGCCAAGAGCAAGGTCGTGACGACAGGACATGGTAGACGGTACACCGACTTGGGGTAACTTTGACGGCATGAAGCGACCGCCGTTGGAAAAGCTTTCCTGACGTCCCTAGTCCTTGCTCATCAGCTCCCAAGACGTCGGGGGCGGGGCTGAGTAGCTCTTGGGTTTGACGTAGATGGGCGAGTCGGGGACCTTGTGTGGGTCCACGTTGGTGACTGAGGTGCACCGGGGAGTGGTGATTTTTGGATCGGATTGCGAGCCGTCTAACCACCACACTGCTCCCGGGACTGCCGTGACCGGTGTCGGGACCCGGCGTACTCGTACCCCTTCGGCGCGTCAATCGTGTCGATGCGAATCTGAGCGGGGTCCGAGCCCTGACACATCTCAACAAGATCCTGGGCCACGTTACCGGCGCGGTCCCAGTTGTCCCCAGGGGTGCCTTCAAGGGCGCGACCCTTCTCGTCGCAGAAGATGTAGAGGTAGATGAGGGACTGGATGCCCTCGGTTTCCCCGTCGCAAATAACGGGGGTGAGTGCCTTCATCTCGGGCCAGGGGCCTTCTCCTAGCACGTAGTAGGTTCGGCGTTCGTCATTGAACAATTTGAAGATGTCCATGTCGACCCTTTACACCAATGTGACGACAGGGGCTCATCGACAACCCACGGCTTGATCGAAGGCTGTGGGTTGTCTAGCTAGTAGCCGTTCCCGACGCCGCCCCCAGCCGGGTCGCTGTACCACACGTCGTCTTCGCTGTATTCCCCTTGGACGTGGCTTATCTCAGGCACTAAGGGCACGACCCGCAACAGGACTTGCATGGCCGCGCTGGGTCTCACGTAGTACAGCTCGCCCCAGACCCAGAACTTGGGGTACGGGATCATCCGTGCGGCGTCCGCTAGCGTCTTTGGTTTTGACCGTGCATCCTTCACGTCTCGTCTCAGGTATCAATGCTTCTTCGCTCGGGAACGGCTTAGGTATTCGGCTTCTTCTTGTAGTCCTCAGGGTTGATACCACTGATGACCTTTTTCACGGCATCACTAAGGTCAAACTCCGAATTTACCAGGCCGTGGGAGAGTTGAGAAGCTCTCTGCTGGCCCGGTCGAACCCAGCGAACGACGATACCACGGTCTTCGATGTCGGGTATCTTGGGCTTGGACGTGCCTAGGTCACAAACGAGGGTGACCTCGACCTCGGTACCATCTTCGCGGGCGTAGATGTTGGTATGGGGGCCCCAGGTAGCAGAGTACCAAGCTTGCTTTTTGGAATCTAAAAATGACATGGGTAGGGTCCTTCAGTTGGGTTGGTGTTGGTTGTTGAGTCGCTGGGCCATCAGATTGCCGGTCCGGTCCACGGCTCCCAGACGCGCTCGTCGCGGGGGAGCATGAACATGAGGCACTTTTGCACCTCCAACGCGCCCGTGTCCGTGGCCCCATCCTCGACATCGCCCCACGGCAACGGTCGGCCATCCTTGTAGTGGATCGTCATCCGTCCCGCGGGCGTCCAGGGGTCACGGCGCACCTGGGGAAGCCGCTGCTCGAACACCTCTTGCAGGGTCAGGAGGGCGCTCATTCCAGCCCCAGCGCCCGCTTCTCATTGTCGTCGAGCTTGCTCAGCGCCCGCTTCCGGATCTCTTCGACGTCGAGCGTCGAGGGCCCGTCGAGGTCGATGGGCTTTTCGTCCTGGAGCAAGTAGACCTTGCCGTTGACCATAACGGCCCAGCGCGCCTTGATGTTGTGGTAGTGGTGACCCAGACGCCCGGTGACCTTTTGGGCGCCGGCTTCCGTCGAACGGAAGGCAAGGGTCCCGCGGTGCACGCCCCTACCCCCGTCATCGGTCTGGTAGGCTTCGTAGACCTGTAAAGGTTCGCGATTACGACAGGGGACCGAGTCGTCGAAGGGGCTAGGCACGTCGCAGGGCTCGTTGTGGTGGTCATAAGGCATGTCCCACTTTACACCAAGCAGCTCGAATGCTTTTAGACCGGAGTGGTGTACCTTTTAGACATGATCGAAGCCTACGTTGCGCGACTCGACGGCAAGCTTGTCGGTTGGGTCCCCGTCGCTCAGCACGAGCGGTTCTATGGACCGGGCCCGGAGTTCGTCGTGAAAGTCGCTGCCCTCGAACCTGACGAGGTTTCGGATGTTGAGCTGGCTATGGCTCAAGACGCCCTTGAAGCGGCCCAGAGGACCCATGCAATGGCCGCTCTCGAAGCCCAGCTGGAGCCCCTCTCCGAAACCGTCTACGCCCTCCAGGTGAATGCCAACCGGTTTTGGCTCGATCAAGCCCCGCTTCGAATGGCCAAGTACCTCGAAACCTGGACCGAGGTTTGCCGTCTTGGCTACGAACTGATGTGGGTCCGACACCGTCGAGAGGTCGGGTGGAGAGTCATCACCTGGCTCACCTTCCTTGACCTTCAAAATGCGCCCTCCCCGCCCGCCAAGTGGGCACACGTGGTCCGGGAATCGCTTTTTGCCAACATCACACTACACATACCCGGGAAAGTGGTGACATGTCCCTGAAGCATCGCGACACCGTGGAGACCAGCTCCGAAGTCTTCACTCCCGGCTAAACCGTCTACGCCGCCCACGCGGATGAGGTTGAGCGTCTCGTCATCGTCGAGCAAGGGACCGGCGATTTCAACCTCAAATCCACTCCGGCCGACCCCTATGTCGTCTGGGACCCGGCCCACCCCGAAGAAGGGGGCGCCGTTTACAGCGGCCTACGTCTCTATGAAGACCCGCCGCAGCCGCTTCGGCAACTCTGGCCCTGGAACTCAACGAACCCTGAAAGTTCAGCCATTGGATTCTAGCCGCTCAAGGGTGGTCCGCCAAACGTCGAAGCTTTGTCTCCTGCGTCGCCAAGCCTGCCAGATAGAACGCCCGCGTTCGCTCATCTTCGACCGGAACGGGCCGGAACGCTTCGGGGTTGACGTTCAAGTACGTCGACGATCTTGAACTCGTCAGATAGGGTGGGTACGCACCCAGGTACTCCAAAAGATCGCCAACCACAGCATCGGCTCCAAACGCCGAGTCGTAATCCTTCTCGAGCTTGGCCCGGTAAGCGGCCAAGCAGGCCGCTTGCAAGAGCGCCAAGTGTGTCGCCGCCTGCTCTGGGATCCCCAATGGGCCCCATGGTCGCCGTACTATAGACATTGACCCCCCAACTCCTCACCGTCAAAAAGCCGTCGAGCGTCTTCCGCCGAAACCAGCTGGTCTAGGTGTGTCAAAACATTGGTCAAGAGTTGTGGCGGAATGTCTTCCCGAGTGATGTTTATCGCCAAGAGCTGGCCGCCGGGACTGATCTTCAACTGATGCGCACGGATTGCCGCGCTCACCGCGTCGTATTTACCGTTGAGAATGACCACCCCACGGCACCCCGCCTTGTCCGCGTAGGAGCAGTAGGTCATCTGCTTCGGAACCTCACTGATGCCCATACCCACTAGTACACCGGAATCTACGAAATGGGCCAACGAGCATGCTCAGGGGCCGGATCGAGGCTTATTTTCTGCCGAACTTGAGCGTCAAGCCAAGCATGGAGAACGCCACTGTCTGCAAAATCGGTCTGGAGAGGGACTCGGCCACAATTTGACCATACACGGTAGGGCTTGAGTTCGCCTTGAACGAGGTAGTTCTCATACCGAGGTGACACTTCGACTTTCGTGTTTGACCAAAGGCGAGCGTGGAGTGGGCCTCCTATGACCGTGACGAGCTTGACGTCCGAAGAGCCACGCCCAGCCTTCACCAGGTTGAGAAGGTCTCGGTGAAGTTGAGCGCGGAAGGCCGAGAGTGCTTGGTTGATGTACCGGGGTACGCCGGGAATGTCCGCACAAGGAGCCTGGCGAAGGTCCTTGAGGGCATACTGGAATGACCCGGAGAAGGGTTTTTGACGGACAAGCCCTGCGTTTCTGCCCGAAGTCCAGAGGTCACCGTTGAAGGTTCTACCCGTGAAGGACCCTCGGTCGATGATGAAGTGAGGTCGATCGAGAAGGGGCGGGGATCCCTCAGTCACGAGCAGAGGAGCGTCCTTCGGCAGCGAGACTGCTGCTGCCGTGATCCCGAGTAGCTGGAGGAAGACGCGGCGTTCCATGGGAGCCAGTATACACCGATGCTGAGGTGGGCACGGCGCGACTTGCGCGGTTATGTTACACCAGCTCTGCCAGCGGTCTACCCTCGTGGGTGAGTCGCTCCACGCCGAACTGGAAGTACGTTGAATCGATCTCGCAAGCGCACGCACGACGCCCCAACCTGATGGCCGCGATGGTCGCGGAGAACAACCCGCCGAAAGGTTCCCAGATCACGTCGCCGACGTCGGTCAATGATGCGCTCCATCAGGGCAAGTGGCTTCTGGTTCAGGTGAACAGCCCTGCATCCGTTCTGCACCGTGTAGTGGAGCCAGATCCCAAACGTTGGTGACACCGTGTGGGCAGTGAAACTTGGCGCGCGTTCCGGCCCACGCGAGAAGTAGGGTCTTCCCGCCGGCTTGCCATGCTGGTTGGCGTAGTCAGAGATCCAGTACGTCTTTGAGCCGCGGATCGACGGGATGCTTCTCAAGCAGTGGCTCTTGGCCGAGTGGAAGCGCACCGGGCTTCCTCTGCGGCTGGCGAACACTGCGTGTGGTGTTCGGAACGCCGCGACCAGGAAATACTTTGACCAGGGGCACGTCTGGTATTGGCCACCAGTCGAGATGTGTTGACGTTGCCAGCGACACCCTTATTCCAGATGTTCGCGTTCACATACCGAAAGCCGTGCCGCTCCAGTGTCGGGTGGGCCGCTGCCCAGCCGATCTCGCTGTTCCAGAACCACAGCGTCATACCGGGCTTGGCATATCTGACCCACTCTCGCGCATGGGGTTCGTACCAGGCCGGAACGCCGAGATGGTCTGACGTGTCCCCTTCGAACCCGAGAACACCGTAGGCACCATCCGAAACGATCGTGTCTGGGCGAGGCCACCTCGCGTAGTGATGTAAAGCGTCACCAAATGCCACCTCTGAGCCGTGAGCACGCCAGCGTTCTGTCGGTGGGGCGTTGCCCAGGCGAATAGCCTTCGCACGGCCCACTGTGCTCGGATATTCTCGATTGATCTGGGGACTGTTGTCGAGGAGTGACACACCACTGTCGCACCCACACCCACATTTGGCCAAGTTTGGGGATCCATGACCATGAGATTCTCGCGGCATGAGCCGCAGTCTACCTCAACCACATCAAGAAGTCCGAAGAGGTAAAACCTGCCGCCGCCAAGACTGCCCCCGCCAAGACTGCCCCCTGAGAGCCCCTTCGATCACTTGCAGGTAGCCGCCATCGACGTCGACGAAGCAGCTTCCCAAGGCGATCCAGCCTTGGCTAACTAGCCTGGGTGCGACGATGGGAAATAAGCTCGATCCCCCGCCCAAAGAGGGAGCGAGGGCTCGAAGACGCCTATGACCAAGGCGTATCCCGACGACTGGACCCTCTCAGCTTACTCGTGCAGGGTTCGCTGGCAACTTCTTTCAGCGGACCCGGTGCGTGGCTCGAGCCCGTAGCAGCGGTTTGAGGCCAGCGGCGGCCTTACTCAACGCGGCCCGCTCACCCGTGGTCAAATGCCCCCGGAACGCCTCTTCAGCCGCCTCGGCCACGTCAATGAGGCGGTCGAACACCTCGGCGAGCGCCTCATCCCGTTCGTCATCGTCCATGGACTCCAAGTCTTCGGGACGGTAGCCCAGGCTGCTGGGGTCGTAAGCTGCCTCGACCAAGGTGTAAGCAAGCTTGGGATTCGTGGTCGCTAGTTGGACAGCGCGGTGCGCGAGTCGATCCATGCCAGACCGTTCCGATGAGTCTTTCCGGTGTATCCTCACAAACGTCTCCCCCGGGGAAGCCGCACACTGATGGTCACCTACATTGAAGTCTCTCTCGGCACCAAGATCCCGTTCGATGAGTCTGCCTACGCCATGTGGTACGGCTGCCGGCAGCTCGACGTCGAGACGCGCACCTTCGACTTCTTGCAAGATGTCGAGCCCGACCCGGAACATGTTGTGCACGGCAAGGTCCGCACGGTGCTCCGAGCCCTGCGTCGACTCCAAGTGCCGCCGCCACCCCCGCTCGATGCCCCCGAGCCGCTCCTCCCCTTCTTCGGGCGCCGCATCTGGACCACGACACTGGGCGCCATCCGCGAACACAGGGGTCGAGTGTTCATCAAGCCCGCTGAGGACCAGAAAGCCTTCACCGGGTTCGTCGCTGACGATCCCGTGCAGACCATGGTCCGAACTGCACCCTTTCCCAACGATATGCCATTGCTCGCTTCCGAACCCGTCACCTTCGTCGCTGAGTACCGCATCATGGTCCACCACAGGCGCCTCATCGCCTGCCGCCACTACTCAGGGGACTTCACCACCTCCCCCGACTTCAGCGTCGCCTATGCCGCCGTGAGAGCCTTCACGGCCGCCCCCTGTGCCTACAGCCTCGACCTCGGCGTCACCAATGATGACCGAACGCTCATCGTCGAGGTCAACGACGCCTGGGCGCTAGGCTCCTACGGTACGCCGCCCATGCTCTATGCTCGGATGATTGCCGACCGCTGGCGTCAACTCGTGGGGCTCGAATGACTATCATCGCCTTCACCGTCGGCCGCACCACAAACTACGAACGTGGCCTGCACATGCGGAAGGTCGGTCGCACGGAGGACTATGACGGAGGCTGTGTCTTCCGCACCATACCCGAGGCTCAAGCCTTCATCGACCAACACGGGTACCCCTACAGCGTCTACCAGCTCGTGCTCCAAAGCGACGCTGACGTGGATTGGGCCCGCGAGGCCGAGCTGGGCTACGGCCTCCTGCTCGTTGATACTCCCATCACGGCCCTATGCCGCCCACAGACGTGAGGTAAGACGGGTGGCTCCAAAGTCTCCCTTCACTCAGGAAGAAGCAAACCGGGCCACGGACGATGGTGTACTGTGGTGATATCCGCCCCAGGCCCGGGAGAAAGGTAGAAGGTAGAAAGAAAAATGCATATTTACGAGGTCCAACTGGGACATCAGACGGCTAAAGTCACTTGGTCTGACGTCGACGACTGCTCCGACGAATTCAAAGAAACAGTATGGATCACCCAGGGGGGCGCTACGGCGATAGTCCGCGCAGAATCTTTTCCGGCCGCCATCGCAAGGGCTAAAGCGGTCGTGATAGAGGCAGGTGGCTTCGACCAGCTCAAATCGCCAAACGGTTCAGAGACGTCGCTCTTCCGGGTGCTCGTTGACCGCAATCGCCAAACTGCTCCGTTGGCCTGGAGCATCGTCTACACTAGTCATTCGGATGATCTTACCTAATATGAAACGTGAGGAACTACCCTCGAGCCGCCACCAACGGATCCGAGACCGAGGCCAGGCAAGCCAGATGATCTTCCCCATCCACGTGTGGCGCGACGCGTCTTCTACGCCAACTTCCCGGGCCAAACGCCAATCGCCACGGGTCAGTCCAAGGTCGAAGCCGCCAGGGCGCTCATGCTCGCCTGTGTAGGTCACGTGCAAGACGGGACACTGAACCCTGATGACCTCGATGCGACACCCGTCCAGCACGTGCTCAACACCCTCTCTAGCTGCCTCGAACGCCAGCTGCAACTGCGTGCGGCCGACTACCGCTCGGGTGCCACCTTGCAACTTGAGGATAGTACCATCAGCGACCTGGGTACGGCCATTGCCGCCGTGGCGCGCCTCAAGGAGTTCTAAGAAATGGTCGAACGTCTGCGGCCTGCAAGAACTCCCTTCACTCAGGAAGAAGCAAACCGGGCCACAGACGAATGGGGATTCAACTGCGGACCAGCAGCACTGGCCGCACTGCTCCAGAAGACCCCTGAGGAAGTCCGGCTGCTCCTGGGGGACTTCGAGGCTAAGCGGTACACAAGCCCCGCCATGATGCGGGCCGCCCTGAAACGGGTACCCAATGTTGAGTTCAAGGTCCGTGGGACTTTGCAAGCCGAGCCGCCTGGGCCCGCCTGGCCCCGGTTCGGCCTGGTCCGCATCCAGTGGGGTGGTCCCTGGTGTAGGCCCGAAGCCTCCGCACGGGCTCGCCACCGTAAGACACACTGGAGTGCTACCCAAATGTTGGGTGAGGAACGCCTCATCTTCGACGTGAACGGCTGTGCCTGGGGCCCCTTCTCCGGCTAGAAGACAATCCTTGTCCCATGGATCATCAAGAATGTCGTTCCAGGGGGCGATGGGACCTGGTGGCCCACTCATGCTTTCGAGGTGGCAATCGGGCAAGACAAGCCAGAGGTCGCCGGAGGCGTGCGTGAGGCCGCCTTGTGGGCCCGCCCTCCGGTGTAAAGTAAGGAAATGCTCACGTTTTTACCTCCAAAATGGCGTATCATCGACATGGGAAACCGACGGCAGGTTCGGGTAACCGAGTTGCTCGACCGACTCATGTCCAGGTACGGAGAGGCCTTCGTGGCGGACGCCTTCAGTGCAGCCGTCGAAGGTCGCTTGCTGGAGAGGCTCAGGTCACGCTTCGGCGAGTCAACGTCAGAGCCTCGAATCGCAACCCTGCTGGACTACCCTCGACGGCTTCTCTACACAGAGGAGAAGGGCCGTGTCGACTGGGAAAACCAGACTTTCCCCGGGGAGGATCACTCTGACGTCCGCGAAAAAGATGGCGAACGCACGTTCACAACCGAGCCCTACGGCATTAGCTGGGAGAATTTGGCTGGGATGGTCGACTACTGTCGGAAAAATGGCCTTCAAGCCGACGTGTCCACAGGGTCGCCGCACAACGCTACCAGTTGTGTCCTGGTCACCGTGCGCCGGGCTTCAAAGGAAACGCCGTGATGGAAATGGTCACTTCCCAAGAAGCGGGCCTGGTCCTGGTGCGGTTCGAGACATGCTGGCGCCCCCTGTGCCAGCATGTCGTTACTGAGTGGGGTATCGCCCACGAAGGGCGGGCATCCCTTGCCTACGAAATGTTCGAGCGGCTTGAAGGCCAAGACGTATTCGATTGGCCTATGTTGCTGGGCCTGCCGTCGCGGAGTCTCGACGAGTTGACCGAGATCGCGTTCCGACCACCGATAGACTCGGGGACGTTCTGGCAATGGTTGTTGTCCAAGTCCGACCAGCAAGACGCCTTGGGGTTGCTGTCCGCTGACCTGCGACGGGACCTCCTAGCCCCCAAGACCGATGATCTCGCAAAGCTGTACGAGTATCTGGGAACCTCTGACCCGTCGTTGTGGGAAGACCGTAAGCACGGATCGGAGTTGGCACAGTCCGCTGTCCTGTGCGCCTGGCTCGCGTTCAAAACGGGGTTCAAGGCAATCCCGATAAGCCCCGATGTATTCCTCAAGCTGGGTCGAGCCTACGCCCTGTTGCGAGGGCTCCAAGCCGATGAAGGAGTCAGGGATGACGTTGACGTGTCCCCTGTGGTCAAACAACTAGCCCCTATGCTGGATAGATTGGGGCTGGTACGGACGACATTCCCCTTCAAACCATACGATGAGGTGGAGCCCTTGGCCGACTACTTCCAACGACTGTCCACGTGCTGGAGTCAGATCGACAGAGACCTCCACGACGTGTATCGCAGCGTGACCCTTTCATTTCAAGTGAACGACCAGGGCGCTGACCTGTTCCAAGTGATAGGGTACTCTGGGTTGGCCGGCCTCCGTGTCGATATCACCGACGCTGCGGAGAAGTTCAACGTGGTGACCCAGGACCTGTTTCCAGAGGTGGAAAGTCGAGGGCTTTCGACTTGGGAACTTCTAGCCCTGACCAGCTGACGTCCAAACCATGCCGAACGTCTCACCACTTGCTCCCAGTGCCGAGACCTCGAGGTCACGGCCGTCACCCATCCAAACCATGAACGCCCTCGCCACGCTCCAATGCCGCGCCTGTGGCCACATGGGAAGGTCTGGTCACTAGTCGCGAACAGCGCCGCCAAGGCTTCTGCATCATGCCAACGCCACCCTGCGACGACCACGCCGCCATCCTGGCCTACCTAGGCACCATCCCCGAGCTCGAAGCAGACGCCATCACGCTGTACGTCCAGAACGGCATGGAGCCGGAGAACATCGCTGCCGTCATCGGGACCGACTTCGCGACCGCGCGCCGGGACCGAGAAGTCCAACAGCTCGCCCAGGACGCACGCCGCCCGTCCCTCTGGGAACGGCTCAGCCGCTTGTAGAGATGGGGTTCAGCGAACCGTCCGTCAGGCAGCGTTGACGGCCCAGTCCAGACTCTCCGCTCGCAACAGCCGCACCGCTTCCTGTACGCTCGAACGCGCTCCCAGCGCCTCCAGGACGGCTCCCAGCGCCGCTTCTGCCTCTCCCCGCGGGGGCGGCCTCCAACGCGCGTGAAAGCGCCGTGGCGGCCTTGTAGCGGACAGCCACAAAGCGACGGTCGACCATGCTCAAGCCGAGGTCACCTCGATGACTCCTTGCTTCGAAGCAATGACACCCAGGCACCCAATCTGTCGTTGCTCACTACCGACTCCTTGTCGCGGCAGCCACAAAGCGACGCCCAAACCGCTTCGCCAGCAAGACGGGAACGGCGTTCCCGACCTGCCGAGCGATAGAGTCAAGAGTTCCACAAAACTGGTAGTTTGGAGGGAATGTCTGCAAGAGAGCCGCCTCGCGCGGAGATGGCGCGGTCCTGAGTCGGATGCCCAAACCGACCATTGGACAAGCTGATGCATCGAGTAGTCATGGCAGTGGCAGGCTCCCCCAGACGAAGCCGCCCATAGACATCGGAGAATGAACTGGTGTCCTGCGTATGGTAGGACAGGAGAAGCTCGCGTGGCCAGTCCAGGCGAGAGCCCCCGACGGGCGTGGCACGGATTCTTGCAAGGTTTCGTGGGGAAAGGTTGGCGCTGCGGTGAATCGGGTCCTGTGCGTCGATCTGCCCAGCGACGAGTGGTGGCATAGCTCCTATCCAGTCGCTCACCGTGGACCATGGACGTGCCCGTCCAGGGCCATGCGTGAGATGGGGCCAACCGATTTTGCCGCGGCGACTAGCGGTGAGGACCCAGCGCGCTCGCCGCTGTGGAACGCCGTAGTCACGACAGTCAACGATGCCGTGGCGATATGCGTAGTTGAGACAGTGCAGCGCCTCGAGTAGGTCCCTCCCAGGACTCCCACTCGTGCCCTCCCAGTTTCGGGCTTCGGGAACGTTCTCACAGAAAATGAAGTCTGGCCGGAGGGCTTCAACGAATCGCAGGAACTCCAGGAGGAGGTAGGACCGGGGATCTTCTGTGGCTCGACCCCTTCGCTGCCTGGAGAAGGGCTGGCAGGGAGCTGCTACAACCTCGATGCCAGCCCGCCTCATGCCAGTGCTCGTCCCCCCAAGGCAATCTTCGGATGCCGCGTGGCGCTAGGGGCTACCACGCGACTCCTGGGTTTCACAGAACTCGGAAGCAAACGCATGGGTATTCGCCCGTCTCTCGTGCCAGCGCTTCATTTCCGGCGATGTTAGTCGTGTGGGCCATTGCGATCAATGCCCCCGAGTTGGTTCATTTGCCGTGGCTCTTGTACACTACCTGGCCTTTGGACACGTTCGCTCGTCCGCTGGGAGCCAGTGCGATACGTTGGGTGGGATCGCGCAGATCGTGTGTGCGGCGCTCACCCAGCTCGACGTTGCTCGGTGGAATGACAGCGGGAATTGACCATCGCCGGAGAAGTGCCGCGCCCCAACGCGCTCCGTAGGAGGCAGTGACGGCCCCCGGACGAGATATCCCGATTTGCCCGAAAAAGTGCCCGCACTAGAAATTCCGAAACTCGCGCTGAAAGCGCCTGGTTTCGAATGGGGGGCCCCTCCTTCCCGGGGCGGCCGAGGTTTTGCCCGAAACGGGCTACCTACGTGTGTTGGGGTGTGGGGACTGGATGGGCCCAAATCGGGGTCCTGGTCAACCCGAAAAAGATAATCGAGCGGTTTTTTACGGCGGTACCCGGCCCGGGTACCAGCCCCGACACGCGAGTGTCACTTAGGCCGAACGTTTCCGAAACTCGCGGCGTATCTTGAAGGAAACGATGAGTCATTTCGCCAAAGCCGCTGAGATCCTGAAACGTGCTGCCCAGGGGGAGATCCTGCCCCCTGATGATGGACACCGAGAATGTAGACCATCGATGCCGCCCCCGCGTAGGGTAGGCAATCCCGTCCGCCTGAAGGAGGCGTACCAGTCGCTCTGGCGCCTCACCCTGGACTACATCCGGTGCCCGAGCGACCAGGCTCGGGGTAAGGTCATCTATCAGCACCGGGTGATAGGGCTCTTAGAGCCCGAGTGTGCCCCTGTGGGATCTCCCTGGGTGCGGCCCCCCTTCGGCAAGGACGAGACCTCCTTCGCGCCACTGCGAGCGTTGGACACCAAGGTCATGTCCCTTCTGGACATGAATAGACGGGGTGTACGTTGGCAGCGCCTCGCTCGTGAGGTGCAGGAGACCATCGAGAAGCAGATGCCCAGCTCGAGCACCGCCCCACGTACGTAGGCCCGCCCCTGACCTACGCTTGGAGCGGGGACCCCGCCGGGGGATGGGGAGGGACTCGGCGGGTTTGAGAGGCGTCTGCCAGGGGCGGAAGAGGGCAGGAACATCCACCCATTGATCGCCGCCCGAGAAGGGTGGGGGACCGGTACAGATGCTCCCTGCCCTCTTAGGGCAACAAGAAGATTCTCCCCACCCTCCAGCACCCAGTCCACCATACGTCGGGGTCCACAAGATCGTTCGAAGAAAATTCACGTCTTAGGGGTGTCTCTTCCTCCGAACGTTTGAAACCTGAGCAGCGTATAATGGTTCGTGATGAACATCGACACCCTGCCCACAATCCCCTGTGCGCCGCCCGACGACTGCGTAGACAACGCTACGACCATTCCGGCACCGCCGCCGGTTCCTGCGGAGGACTCATGTTCCGCCGAGTAGAGCTGCTCCAGGCCGTGGTTGAGGCTCGCATGGAGTTCGAGGCCACGCGCATCCAACAAGGTCTCTGCCCCGCCTGCGGGCGCCCAGCGACCTTCCTGAGGCAAGCTTCATTCTCACATTGCCACATACGGCCTTCATCGCCGTACGGGAGGCAACCTTTGTTGGCGGTTTCTCCCACCTCGACGGGAGCGTCGAGACCGTGCCGCACGAATTATCCTGAACGATCTGGGCGGGCCCAGCGTAGGGGGGAGTACATCATCACTAAGAACCAGTACCGCGTTGTAACGGCTCTTGAGGCCGTCCAGGGCCACGGCGCCGCGCACGTCGAGGTGGGCCGTGCCGTCGTCAACGCTTTCAAGCATGCGGTCAAAGGTCCGCGACTCCTACGAGTACACTCTCACCCAGATGGTCGAAAAGGCTACTTTGCTCTGAACGTTTCCAAGGGTCGCATCGTATAGGGGAGTATCATGACCAAGGACCAGCGCAGAGATTCCGAGACCGGCTACGTGGTGACTATACACGCCATCATCGGGACCACGGCCCACGCTACCAGGCCGCCTATGCTGCCATCATCCGCTGTTTTCCCGAGGCCGAGGCCGGGCACCGCGCCTACGGTGAGATCGAGGTTCAGAGGGCGTTGCGCAGGTCGAGGAAATGGATCGACTTGCGGCAGCCCAGGCATCGCGGGAAGACGTCAATGCCTGACCCCGCCAGACTCTCGGGGGACAGACAGTCGCTTGAGGTCACCGGGGATGCCCTGGCCTGTCCTCATCGCCTGGGTTGCGGGTGGTTCTCGTATCGAAAACACCGCCCTCACGAAGGCTTGCGGCCAGAACACACGATCCACGACCCCGCGAAGTACCTGCCTGGCGTGGATATCAGGGCGGTGGAGACCCAAACGGTCTCTGTTGGACAACAACTCCGCAAGCCACCCGGCAAGTCGGAGTACCTTCGCGCGACGGGCTCCGTGATCGGCTATGATAAGGGAAAGAACGCCACATGGTCCTTTGCAGAGTGCAGTGGAGGTCCGAAGAGTCACGGTCGCCCGATGGCGTCAAGCAACCACAAGGTTCCTCAGAATGACCGAGAAGATTGAGCCCCGCGTCCGTTCGACTGAACTGGCGCTTCAAAGAGAGGGTGAGCACACCGTTTCTGGAAGGGCGTTCGTGAGCCCGGCCCTCGACCTGCCGGACGGGGAACTACAGTCGTGGTTTGATCGCGCGTTCATCGACGATGACGACATTGAGCGCCTACCTCTTCTCCGAGAAGCGTTGTCCGCCGGTCCTGTGGTCGTAGACACGTATCCCGATTGCGACTCGCGTGGCGAACTCCACGCCTATGTCTTGGCGCCTGCCGTGACGGAGGCTCCGTTGTTTGCTTGCGTGTTGGCGACGACGGAGGCAGTCAAGATGCTGCTGAGAGAGCCGCCACATGCGATTCTCGAAACTGCAACTTTTCAGGTGGTCGGCGACCGCTTCACCACCGACTCCGTCCCTGCCGCTTTGCAGAACTGGGCGAGCCGAGTATTCGGCTTGGATGGGGTCGAATTCACGCTGCACCCATGGACAGAGCACGCGGACGCCGGGCTTCCTGATGTGTCAGAGAAGCAGATGCCCAGCTCGGGCACCGTTTGCGTGGCTGAATGGCGGCAGAGCACCGCCGCTGGTCAGTTCGGCTGGTATAGAACTAACCTCGGCTACGAGTTGCACGAGTACCGTCACGACGACACCACGGGAAGCACCAGCTCCCGCGTGCTTACTGTGGTGTATAAACACGGGAACTGCTTTGTTGGTCCGTGCCAACGGTGCGGGTCCGAGCACACAAGCCCCGTCAGTCCGGTTGGGCCATGGTGCTGTGCCCACTGCGGGGAGGGAGTAGAGGAACCCAATGTGTAGCCACAAACATACGTTCGAAGCCCGTACTAGGGGCTTTACGGGACCGGTGAGCGATAGCGAGAACAAAGCAGCGCACGGCTGCGTGTGTATCACCGTTGAGTGCCGCGATTGCGGGGCTCGCCGCGAGGAGAATCGCAACTGGCTCCACGTGGAGCGCGGGCCATGGGGGCCGAGCCGAGACGAGCGGCGGGCCAAGGTCGAGCAGCTCCAGCGTCGGTTACCGCCGATCCCTCCCACCGTCACCCTGATCCGGGCAGACGGTGAGACGGCTACGCTGACTCCCGACGGCGAGGGGATGCTCTTCGTCTCCTCATCTGCTGAGGTCAGCCAGCGCGAGCATTGTTCGCTCGTGGGGCTCTACCCACACCTTGACGCACTCATTGCTCGACGGCGGGCAGTGATGGCGCTCCAGGCGGAGGAGCGCGCAATCTGAGAGTTCGGCGAGCGCAAACGCTATGCGACTGGGAGCGGGAGCACGCCGACCTTGCTGCCGCCGTCGCCGAGGTGCGGGCTCGAGTCGGGTTCGTGCCTTGTCAGCAGGGAGAACGACCGGTGGTATACTACGCAGTGTGCAACGCAAACGGGCCAATCAGCGTGGAGCTAGGCTCCACCTTAGACGACGCCCTAGCGGCGTGGGAGGCGCTCGACGGACGCCGCGTCATCGACGACGCGAAGGCGGATGTTGAAGACGCGCTCGGCATCGCCGGCGCGTGCATGTCCGAGACGGAGTTCGATGCAGCGATGGAGGATTCTGGTGCTGAGTTCGTGCGGGAGCTCGGCGAAGTGGACCAGCACGGCCGCACAATGGTCGGTGACTGGTACCTCTGGGTGGTAGAATTATGACCCACTACCTGCACCCGTCCGCAGACCTGGCTCTGCGGGCTATCAAGACCGCCCCGCCTGGAAATGTGAGAGCTCTCCTGTTGGAGGGCCCACCCGGATGCGGCAAGACGAGCTTCGCCGAGCACCTTGCTCGCGAGCTCGGCGCGCAACTGGTTTACCAGTTGCTCCACTCCTGGTCTGACGACCAGGAGCTATTCCGCGGCGTCAACGTTGTTGCCGCTGTAGCGGGCGATGCTGATAGCGTCGCACAGCCCGGGGTGCTGGCACTGGCTGCCAGCGCATCCCACGCGGGGATCGTCGTGGTGTGCCTCGACGAGCTGGATAAGGCTCCAGATCGAGTAGAGGCCCTACTCCTTGATGTCCTTCAGTCGGGGCGCGTGCCAATTGCGCCCGGAGTGCATGAGCAACTCTGCCTTGACGGCAGGCGTCAGCGTTCTGTCGGTCGCAGACAGACGAATGGCTCCGCCAACCAGACGCTCACTTGCAAGGGGTCGGCAGCGCCGAATCAATCCTTGCCGCGTTGAGGTTGCTATGACTCACTACCACCCAAGCGCGGCTCTGGCCCCGGTGCTGCTCGGACTAGACGAGAACATCGAGCGGCGCCTCTGTAAGTCGTGTGGGACAGAGGTGAAGGTGGGCATCTTTTTCGGGATTGAGTGGGCCCATTTCCGGTGTTGGGCTTCTGACTGGCGCGGACATGTCGTCATGCACCGTACGTCCATGCGGACACGGTTCCTGAGAACACGACCGAGTACCGTTTTGCCGGAAATCTCCCGGAGGTTGAGGCGGAAGATTCTCGCATCGCGTCGTTGCTCTAGACTGGAAGCGATCCAGGTGCTGGCGAGGACCTACCCTGACCTGCGACGAGGCTTTGCTGTACCGACCGTCCCACAGTCCACCATCGAAGCCGCCGGCTTCACCCCAGAAGCTCTCTTCGAGGAAGTCTGTGCAGTTTGCTACGATGCGATGGAGGTACAAGGCACATCCGCCAGACAAGGTAGCCAAAGCGCTTCAGGGGAGTTGATGCCTGACTTGTGCGAGTGGAACCCCGAGCACGGTGTCGCTGCCACCGAACGGCGCTTCGACAACGGTACCGTTGAGCGGGCAGGGTGCTCAAACCCTGCTCAACTGATAGTTGGGGCCAAAGGAAAGTGGCGACTTTGCCGAAGATGCGCATCACTGCCTTATTTTCGTCGCTATCGGGTCCGGATTGCCATCGGTGCGACTGCTGGGCGAAATGATTGAATACACAGAAACGGAACTGCGTGACCGAGAGCGTAGACTGCGCATGGATCTAGCGTTGGCCATGGTCACGCTGCGTTGGTGCAGGTCGCACCAACTTTCACGAGCCGCAAGGCATCTACTGGATTGCATTATTAGGATTCGCGAGGTTCTGCATGGCTGACGAGCTCCAGCGGTCGGTATTGTGGTAAGCCGCCATGATCCAGTACACTCCTCGAGACTACAAGACTCTACTCTGCCAGCCCGCGCCCGGCTGGTCTAATGCTTCAATTGTCGAGCTGGTAGAGTTGGCCTGTGCCAACTGGCTCGACCCCCAGCATCCAGCCTGTCAAGTGGCAGGCGATGCCCTTCAAGAGCTCGGTATCAGTTCAGTTCGTGAGGTCGAGTTGGTTCCCGGGGTCACAACACGGATGCGCTGGATCCCGCCTGGAAGGTTCCTGATGGGGTCGCCGAAGGATGAGGTTCGGCGACACGCCGACGAGCAGCAACACTGGGTGACATTGACGCGCGGATTCTGGTTGGGGGAGACGGCGGTCACGCAGCGCGAGTGGGAGGCGGTGATGGGGGAGAACCCCAGCCGTTTCAAGGGCGAACAGCACCCCGTGGATAGTGTGAGCTGGAACGACTGCGCAGAGTTCTTGAAGCGCGCCCCACTCGAACTGCGTCTCCCAACCGAAGCTGAATGGGAATACGCCTGTCGAGCGGGGACGCAAACGCCGTTCAGTTTTGGCGAGAACATCACCACTGACCAGGTGAACTACGACGGAAATTCCCCCTATCCTGGTGGTGCGAAAGGTGAGTACCGCAGGAAGACAGTTCCTGTGCGGTCACTCCCGCCCAATGAATGGGGCCTCTACGAGATGCATGGGAATACCTGGGAGTGGTGTAGCGACAGGTACGACAACTACCCAACGAAAGAGCAGCGTGACCCCGTCGGACCAGAAACAGGCATTTACCGTGTCCTGCGCGGCGGCAGCTGGCTCAACTGCGCCTGGTACTGCCGCTCCGCTCAGCGCCTCGGGACCTTGCCGAACTACCGCTGGAACGACCTGGGTTTCCGCTTGCTCGCAGAGGGGCATGTCCTAGTATGTCCAGAAGCTGAACCCGCCTATGCCCCCGCTGAGGTGCAGTCCACGTCCTAATATGTCCATGCTTGAGGGCCAGGAGCCCGCGGTGTACCGGCTGAGCCACATCCGGCAGCCTGAAGGCTCGAACCTGTGTGGCCAAGCCTGCGTCGCCATGCTCGCGGGCGTCACCCTGGCAGAAGCGATCCGAGCTACCGGGACCCGCGGGCGTACCTCGACACGGCACGTGACCCATGCGCTGAGAGCGCTCGGATGCCGTCCCTACTCGCTCCGGAGAGGCATACCACCTGAGCTGGGCACCGGTCTCTGCCGCCTCCGTGACGCCCAGGATCGTGCACGCTCAGAGTTCGACGCCTGGCTCGTGGGCATCGCTGGCCGCTTCACAAGCTATGTCCCCGTCGGGCTGCGGACTACGAGCTAGATCCAGATCTTTGCTCTCCCAAATAGACGAAAAGCGACCGTTTTACGGGCCGCTTTTCGCCTGCCTTCTCGGGCGGGACGGGTCATTCCTACCCTATGGCCAACCTACTCGTCAACCCCCAGGTGTGACCTAGCCCTGACTTCCTCCTAGTTCGGCCGCTCAGATGGGGGCATCCGTTCCCGCTGTATTCCTTGTGTGGTGACGGCCCGCCGGATGGAGTTATTTCCGGTCGGCGGGCCTCGTCCCTGCCTGATAACACGCTTGACGCCCGCCCCTTCGGCGCCCCGCCCACCCCCTGCCTATCGGCTAAAAGTTCCGCTGAATCATACCCTCAAAACGCCGCTATCTTCGAAAAGTTCCACTCTTTCTCTCTAATCATTTGGAATAAGGGCAAATTCTGCGATTCAGCAGCTTGCACAAGTATTGGCGAGCGTGGTGTAGAGTGGGAAGTGGCTTCGAAGCGTGAGGCATTGAGTGTGAAGGCATCGGGGCCTGTGGTGTTGTTGTTGCGAGCGATGGCGCGGCGGTACTCGTGGGTGACGCTGCACAAGCTGACGTTGGTGTGTATTCGTTTGGGGCTGAGGGCACTCGACCAGCGCCCGCATTTGCTGGAGAAGGAGCTACGGGCGATGCAGGTGGAGAGGCAAGAGCATGACCCACGGAAGGGTAAGAAGAAGCGTGCAGTACGGCGGAAGGCAGCGGGGCCACCTCGGAAGGCCAAGCCGAAGCCGCCGGGGCCGGTAGCGCAGGGAGCGATACCGCCAGCGCCGAGGTTGAGAGAGGTATTGACGCCTGAGCTATTGGCGAGCGTGATGTCGGGTGTTTTGGGGAAGGGCAGTATCGAAGTAGACCTGAAGGAGCCAGATGACTGAGGGCTTCAGCTACACGGCGAGTTGGAGCATATCGGCATCGGAGTTGGTGGGGGCATCGAGGCTCGACCTGGTGGGTGCTGTTGAGCGGCAGTTGGAGGAGCAGCTAGCGAGGCATTGGGACCGGGTGGTAGCGGGGCTACTGGGCGAGGCGCCACTGGTACAGAAGCCAGCGATACCGCCATGGCGTCCACTGACCCCCTACTGGGCGCGGGTAGCGAACGTGGAGGCGCGAGGGGAGAGCGTGACGTCGTTGGATGAGCTATTGCCCGGAGCATCTCAGGCAGCTCGGGTATCGAGGAGCTGGGGCTGGACGCCACGGCCACTGACCTTGTGGGAGCGGCTTGATGACAATGGCTGAACGTTTTGGTCTTTTGGTGTAACCCCCAGAGAAGGATTTTCATGAAGAAGCACCCTAGGATGAGCGAACACGTGGAAGGCCTACAGCCCTCCAGGACCGTCGAGCTGACCTGTGCCCAGTGCGCGTGGTCTGCCTGGTTCGATCCCCTAGCTCCCGAGGTCATGGCAGCCGTGGAGGGCGTTGTGCACATCTGCACAACGTGTCGGGGCCGTGCTCTTCCCACAGAGAAAGCCTCATGCCCCTGACCGGTGAACAGCGCGCTGAGTTACGACGGCTCGGGTGGACGGACCAGCAGCTCGGCAGTGCCGACAACCTGGGCCTGACCTTCGCGACACTCCGGGACGCCGAGGCCCATGAGCCAAGCTCCGTGGGGCGAACGCTCCAGGCATTGGGTCCGCCAGGCTCCGTTCAAGGCGTCCAGGTCGATCCTTCGGACCCGACCTTCGATGTCATCGAGCAGGTCCGGCAGATGACGGGGCACGGCATCACATTCGCTCGCCAGGCGGTTCCAGAGCACCTTCCGTTTGACCTTTCAGGCGAGGCGGACCACTTCCAGGCCCTTACGCAAGCCGCCTTGAACGTTCCCCCTGAGTGGCAAGCCGCCAGTGGCCAGGTCTACCCTACCGTGGCAGAAGCCAACCAAGCCAACCATGCGTTTTTGGAAGCAGATATTCAGGGCTTCACGCGCCTGTGCCGCGATCCCGGGAACCAACGACGACCACATTCGCTCGACGAGCGGTTGCAGAGCACCTCACCTTCCCGTCCCGAGAATTGGGCCGAGGCCCTGCGTGCCTTGGGTGAGATGGGCTCGAACCCTGACATCCCGACCTGGAGGCAGCGTTTTGGTCTCAGCGATGAGGACGCGACAGTGTTACAAGTCGAGCACGCTATGCAAGCGGTCACAACCCATGACATCACTATCGACCGTGAGTTCGTCGAGCGGTTGCAGCGCGACATTGCCTTTCATGCTCAATTCGAGCTCTTTTATGGCGCCTCACCCCGCGGTCGCCAGCAGTTTGGGGTCGAGTACCAGGGGGTGTTCGTCGACGAGGCCGCTAACTTCCCCGAGGTCTTCGTTCCCACCGAAGAGGAGATCAAGCAGATGTATGCCGACGACGCTCGTCGGGGACTGAGCGAGGACCAGCAGAAGATTCGGGACCGTCGGCCTACCCTGTGGGAACGGCTCAGGGAGGGCGGCGAACCATGATGGTCTTCGAGCCCGCCCTGCGCCGTATCCTTGACGACCTCCCCCGCGGGGCCGAGATCCTCAACGTCACTTTTGGTCAGCAGGCCCCCGCGCAACGCCTTCATCGTCTACGACGGGAAGTCGGGGCGTGGACGCGCTGAAACAGGCCGCCACGTCGGCGAAGTACCCCCGGTCCATTGTTCCTGAGATGCAGCGAGGCCAGCACTCGTACTACCGATGGTGCCCTCTAACCTTCGCCATCGAGCGGGTACCTCCCAAGGGGTCCGTGAGCGACGAGCATTTCCCCTCTTGGGCTGAACGATCCCAAGGGTCGCAGCGTATAGTGGTTCATGAGCAAGTTCAGCATCCACAGCGAGTCCGTCACAGAGATCCCCTTCAACGCGGACGAGCTAGCCAGGACCGGTATCATCACGGTGAGCGAGGGTGTTGTCGAGATCTCTACCCCCAACGCCCGCATCCCGCTTCGGTTCTGGTTTCGCCGGACCCACAACCGTGATCGTCAAGCTCGCACCTTGCACCTCATGAGCGGCCCTCGGACGAGTGACCACCCCGGCGAGTACCGCAAGGCTCGTGCCTGGGCCGACGCCAACCTCCCCTCCCGCGCGGCGGCGGAGGCAAAGTGATACCCAGTGGATCCACGCCTGGATTTGCTACGACAGCTCGGTCACTACGAGAAGCTACCACCCGTAGGGTTTGTCATCGAGCGGTTGTGTTCCTCTGAGCTTTGCCATCGAGAAGCATCAAGAAGAGCCCCCCTGCCATGGGTAGACGGCCGACCCTGGTGGGAACGTTTCAGGGAGGCCGCCCGTGAGTGACCGCGTCATTGCCAAGGTCATTCCTGGCAAGCGGCCTCCCTTGAGCGTGGGAGACGCTTGCCTCACGTCGTGGCGCCAGTGGGTGCCTCAGCTGGGGTCCAGCCCCAGCCTCTCTATGTGGACGCCATGCCAAGGGCGGCTGCCCGTCACCGATCTGGGCAGGTTCAACCATCCTCAGGCTCTGCTGGAAGACCTGAATCGTGGCTTGGACGACAAGGCTCAAGCTTGCCAACAGCGAGAGTTTCGGGACCATCAACTGAGCGACGAGCAGCGATGTGGGGCTCGGATTCTGGACATCATCATCATCAATGCCTTGAAGACTCTTTACAAGGGTTCGATACTCCTGGTCCATTTCCAGCTAACCTTCTCCGTGCGGTTTGCCATCGAGAGCGTTCCTGACTCGACCGTTGGGTTGATCTGTCCCCGCATCTTCGCCGAGACCGTGACTACATGGCATCCCGAGGGTAAGGTGGCCCCGACCCTGTGGGAGCGACTGGGTGATGGCTGACCCTATCAGTGGCTGGTACCGGGCCAAGCGCTCGTTCACGATGGATACACACGACGGCCCATCTGAGGTCGAGAGTGGAGATCGGCTTTTCTATGTGGGTGCCGGCCGCGTTCAGGTCAAGGACGGGAAGATTTGTGAGGTGGTGGACGGCACGAACCTCTTCGAAGTAGTCTACGAGGTGGGGTGGGTCAAGCTGCTCGCCGCCGCGAAGACTCCTGAGCCCCTGAAGTTGAAACGGGGCTGGTACGTGGTGGTTCGGTCGTTCACGCACCAGAAGAGCGACATCTCGGTAGACAATGACGCCTTCATCTTCTTTGACGGCGGGCGCGGTCAGCTTGGGCAAGGTCGGTATCTGGAAGCCGACATCCTTCAGCACATGCTCAAGGTCGGGTGGATTGCCCCTGCCCAAGGGGCCCCGACCCTATGGGAGCGGCTTGATGTCGAGTAGTCATTGCGGGCCGCCACCGGGCCCAACGGTGTAAAGTGGCTCGTGCGCTTCGACCACATTCGCTTTCTGTGGGTTGATCACCCGGACCGCCTGACCCCGACGTCCGGCCGTTCCTGGAGCCTCATCTTCACGGGGGGTAGCCCTCTCGACACGTCGGCGCCCTACCACCATCGCGGTTACCTTTGGGGCGAGACAAAACACGGCAAGGCGCGGGTGCACAACTGGCGGGCGCTGGGGTACCACGAGGTCCAAGACCACTTGGTTCGCTTGGCGCACCACGCGCCTGCCGATGCCATGGAGCGCATGAGTGCCTACAAGGAAACAGAGGTCCTTGACTCGGTGGGTGTCGTTCGGATCGCGGCTCAGTGGACTCTCGACTACTACATGGCCAATGAGGTCTTCCCCACGAACGAGGAGCATGAGCGGTCTGGGCCGTTTCCACCAGACTCGTGGCTCTGGATTCGTTGCTACAAGCCGCCCCTGACCGCGGATGACCTGACCAATGAGAGTCGGAGGGAGAATGGCAGCCCCATCGTGTTCCAGGCGAGCATCACCGTGATGGGGCGGGATCCTCAGGAAGGTGACCGCGAGCTGCCAGCTTTCTTCTGCCAGACCCACGCGATGCACAATCGAATGGGATCGGCGGCGCCTCAGCCAACCCTGTGGGAGAGACTATGACAGCGCCAATTCAAGAACGAGTTTGGTTCGAGCAGTTGCCCGATCTAGCTGAGCCTGTGTATGCGTTTGACGCGAACACAGAGATCGTCCGGTTGGGTCTGGGTAGTGACCCCTACGCGCACCTGGAGCCTCGGGTGTGGACCTTTCAAACGGACAGATTCGATGCCCCAGGCCAGATTTCCCTCACGAAGATCAAGATCCCGGTAGTGAACTCTGCCTTGGGATTCTTGCTTCAGTTCACTCACGATAAAGCCCAAGACCCTTGTGTCGTGAGCCAACGGTTGAGGGCGACGCGACCTCCCATTCTCAAGGCGGCGGCGGCCCGGCTCGCTCTCGACCAGCTCGTAACAGACGCTATCAAGTGGTACAGTCAGGAGGATTCTGACTCTCTTTTGTGGATCGTCCACCGACCGCCTAATCAAGCTGGGACGTCGATGGTCTGCTTTACGATGTTGAAAAATCTTGCAGAGGGTGTGGGAAATACCACTTCTCCTCCCGAGAAGTGGGGCCTCACTCGCGATCTGTTGATCTCCCTGGGAGATCGCTCCCCGCCTCAGGCCCCCGTGGGAACGGTTGGGGATGATTAACGGACGATTTCCTGAACGGAATCCGTATGGGGTACATCATGGCTGACTCACCGCATGACAATTATAACTCGTTTGATCCGCTAAAGTGGGTCTTTGGTCCCTTTGCGGTATTTGGGTGTGGTTTCTTGGCTGTTTGGGTGATCTCTGCCCTTGCATCCTTGGCCCTCATCGGAGCGGCCATCTATCTGATCTATTCCACAGCAACACTGTGACGAGGCCAAATGCCCTCGCGGCGTATCGAAACACGAGCGGCCATTTGGTCCAAACATGAAAAGCATCCCCATGGGCATCGAAGGCCGCCACATTCATCTCAGCGACTACGCTCAGCAGCCCGAGGTTCGCATCGCCTGCACCCAGCGTTACAGCAGCCCCTGGAACCAGCCCAAGGACCTACCTCCGGGCGTCCACCAGCTCGACGAGGACCTCTACACGTTCGACGAGGATTTGGTGACTTGCCCCGAGTGCAAGGCCATGCCTGTCTGGGTCAAAGGGTATACCCGCAAGCGGCGCTTCGAGGCACAGCTCCAGCTCTGGGGGCTGACGGGGGGCGAGTACGTGGCCGCCACGAGGGCAGACCCCTTCCTCACGAAGTTCTCCCGAGCTTCGGATGAGGAACTCGACCGCATCTGGAAGGGTGAGACATGATAGTCGATACCATCTGCGAGACCTACGCCCGCTTCGAGGAAGTTCCCTTCGACAAGCCCATTGGGGTGACTCTGCCCGACGAGGCCAAGGCTTTGGTTGCTGAGGTCAACCCCTGGGCGGTGCCCGTTCCCGAACGGTTGAGGTGGGCCAACCTGATGCCTGGGATCTGGGACGTCAGCATCCGTTGGCCACGGTTGGTTTTCCCTCATTATGCGGAAGAGCACATCGAAAAGATACTAGCCTGCTGTACACATGACCAACAGCAGGCAGCACGAAACCTGATCGCCAGTGCCGCGAGTCATGACGATGAGGGCGTCTGGGCACTCAACCGACGCGCGGCAGGACTCTACGCTGATGCCCTCATTGCGCACATCCTTGCTGAGCGCCCCCGGATGTTCCCTGACAGCTACCTGTGGGTTCGGTGGCAGTCCGGGCGCAAGGAAGATATCGAAGATGAGCCGGTGCTGAGCGTGTTCATTCTCAGCACAGAGTGGGAGCCTCCTGCGGGTCGTCGCCTCCCCAAGGAGGAAGTCGACAGCATGACCACCTATACCCTGATGAACCGGTGGCATCTTCAGGTCAAGGGTCCAACCCTGTGGGAGCGCCTGGCTCGTGACTGACTCTCCCTTTACCATCCGCTTCATCGAGATGGGCTCAACTCTGGAGGTTCATTCCAGCATGGGGGAGGTTCAGGCACTGGTCCTCCCCCATGACGCTGATATCTACGAGAAGCCAGTGCCTCGACTCGGATGGCGTCCCTTACCCTCTTGGGTAGTGCATGTGAGTGACACCTTGAACATCCCTAACCGGTCTGTGCCCGAGTCGACCGCGTATTTGAAGGAGGTGTGTTCCAGGGTGCGTCCTGTAGGTGGGTCCACCGAGGACGTGCGCCGCATGTTCATCGACAGACTCGGTCAAGACCGGCCCCACGTTATCGTCGACATTGCATCGGCGTTCCATACCGACAACATCGTCGCCAACATTCTGCGTGGGGCGTACTCCCCTCCAGCCGAGAAGGTGACCATCGGCTTCAAGCACACCGACCGGCCCCACCTCGTCGTGTTGGCCGCCCGCAAGCATTTCTGGGAGCCTCAGAAGGTCCACAACAAGCCCTGGGGCGACATCCCGCCCGAGGAGTGGCCCCAAGTCCGGGCAGTTCTCCGTGGCCTCCACCAGGGCGCGTGGTTTCGACCCTCTCCGACCTTGTGGGAGCGACTTGCGCTGAACGATTCGGCAAGTCCATCCGTATGTGGACGCCAGTGATGATTCGTGCCCTGAAAGCGTTCGCTAAAGAGGGTGGCAGGCTCAGAGTGAGCGGTCCACGCCCGAGTGGGCCGTGACGGCGTTGGCTGCGGGCTGGACACCACCCAAGGGTTGGAAGCCGTGAAGCTCAAGGTCCGCTTCGAGGAAGTGCCTTCAAGGGGCCTGCCTATCTGTCGGTTAGACCCCTCTTGGTGCTTACATTTCCAGGGCGGTGACCCTTATGACGGGCCAGGTGAGTACTCTTGGACACCAATGGCCCCTAAGGCGGGTCTCATCATGACCGCTTTCCGGCGAAAAAGTCTCGAGGAGGCCCGGGAGTGGCTTCAGAAGTGGGATCTCTGTGTCGAGCACGTGGACACCACCCAGCACATGGACTCCCCCCAGTTGGTGGACCGGGTGGCACAGTTCGCGATCGACCGGTTCGTTTGCATGCTCCTGCGTCCCTTGAATGACTTCTATTGGTACCGTGTTGTCTACCAGTACGGGTATGTCGCTGGAGAGGTAGCGCGGATTGCGGTCGTTCAGAGCCATGCTGAACCCCGAGGATGCTCCCTGGAGCCCCCGCCTTTATGGTGGGCCACGGGGCGCATGCTCAAGCATCGGGGCGTTCAGAAATGGCCCACAATTTGGGAGAGGGTGGCAAACGTCGGTGTAGAGTTTGACGACGATGCCTGAACCAATTGACCCTTACCGTTTCGTTGTCGGAATCGACTTCGGCCACCACGGCGACGAGACCGCGCTGGTGACCCTAAATCAGTACACCGGACGGGTGGCAAACTCTGAGCTGACCGTGCTCAAGCAACGACAAGTTCCCGCGGACCGCATCAAGTTGAGTTGGGGAATGGGCGACCTGGTGGAGCCCCCCACGCTGTTCGAGCGCCTGATGCTGGAGGAGTGATGACGGTCAAGTTCTTTGGGACACCGGTCGTTGACCTGGGGGAGGTGTGGTTTGTCTCCACCGACAACAGCATTGGCTTCCGCCTCACTGCTTTCGACGGGGGCATGATTTTGAAGACCATTCAGCCCAATTGGTCTCCCCGTGCCGTTCAGAACATGGGTCTGCTGGACCCCGTCAAGCGAGATTTCGGCGAGTTGGAGCGACCCGTTGAACCCAACGAGACGGTTGCTGAGGTCCGCGAGGACCTCAGTCTACAAGAACGAACTCTGCTTCTGGAGTATGTACTCCTTCAAAATCACCCCGAGCTAGCCCATCGATTCTCCCAGCAGCCCCATTTTGGTGGCTGGAAGGTCTTCCCCGACATGGCCGTCGAGTACGAAGGTGGGTGTGTGTGGTTCCGTTGTGGTGAAGGAATGCTCTACTACTACACTATCCACAATGAAAGGGTCATGGTCGACCAGTCGACCAGGTTTCTGACCTTGAGAGAGTGTGTGGGCAGTGCGCACATGCTCATGCAGCAGAGTCGTAAGGCTGAGATGGAAGCCATTCACGAGTACTCGACAGTCCGCCTGGACCCTGTCCGTACTGAGTTCGCGTGTGGCGCCGTGCGGGTGACGGCTTCGGGGAACGCCAATTGGGAAATAACGTGCCGGGGGGCTCGTTACCTGGTGGTGCCGCGGGTGGTTCAGCGGCTGTACGCGGTGCTTGGGTCCGAATATCCGCTGATGTACGGCTTCACCCCCGAGGACGCGGTGAAGCGCTTCCTCGGGGCCAACCCGGAGTTGAGGGAAGAGTACACCTTTTTTGGGCGTGCAATTCCCCTCAATGGAGAGCTTGACCTAGGGGACGGTTATCGAGTCGTGATTGCGGAGGCTCGGGCATGGCTGATGCACCACGACACCGAGCTGATGCAGGTAATGTCGACAACCAACCAGAAAGCTCTTCAGAAGCTGGAAAAGGCTGCCGCCACGATACGATCTAACCTAACATCGTGGCGGGAGTTCGACTACAAGATCCAACGCTTTGGCATGGGACGCATGACGGGTTTTCAACGCCTGCGCTTTGAGGATGAGTTCGATGATTGAGAAGGTGGTGTACTTCCCGGACCCGGACGGCGTGGGTGATGGCGTGACGCTGCGGTTTACCCCTGAGGGCTACCAAAACCTGCGGGACTTCTGCGATAAAGTTGTTCCTCAAGACCAGCTTTGCAGGCGGTTCGCCTCCGCGCTCCGAGCCGTTGCCGATGCCGCCGATGCTCCGCCCCCCAATGCTTGGGAGATCCTGCGCGATGCCGCCGATGAGGGCTGAGTCAAGAGTCGCTACCGAGCAACTCGATGAGTTGGCCCATCAGCTGGGCCCCCCACTCCAGCATTTGGCAGACAGGATGAAGCAGTTTGGGCAGGCCCTCACCCAGTTCTCGCTCGCTCTTGAGGAACATGTGGCACCTGCAAGCATGCCCTGGGCAGCCACGATCGGCCGCAGTCCATTGTCTTCCACCTTGTCTCTGCCAAGGAGCTGTACTTGCACCTGAGGATCAACTGGTGGGGCAAGGATGGGCCGGCTGTAGCGTTGGTGCTGTATCGTTCGATACGGCCGTGCATCGAGAATGAGATCGCCGACCAAGGGGACCGTCGTAGTATTATCGTTGAGTCTCACCTTCCCGACCACTTCGACGAAGAGTTCAAGAATGTCGAGCACGTAGCGAGTCACACCGATGTGGCTCTTCGCTTGTTGGAGAACTCAGTCCTCTCCCTCTGGCCCCAGCTGGCTCACGATCTGGAGCAGTCGCTCGCGCCCCGTCGTGTTGGGGCACCGGCCTTGGAACCCTGCTTCGGGTGGCTCATTGACCCGACCCACCGCCTCGGCGACACCACTAATAGGACCCTAGCCTTCAATGAGCTCAACAAGCATTCAGAGACCGCGGTGGCCTACTTTCTCCAGGACAGCGTGCTGATCTCCCCCATAGAGAGGTTCCCCCTCCCGGTGACGCTGAGTTACGACGTCTACTGGTTCGAATACGATGGTAAGGCTTTCTTGATTCGAGCCAGTAAGCGAAGGAAGGTGTACAGCATCATCCATTTGACGGACCTACCTGACGGGGCCTACCACGTGGTCTGGGGGTTCACTCCTATCGATGCCATGGAGCGTTTCATGGATTCCCGAAGGAACCGGGCCATCCCCGAGACCATTTGGGAGCGCCTGAGTGATGACTAGCTTCTTCGGACATGCAGTCCTTCCCGA